TTATATATAATCCTAACAAATCTCCAACTGTCATATCGATAGAAGGAGGTAAGTACCAATTTATTTTAGTTCCAGCAATAGTATTCTTAAAATACCATCCATTAACAGCATATTGATTTACTAATGAGGTTGGTGGTTGAGAAGGTTCTATACCATCTGCAGATATAGCTATACTAGGGTATACTAATGATATGTTTGTATATAATCCTAGTTGTCCTGTAGGTCCTGTAGCACCAATAGGTCCGGTAGGTCCTGTTGCACCAATAGGTCCGGTAGGTCCTGTTGCACCAATAGGTCCGGTAGGTCCGGTAGGTCCTGTTGCACCAATAGTTCCTGTGTTACTTGATATTAAAAAATCGGGTTTTAAACTAATCATACAAACTCCTGTTGCACCTAAAATACTATTAAATTGACTATCTTCAAATAAAATAGTATGAATAGCTTTATCAAAATCAATGTAACCTGCATTATCAAAATCAAAATCACCAACATTTATACCTTGTAATGCTTGAAAAATATCTTTTTGCTTATTATAAGCAAATAATCCAGAATGTGTAATATATAATTTGTTTCCTTTATCAGTAGTTTCTGATTCATTCTTAAATGAAAATATTTTTGATCCTGTAACAATTCCAAACTGTTCTAATCCTTGTGGGGATTCCGAAAATTCTAAGAGCAAGTCACCTAAGCCAATTCCTGACATTTTTATATTTTAACAAGTTTTTTCTTTTCAGAGAAAATATTATAACCATATGTAAAATACTGTAGATATACATTTGTATATCTTAAATCTTAAACTAACTATATATTAATTTGTTAGCAATTATTTATTATTTATTAATAATAAATGAGTTTACAAAGAAAAAAAAAAGATCTCTTTAATTATATATATTTTGGTTTTTTTGAAGACAGAAATTTTGAAATCACTAGTATAGAAACAAAAGACATAAAATTTGATTTAAGTACTCAACTAGATAATCTTGAGCTAATAAATAATTCATTGAATTTATTACCAATAGATGCATGGGTCTTATGTCAAGTAATTAAAGTAAATACAGACCATACATTTATAGATATTAAAATACTAATATCTGGTAATTTTAAAATAAATCAGGATTATTTTCCAAAAATTATGTTGGCTGATGATGTTAAAAAGTCACATTTAGTATGGGGATATCTTACAGATTTACTCTTGAACACTAATTTAGTCTTAAATAAAAATTTTAAAAGCGAAGGAATAATAGGTTTGGCATTTATATCAGTTAAAAAACTAAAAGAATTTAATTCTAATCAAAATTTATTGAAATTTTTTCCAGACTTATTGCCAAAAGAATTACTTGTAGATAAATTATTATCAGAATTAAGTGAAAAAAAATTACTACAATTACGTCTTACATCCACTGAATTAAGAAAATTAGCTGATTTAAAAAGAACTTTAGTTTTTAAAAATATACCAGAAGACTTTGACTATACTCAAAGAAGCATAGAACTTTATTGCAATATATTTGGTAAAAATCCTACAGATTGCACTTTATGTCTTAATCTTAATTTTAAAGTTAAAGATAGCGAATATGAAACTCCAGTTATTGAATGGAATAGAAATTTAATTGAATCTACAATTAAAATACAGCTTAAAATAAGTTGTAGGACTTTTTGTACAATTAAAAGAAGCATTTATGATAATACTTATAGGAATCAAAAATTAAATATAGTGCATGAGTGTATTTCAAGTTTACGAAACATTGTATCACTAGAAATTGATTTTGACGGTAATTGGCTTATAAAAGATATAGGTAATAAATTCTTAACAAGTTTTAGTCAATCAAATATTACAACTCTAAAAATATCAAATGTATATTTATTATGGAAACCATTTTTACATTCTATAAAAAATCTTAATCTTACAGAATTAATATTAACTAATGTTACTTTATTAGATAATTTAAGGAGTATTGGCGAATATAATTCTGAGGATGAAACTTATGATCCTGAAGAATTTAATAAAGAGTTTATAGAGTCTTTAAGTGGTCTTGAATCTTTTGGAATATCTGGTAATTCTGAATTTGATTCCGAATCTAACCAAGAAGAAGATCGTCCGGAAAACATATTATTAATTAGGAAAGTGTTACCTCTCCTTAAAGATCTTCCTCTTCTTAGATCTTTACAAGTTGAAAATAAGCCTATTAATAGACATTTAAGTGTGGAAACAGATTTTAATGGTGAATATCAAGAACTAGAAATGCAAGATATGGATCATCTTGCACTAGAATTATCAACTCTCACAGAACTTACTTCACTAAATCTTTCTAATAGTAATTTAGATTTTGAAAGAGAAGTTGAATCATTATCTCGTCGCATTCTTAGAAATTTAAATAATATTACATCATTAAATTTAGCAAACACTCAGCTTAATGGAAAAAACTTATCTATATTAATACCAACAATAAGATCACTTCCACATCTTACATCTTTGAATGTTTCAAATAATATGCTTAGTAAAAGAGACATTCAAAATCTTACACAAGAATTAAAACTTTCAGAATTAGATAGCTCAAATAATGTGTCTGACGAAGAACAATAGTTGATTAAAAATCTTACGACCACACTCTGCGCATAACAGGAATTTTACATTTGTCATGAAAACGATAAAGACCTTTCCAAAAGTCTCTTACTTTTGGTGAAATATCTTTGGCACGAATCATTTGACCTATAAAAATATTAATGTCAGAAAGTGTATGATATTTTACTTGATCACTGTATGCGCCTGCCAATGTTAAAGGTGGATTATAAATATCAAGTTTATCATCATTAATTTTATCATTAATTATAATATTTAATGGAACCCAAGTTGTTATCTTAGTTTTTGTTTTTTGATCTGTATATAAATGTTCATTTTCAAGAAGTATTGGTGTTATAGTTAATCCTTCAACTAATTCAGGATTTGTTTCCTTAAGATGTTGGAAGTATGATAATGCAGCTATTGTTGTATATTGTGCATCCGTAAAAGTTGGATCCATTGTATCTACTATACGACCTATAGAATACATCAAAACATCAGATGGTATACTCCATTGATTAGGGTACTTTTGATTTAATTTTATTTCTGCAACACCTATAGCGTTCATAAATTCTGAAAGCTTACTTGTCATTTCCATTTCCTCATCGTAAAAGCTTGTGTACTCTTTCATATTGTGAGCATCAAACATACGAACAATTTGCTGTCTCTTTTTTTCCTTCAATTCGTCTTCTAGAGAAAAGTATTGAGCAAAAGCACGAGATATAGAAATTAATCTTATTAGATAAGATGAAGACACATTAAATGTTGGAATAGATTCAGATTCTTCACTTTTATATATAGTAAGCATACGGATTCGTTCTGACCAATCATTCAAACCAGGAAGTGCATCTTCAGGAATTTTTACCTGTCCATCAAGAGTGTTGATTATTGTATATGAATTTGGTTCCATTTTTGGAGAGTATAAATCGCCACTCCAAACTTTTTCACCAGTGTATCTGTTTTTAAAATAAATGTAACCTTTTTTTTTATTCTTACTTCTGCGTGGACTCCATTTACCTAAATCCATTTTATAATATACAAAATATTAATATTTATTGTCAATTTTTATTCATATGTATTCATATGAATAAGACAACTAATTTAATTTAGTTTCTTAGTTTATTTCTTAGTTTATTTCTTTGATTTCTGCACCAGTCCATTCTATTAGAATATCAAGATCGCATAAAAGAGGATTATAAGGCAATTCTTTATTAAATTTAGTTTTATTCAATTCAATGATTTTACGAAAAGAATTTTCCGATGTATAAAGAAAATCTGGATCTGAACCAATTCCAGCGTAATATATTATAAGAGTAGAATCTCTACCAGATCTTACACATTTCCCACAACTTTGAGAAAATAAATTACAATCTTCGTTGCAAAAACAACACTTTCCGATGGTTTGAGTCATTATTTAAAATATTATTTACTTTTTTATAAAAATTTTCAATTTTTTTTTTATAATTAAACTAATAATAATAATTATTATAATAATCAAAAAAATAAAAATGATATACAGTAAATATATTGACTTTTGTGGGTTTCTTTGTTCTAATACCATATCTAATATGTTAAAAGGTTTTCCTTCATTTTTAGAAAGCACAAGATTATTACAATAAACAACACAATTATGAAGACCTAATAATTCATCATGTGGATCTGTATCATATAAAGATTTTATTTCAGAAATCCAGGGAATACAACGACCATTTATACATTTAAATTTTTCATATTTCGTTTGCATAACAAAAACCGGAGAAATAATAGTTTGTGTCCATTCAGACAATTTAGAAGGAGGATTTGGATCAAAGCTTGGAAATATATTGTTTTTAAGTGAATGAAAATAAAGAGGAATCGTATTTGGAACTGGTTGAGTATATGTTGCAAAATATACACAATCATTTTTAATATTATATGGATCTTTCATTAGATATATATCTGTTGTAATATGGGGAACTGACGAAGATTTTTTGGCACACAAAATTTTCATACCAACAGGTATAGGACGAAAATTTGGTGCAGTTGCATAAAAAGTACCACCGAAAACCCAATTTTCATTTATTTTTAAATCACAATCGAAGCTAACAACATCATTTTTTTTATATTTTCTTGGTTCACTAATGTATCCTAAAAATGTATTTGTATCTAAATCGATATAGTGCCAAATACAATAAGGAATAATATCATCATCAACATTAATCATTTATTGAATACAAGTTTTTCTCTTTTTATTAGAAGAATTTTTAAATATAATATTATATTATTATATTAATAAAATGAAAGATCGTGATAATTGTATTACTGCTATTAACAGATATATAAAAAATCATGATATTATTATGGCTAAATTTAATTCTGAATATGAATCAGTTAAAGCTAATAATAAACAACTTGCTGATTCGAATGAACAAAATGAAAAAGATCATGCTACAAAGCGTGCCGCTTATCAAAATAAAATAAATGAGTTCAGATTGGACGACATAGCTAATAATACCAACTGTGGTTCAATTTCAGATCCTAGCAAATGGACATATGTTTCTAGTGATAGACCTAACATCTTTTCTAAATGGGTATGTAGATACAGATACTCACCGACTGAAATAAACAGGTTAATGAGTGTATGGGATGACGAGAATAAATTTATTCCACACACTATATCACCTCTTCCAACACCACCTAATGATACAGTAAATTTGAATTGTTGTAGTAATAAAATTGATTTATCAGATTCTGTTATGGCAAAAGACGCTTTAAAAAATGTAGATCAAAAGTGTAATCAGAGTATAACTAATAATAATCGTGATGGTGGTAGTGGTGATAGTGGTGGTGGTGATAGTGGTGGTGATAGTGGTGGTGGAGACTCAACAAATAATAAGAATACTGATTCAGAAACATCAACAAGTGATCAGTATGCAAAAAGACGAAAAATAATAGCACTGTGTATTTTTTTGTTTATTTTTTTGTTATTAGCGATTACAGTAGGTGTCTTTTTGGTATATAACTAACAAATTTATGCATTTTTAAAACATAATTCCATTTTTTATTAAAGAGGATTCTATATATTCTTTAATATTTTCTATTTTTATTGTATAAGGTACTTCAATTAAAAGAATTCCGTTATCTCTACACATTCTTCTTTTCATATCATCTCTATACTTTTGATTTAAAAAATCCTCTTTATTTTTATGAAAAAATGGTATATACTTATAATGCTGAATACCATTATATTCAACAGCAATCTTAAGTTCTGGATCAAAACAATCAAGTTCTAAATTAAAATCACCACCTGTAACTGGATTTCTTAAAAAATCAGGACGGTCTTTATGAAAACTTCTTTTAAATAAAAATTGTAGTACTCTTCTACATTCTGTTTCTCCTTTACTCTCACGTGGTGGTTGTCTGGTAGGTTTAACACTATAATAGTTTCTAAAATTAGTTTTAAAATGGTGGTTAAAATTATTTTTCTTTGTCCAAGTTCCTTTTCCACCAATGATCTTTCGATAAAGACCAAAAAATATAATAAACACAACGCAAAATCCGAGTGTTATTTCAAAACCATAATCACGCCATTTTTGTTTTAAATTTGATAACATTTAGTTATAATAAATAAATATTTAGTTTAGTCAATTTCGTCTATAACTGAATAATTATTAGAAATGTTTGCATTGCAAACTGGACAAGATGATTTGTATTTACACCATTCTTTTATACATTTTATATGATAAATATGCTCGCATTCTAATACTGAGACTTCGTCGTTCTTTTTATAATTATCTGTGCATATACAACAAGAATCGTATTTTTTGTTAGTTGTAGAATAAAGTTGTGAGCTAACATTAATTTCTACATTATCATTTCTATGTAGTTGAAGATCATTTTCACTATTTCGAATTGCTATTTGAATCGGATCTAGAATTGGTTCTAAAACATTAATCATATTCATTAAGGTAAAAAATGTATTCTCGATATTTTCAGATTGATTATACCATTCATTTTCTAATATTTCAGAATAATGTGGAACTCGATGTACACGAAATCGAATATTTGACATTTATATTTTAGAAACAAATTCTTAATTCATTTTAGAAACAAATTCTTAATTAATAAAACGGACTATGATTCCATCCCAATTCTTCAAATAATTCTTTACAAATTTCATCATGAAAAAATTTTCTGTCGATTGTTTTCAAAATAATAAATTCTTCTTTTTTGCAAGGATGACGATGTCTACGTAATAATTGAAAAAGTACATATTGAGTGTTGATAAAATTTTTACGATTAATATGTTTAAATTTTTTGTCATACAAATCAGTAAGAACATCAAAATCATCAAGAAGTTGTTCTTCTAAATACGAAATATCATCTGGTTTAATACCTGTAAAATTATAATGAATAAGATGCACATTTTCGTAATGTTTAGAATATCCAAGTTCTTTGAGAAAAATAAGTACATGATTTTTTGTAACATCCTTAAATCTAATTTCTTTATTTGTTTCTTTTCCCCCGTGTAAGAGATGATGACGTTCAAACTGTATTTCAAGATCGTCATATATTTTTTGGTGAATAGTACTGTTTTGTTTTCCTTGATATTGATTAATACAATCTCTAAAGTGAACTTTTCTATCGTATGTGTATTTACATGAAATATTAACTCTGTCAATATCAGTATACGAAGAATTGTGTTTCATCACAGTTTGTCTAGCGTAACATTTTGTACATATGTAAGTATTTACATCAATAATGTCAAATTCTTTTTTATTAAAACAATTTGGACATGATACTTTTTGTGGTTTACTTTTTTCAAATTCAATATCAACATACTTAGAAGCAATTTCCATATAATTTTCGATTATTTTAAGCTTTTCTTTATCATTTTTAACAAGCTTTCCTATAAAACTTACTTTAACAGGAACTTTTAAAATTTCTTTGTATTGTTCTATAAAAGTTACGGTTTCCATAATATAAAAATAGAGTTGTTTTTGTGTTGTTAAATCTTTTATGTAAAGTTGCAATTCATCTCTAGCTTTTTCAAGACTGCTTTTTATTCTGCGACGAAGATTTTCGTTTTTTAAAGTTTCTTCTATTTCATTTAACTTCTCCTTATGATCATCAAGTTTTGATGTCTGTTCCTCAAAATTCTTACGTATGTTGGCATCTATACTCAAAATATCTAGTTCTGACATAGACTTTATTATTTTAGTTGTCTCATTTAAGCTCGCATTTTGCATTTTTGTTTTTAATATTTAAAGTATTTTTTTTGTTAAAAAAAACAAAAATTATCTTGCGTTAATATAAAACAATGTCATCGATCTCTACTTCAAATGTAACATCAGGATTTATTGATCTTGCCACTTTTGACGAAATTGAAAAGTATCTCTACGGTGGGCACGACGCTACTGCTTATTTTGTTCGCGAAACGAGGAAAGCTACTTGGTTCACTCAAGTACCTGTTGTTCTCTCGCGAGCGGCCGGTTCGCCAGCTTTTGGACAAGAATGGTCTGTCGCAATCTCACGTGCGGGTGATTATATGCTTCAAACGTGGCTTCGTATGAATACTCCTCGAGTTGAAATTAAAGATCAGCAAGATAAAACAGGATGTATTCGTTGGACTCGAAACCTTATGCATAATATTATTCGTGAGTGCTCTATCACTTTTAATGATTTGATTGCTGCTCGATTTGATAATTATCATCTTGATTTTTGGGCGGCCTTTACTGTTCCTGAAGGCAAACGCAACGGATATAATAACATGATTGGCAATCTTGATGATTTAATACAACCTCGACAGGTAATACCATCAATGACTCTTAACTTGCCTCTTCCTTTCTTTTACAGTCGTGATAGTGGTGTAGCTCTTCCGACCGCTGCTCTTCCTTACAATGAGATGCGAATCAACTTTTATTTCCGCGATTGGACTCATCTTTTGATATATGAAGACGGACCGACCGCTGCCGCAGGATCGACTGGTCCTGATAGACGCAAGCCTGTATCAGCTGAGTACCTAAAAGATGGTACTCCTGTCTTAGGAAATACTCAAGTGTGGGCTAATTATGCAATTGTATCTAATGATGAAAGAAAGCGTATGGCATGTGCTCCTCGTGATATTTTGATTGAGCAAGTACAGACTGCACCCCGTCAGTCTTTTACTCCTGCTACTAATTCACAGCAATCGTTTGATATTCGGTTCTCTCACGCTATTAAAGTTCTTTTCTTTGCTGTACGCAATACTACTAGTATGGCTGAACACTCCAATTATCTTACCCATTCTCCATACACCGTTATTAGTGCAAGTGGTCCTACTGGTTTTGTAAATGGTTCAAACACGACTACTTGGACACCATTAGGCGGTGCGGATCCAATCGTTCAGACTTCTTTGATTTACGAAAATACAAATCGTCTTGCTCAAATGGGTTCTGATTATTTTTCGTTGGTTAATCCTTGGTATCATGCACCTGTGATACCTACTGAGACTGGTTATCATTCGTATTCGTATTCTCTTGATTTTATTAGCCTAGATCCGATGGGATCTACCAATTATGGAAAGCTAACAAATGTTTCAATTGTACCAGAGGCTAGCAGTCAAGCCAAAGCAGCGGCTGAACTATCGGGAACTGCCAAACAAACATATGAATTTATTGTTACTGCTATCAATAACAACATTATTCGTGTTAGCGGAGGAGCTTTAGGTTTCCCCGTTCTCTAAAAAGCGCCACCTTTTCATTTTTTTATGTTATTTAACATATAAAAAATAATGTTGTAATTTATATTTATTTTTAAAGAAAAAGAGAGAATTATTATAAGAAAGAATAATACAATTTATTTGCATTGACTCGGTCAAAAATAAGAGTTTGTATAATCAAATGATATACAAACTTACGTTAGTAAAACAAGACTTAGGATTTTTCTCTTAAAATGTCTAGTTTCAATTGGATATTTTGGAGTTTTAATTCGGAAATCTCTTTTTCCATATTTTGAAGTTTTAATTCTGAATTTTCTTTTTGCATATTTTGGAGTTTTAATTCTGAATTCTCTTTTTGCAAGGTTCTAATAGTCATTTTTAGGTCATTATCTTTTAAGAAATCTTCTATATTTTCAATAAAAATTGTTAGATTTTTAACTGGTTTATATATTTCTTTTTGATTGAAAAAATCAACTTTATAATGTTTCAAAAATTCGTGAATCATTTTCTCTATATTTTTACCAGATACTTTGAAAAGCCTAATCATTCTCCACTGAGGATATAATGACTCACTTGACATATGTTTTTTGTCTCTCTTAATAAGATTAGAATCAGTAAAACCAATCTTGACTAATCCATTTCCGATATAAGCACAATAAATAACTAACTCATTTGTATACTCACACATTTTAACTTCATTTTCTAGTTTTTCTGCTTCAATATCAATTTCTGTAAGAGTAGAGAAGCTCTTTACAGTTCTTTCTAGTTTGAAACTTCCTGTAGATAATAATTTATGAATCCATCCTGTTACATTAACAGCAAATTTAGGAGAAATCCATTGTGCAATATGAATCGCTACACGTGGGTGAACCCAAGTTGATTGATCGGAATCATTATATTGATTAATTTTTATCAAACTTACGTTTGTATTTTCGTGGCGGGATTTCCCGCCAGGGTCTGTTTTATCAGTTAAAATATCTATTTTTAGTTCTTGTGATAATTCTGTCAAAAACTCTTTTGTTTTTTCTAACCGAAACCAATCGTTATAATATTTTTTACCTGCTTTACAGAGTTGACTAGCATTGATATACCCATCAGACTGTCTTGATATAACTTCTACATTTCCAAGTGTAATTTTATCTTTTTCTTCATCAATTTTATCAAATTCTGTTAATAATTTAACAAGATCTTCTTTCTTAAGGTTATTATATTGAGTAAGTCCTTTATTTCTAGCAATAATTTTTAGAGTTAGCAAAGATATATTAGAATACTCTTCTTTTTCGTCTTTTGAGTAAGACTTTAAATCCTGTTTTCTCTTCTTAATGTTAGAGATTAGTTGTTCTTTATTTTGTTGGTAAATAGTGCACCCAACATCTTTAGAAATTTCTCTAAGTTGAAATATATTCAAAGCATTGTAATCAAGTTCTTGTTTGGTTTCTTGGTTAAATTCAATAGTTTTATTCCAAAAATTTTTGATACGACGTTCTACCATAGCCATAGATCTTTCTTGTAGTGTTTTAATTGCATTTGAATTAGCAGTTCCAAATGTTAATCCATATTTACGAACTTCTTGTCCAATCTTTTTTGGAGTTAGATTTTTCCAAGAGTTGTAAATATCTTCTTCAATTGGAGTATTAACCAACGTAACAAAGTCTTTCCATTCATCAAGTGGTTCTACCGTTCTAGGTACATAAGTATCTTTATCTTGTTCGCTTGGATTATCGATAGCATATTTTAGTGTATATACCCAATCATCTACCATAGATGAAGAAGTAGTACTTCCACCTCCTCTTTTAGATTTTCCTTTAAAAAACTTAGAACAAGCTTGTTTTCCTAAACATTCTTGAGCTTCAATTAATAGATCATACGTTACACCTACATCATCGCATTTTCTTTTAAAATCTTGAGGATTTGTTAATAGATTTGGCATTTTTATTATATATTAATTAGCTTTTAAATAGAAATGTTTTATTAATAGTAAATGTACGAACGTATTAACAAACTTTTTGACAACACAATTCTAATGAGTATTATTATAAAAAAGAATATGGTAATAATATTTACTAAAAGCATACTTTTCTTTTTTACATAGATATAATCTTTAGCATACTGTTGTGAAAAATAAATAATAAAATTAGATGATTGTATTTTAAAAATAAAAATTATCTTGCACTAATATAAAATAATGTCATCGATCTCTACTTCAAATGTAACATCGGGATTTATTGATCTTGCCACTTTTGACGAAATTGAAAAGTATCTCTATGGTGGGCACGACGCTACTGCTTATTTTGTTCGCGAAACAAGGAAAGCTACTTGGTTCACTCAAGTACCTGTTGTTCTCTCGCGAGCGGCCGGTTCACCGGCTTTTGGACAGGAATGGTCTGTCGCAATCTCACGTGCGGGTGATTATATGCTTCAAACGTGGCTTCGTATGAATACGCCTCGAGTTGAACTAAAAAAATCTGATGTTGTGGATGGTAATCCTGCTTATGTTAAAGGAGAAAGTATTCGTTGGACTCGAAACCTTATGCATAATATTATTCGTGAGTGCTCTATCACTTTTAATGATTTGATTGCTGCTCGATTTGATAATTATCATCTTGATTTTTGGGCGGCCTTTACTGTTCCTGAAGGCAAACGCAACGGATATAATAACATGATTGGCAATCTTGATGATTTAATACAACCTCGACAGGTAATACCATCAATGACTCTTAACTTGCCTCTTCCTTTCTTTTACAGTCGTGATAGTGGTGTAGCTCTTCCGACCGCTGCTCTTCCTTACAATGAGATGCGAATCAACTTTTATTTCCGCGATTGGACTCATCTTTTGATATTTGAATCGATTCCATCTCCCCTTAATGATACTAATGGTATACAACTTGATAGACGTAAGACTATAACATCTGATAAGCTAAAAGATGGTACTCCTGTTCTAGGAAATACTCAAGTGTGGGCTAATTATGCAATCGTATCTAATGATGAAAGAAAGCGTATGGCATGTGCTCCTCGTGATATTTTGATTGAGCAAGTACAGACTGCACCCCGTCAGTCTTTTACTCCTGCTACTAATTCGCAGCAATCGTTTGATATTCGATTCTCTCACGCTATTAAAGTTTTGTTCTTTGCTGTACGCAACACTACTAGCACCGCTGAACACTCCAATTATATTACATCTTCTCCAATAACTACTATTACTGAAGGTAATGGTATTACTGGTTTTGCTGGTTTGACTACTTGGACTCCATTAGGCGGTGCGGATCCCATCGTTCAGACTTCTTTGATTTACGAAAATACAAATCGTCTTGCTCAAATGGGTTCTGATTATTTTTCGTTGGTTAATCCTTGGTATCATGCACCTGTGATACCTACTGAAACTGGTTATCATTCATATTCGTATTCTCTTGATTTTATTAGCCTAGATCCGATGGGATCTACCAATTATGGAAAGCTAACAAATGTTTCAATTGTACCAGAGGCTAGCGGTCAATCCAAAGTAGCGGCTGACCCTAAACCTGCTGCTGATAATGTATTACCAGCTGGAATGAATTACAAACAAACATATGAATTTATTGTTACAGCTATCAACAATAACATTATTCGTGTTAGCGGAGGTGCTCTTGGTTTCCCAGTTCTCTAAAAAGCGCCACCTTTTCATTTTTTTATGTTATTTAACATATAAAAATAATGTTGTAATGTTTTAAAATTAAATTTGGTTTAAAGTATAAAAAATACTATAAAAACAAAATGACAATAGGATTGTTAGAAAAAACTATTACTAAAATAAATAGCATAATGGAAACTAAAAAATGTTCGGATTGGAAACCAGATACTGAAGATCCAAGATATATTAAATACAAATGTCATTGTGGAAAAGATGGAAGAACTCTTAAACAAGGAATTTTAAGACCTACTTGGAATGGTTGTTCTGAATGTTCAAAAAAGAAAACTTCAAATGAAGTGAAAGAAAACATAATAAAAATTATTGAAGAAGCTGGTTATGAGCTTGTATCAATAGAAGAAGGTAGAAATGTTAATTATAAATGTAAACATGCGAGTTTTCATATACACTCATCAAACTGTCAAAGAGGTAACTTTCGAGGAGGTTGTAATATATGTAAATACCAAGAAAAAGAAGAAAAAATACTAAAAGAAATTCAAGAACCTATTCCAATCTTACTGGAAAGAGGGGAATGGTATAGTGGTCGTCATCAAGGAGGTATTACTGAAACTAAAACTCATATAAAAGTAACTTTTCACTCAGATCAAGGTGGTAAAAGTAAGTCTTTTAGTATAAAGCAATATGGAAGAGATCGTGCTATGAATTTAGCAAGTAACTATAGAATTAGAGAATCTATTACTCGTCAATTGAGTAAAAATAGAATAAGAAGTGTTAAAGTTGTATCACATCCTGTGTTACCAAAAGATTATGAGTTTCTTGAGATATTTCTTTCAGATGAAAAATGTATGATGTTTGAAAAAGAACATTATGATATTATTAAAGATAAATCAATATATCTTAGTAAACAACAAAACGAAAAAACAGATTATGTTAAAATGTCTAAAAAATATATACATAATATATTTTATCCAGAATTTACAGAAGTAGATCATATTGATCGTAATGGTCTTAATAATTTAAGATTTAATGTTCGTGAAGGTGCTGGTAAAGTTAATGCGAATAACAAAGGTATTCAAATTAATAATAAAAGTGGTGTAACAGGTGTAATTTTTGAAGATGGTTTAAAATCTCGTTGGAAAGCTCAATGGAATGACTCGGAAGGTAAAAAGAAAACAAAGTCTTTTTCTATTAATAAGTATGGTGAAAATGCATTCATTAAAGCATGCGAATGCAGACAAGAAAATCATCAAGTTAAAATTGTTAAGATTAATTCTAGTAACTCTTAGTTTGCTAACCTTTTTATTTAACATAAAAATATCTCTTGTTATTGATTTTCGTACGTTTGCTATGTCTATTTTGCTACAATAACTTGTTTTATGGTAAGCAGAAAAATATATTACAAATTTGTAAATATAAGTAATCGCAAATTAAATATAAATTAAATAAATAAATTGTGCATTTCAACAATCCATTCTGGAGTAGGACGACTTGCTATTTTTCCTTTCCAAGAATGGATATTCATTTTTCCAAAAAAATAATATTGACGATATGCTTCTATAGAGTCATCATCTTTGTACATATTCGGCATTGCTTGTCTTGGTTGTGTAAATTCTAAATCTGGTAAATTTGGAATGTGTTGAGACAAATCTTCTATATAAGATTGACATTTGTGTATTTTTCCGTATCGATAAGTGTATTCTTTGCAAAGTTCTTTGCCAAGTTCACACAACCATTTGTAATTTTCTTTTGATTCTCTTGTCCATATAGAAGATGGATGATTTTTGTGAGTAAGTTTGTAACAAGGGGTGTAACAAGGTGTATTTTCATTTAGATTTGTCATATGATGTGCAGAGCAAAGAAGTTGAGTCGTTTCTAATATCATTTTTATTACATGTTTATCTATGTGCATTTGAGCACATACTTGAGGTAAAATATGAAGAAAAAAAATGTTCATTCTTATTTCTAATTTTATTTTTCAATAAAAATTCAATTTTAATGTTCTAATTATCACGTGAATCTTTTAGATTCTATTGTTTTATTAAATGTACCAATTGATAATAACGCAGACAGAATTTATGTGCATTAAATAGTTTAAAGATAAAAATGTTTGCCTGATAGATATGAATTTTGTGGATTATTGCCAAAATTATATGCATCGTTAGATATTTATTGTACACTCTTTCAAGAAAAACCGAGTTTGTAGAATAAATGAAATATAATATGATTTTTAAAATAAAATCATATAATGCTCATTACATTTTTTAGAACCGTTCCATTTCCATTGGGTCTTCATCTGGATCTAAATTTCTGAATCTATTTAGAAAAATAATCGCATCAATTTCATAGCTATGTAGTTCAGGTGTACTGTTATACAATTTGTCTAAATCGTCATATGAAAGAACACCTCTATGAACCATGTGTTTCATAATTAGATACCAAATACTATATAAGCCCATATTATATCCTCTAAAAATCCAAAATCTAAGAAGATCTTCGCTACTTCGATTTGGTTGATGCATAAATTGTTCTCTCTCAACCGGATTTGTTGGTATATATGGCTTTACTGGTTCTGATAAAAAATGTACAACATTGTATAAATTATCATATAATGATTCTGAATACAATCTTTCTAAATCATCATATGAAAACTGACGTCTCTCATTTAGCTGTTTCATAATTCGAATCCAACACCAATCAGTATTTAGTTCACTATTATATACATTATTATTTACTTGAAAAACAAAATATGCACGAAGTTCTTCTTCTGTTCTACCAGGCTGTAGCATCCATTCTTTTCTATAAAATGGATTTCTTGGTGGAAACTCTAACATTGGATATTCTGGATTTTGTTCGTTGTATAATTCTAGAGTCATATTATCAAGATCAAGATAATCATCAACACCACCTCTTAAAATACTATCACGATGAGTATAAGACTCTTTTTCTAAATATATATTTGGAATATACATTATGAATATATTAGATTCATCCTGAAATGTTTCTAAACTTCCGTTTTTATTAGGAACCTTCCATTTAGATTCATTTGTTAAAATATTTGTATAATATGGTTTCCCTGATTTTGTTGACCTGTTTTCTTTCCAAACACTAATCATTTATTGTATAAGATGATTTTTTTTAAACAAAAAAGTGATTATTACAAATTGGAGACTTGTAATTTTTATATATTTATTTATATATAAATGATTAGCTTGAAAAAGTTTTTGAATAAGCAGTGCTGGGAAGAAAAATGGAGCAAAAGTCATCAAAAGTATTATTACGTGAACAGAGAAAAAGGTGTATCTCAATGGTCAATACCACAAGAATTACTTAATCTTCCCCCAAACTGGAAAGGATATATGAGTAAAAGCAGAACTGATACGGTTTACTATATACATAAGGATTCAAGTACTGCACAATGGTTTTATGACATACTGTCAGGTGAACAGGAAGAAACATCAACTCAATTACCTATAGGATGGGAAAAAAGATCTACATCTTGTAACAACAATTATTACGTAAACACTCAAACAAATACGTCTCATTGGTATTTACCAAGTGTACCAAGCGCACCAAGCGCACCAAGCGCACCAAGCGCACCAATTGTACCAATTGTACCAAGCGTACCAATTGTACCAAGAGGATTAGAATGGACAGGGCAAAGCTGTTATTTAGATAGTACTTTATTTGCTTTATTTGCTGGCGATAGAGGTCCTAATGATTTTGTAACGAATATGTTAACTATGGATCTTGATACAATTGATCCGGCACTTATGGAAATTAAATGTTCTGATAATCCTAGTAAAGATAAAGAACGCCGAAAATTGGTGCAGAAAGAATTAAAACTTATCTCTGAAAGTATAACAAGAGTAGAAGGAGCACCTATAGTAAAAAAATGCACTAACCTACGTGAAGCTCTTATAAAATGTAAAAGTGGTTCAATATATAAAAAACATTTAACGGCTGATTCAGGAGAATTTATTATGTATTTGACATCATTATTTCAAACAGATCCAGTTATAAAAAAGGATACTATATATGGAACTCATAATACTATCGATGACTTTGAAACACTAAAAGCAAATGGAGAACTATTTAAAACTAATACTCGAAATTTTAACTCTTCCGGCTTTATTGATGTAGAATACGAAGTTTTAGAACAGACACCTACAATTCTTCTATCAAGTTTACTAACTAAAGATATTGATGTCGAAACAAGTAATAACGTTTATCCACGAATAATAACAGTTAGGGAAATTTTGAAAGCACCTTATTTAATATTTAATCTGTTTAGATTAGGAAATGAAACTTCCAAGAGAACATATACAGTCACTGAACCTCAAATATGGTGTGGAAATGAGGTATTTTATGAACCAACCATTTCTGTTGGTGATGACACTTTATCATGTTATGCTATTGTTATACACTCTGGTTCTTGTCATTATGTTGCTGTTGCAAGATATGGAAATTTTTGGTATTATTATGATGATATTATAAAAACATCCAAATCCAAATATACTATAATTCAATTCAATAGCCTTGAAGACATAGTTAAAAAATCTAGAAAGGGTAGAATCTTTAATCCTCTAACTAATGGAACTCAATTTTATTACAAATGATAATAAATACAAAGCTCGAAAGAGTTGATTTGTACTCTTAAGCGTTTCATAACAATCTAATAAAAGTGTTGTTAGTCTGAAAACGACAATTTACACTTACGAGTTAAAAATTTTTGTCGCAAATAGGTAGAATTAAATATGAGATGTAAAAGACTCATTATGTTATATTTCGGCGTTAACTCAAAGAGTGGTGATTGAGTTGTTTTTTTTACCTAAAAAGTGTAATTTATATAAATTCATAATTATATTATAATATTTATATATTATAAATATGAATGAAATGGAATTTGATAATAGATATAGGTCTAGGTCTAGGTATAGGTCTAGGTCTAGATATTTGAATCTGAGGGGCGGTGGACCAAAAATTGAACCAATACCAGATGAAAATCCTAAAGAAGCGCAAATTGCAGATAATATGGCCGAAGAGTTGGTATGCCCAATTTCATTACATCTTATGATAGATCCAGTTTTTATTAGTTCTGGAAAAACATTTGATAGAACCTCTATTATGAATGAATTTTCCAGACAAAGAGAGATAAATCCAAGAGGAATACTATTTTGTCCAGTTACTAAGGAACCATTAACAGATGTGTTGACTCCAAATTTACAGATGAGATCAATAACAGAAAAATTCTTTTATCAATATAAAGATGTTCCATATAGAGGATCTACTTGGGATGAGATCAGAAGAATATGCGGTGTATATCAAGAAGAACAAACATCAGAAAAAATTAAAGAGAGAAGACGTATACATGAAATAGAAAATGCAAAAAGGGCGGATGAACGTAAAAAAACACAAGAGCAGCAAGATCAAAAAATACAAGAAATGGAACGCAGGCTTCAAGAGAAAAACCGTCTTATACAAGAAATGGAACGTGGGCTTCAAGAGAGAGAACGTCTTATAGAAGAAAAAAGGAACTACCGATTATATATTAGAAGATTAGAAAGTGGTATAGAAGATTATGAGAACGAAATGAGAAGTCTACAACTTTTATTAATAGAAAGAGAAGAAGAATTACGTGCAGAAAGACAAATAAGACAAGAAGAAATTGCAAGAGAAGAAGAATTACGCACAGAAAGACAAATAAGAGAAAAAGAAATTGCAAGAGAAGAAGAAAGAGAAGAGCAAGAACGAGAAAGAGAAGAGAGTGAACGAATAGAGCGAGAGAGAAGAGGAGAGGTATTTAGACAACCTATAAGACAACGAGATATGGATAGTCAACTATCTCGATCTCGATCAGCAGAACTACGAAGTGATACTTACACTCGAGATCCTGCTTTTTGGGCACTTGTCCGTGAAATTGAAAGAGAATCTGGATCACATCTAAGGAGATGAATATTGAATTGCTTCTAACCTTTTTTAATTAATTTTATACTGAAATGTTAATTTTTTTAATTTATAATAATCTTATAATATAAATATGAAAAATCGGAGTAAACAAAGTGATTATTGGAATTTGAGGGGAGGTGGTATAGAAGAAGAATATAGATCTATTATACCACGAAGAGGTGGTATAGAAGAAGAACATATGAAAGCTTATCAGACTGCAATGTCATTAATCTGTCCAATAACGCACACACTAATGTTAGACCCTGTTACTATTGGTAATGGACATACATATGAGAGATCTGCTATTGAAGATTTTTTTAAATATGTTGGTGCATATAGTGATCCAATCACACGTAAGCCATTGTCTGACATAAGTATTATACCAAGTATTCTTGTACAAACATTGACTAAACAATTTGTCGATTTTTATGAAGGCAAACAAGGAGAAGAATGGGAACGTGTTGTACAATATTGCAATACATATAAAACTACACTTAGAGAAGAGCGTGAAAGAGAACGTGAAAGAGAACGTGAACAAGAAAGTCAAAGAGAACGTGAAAGAGAACGTATTCGAAGAGCTGAGGCAATTAACCGACCTACAACAATGACATTTGATCCATCTTTAATTTCATCGTCACGAAGAGATGAAGAGGAAAGTTTACGTAGAGCTCGTGTAGTGCAAGAAGCTCGAGATGCATTAAGAAGACCAACTAGAATTGTAAATTCTATGAACAATCAACTAGCTCAAGCAGAAGCACGACGTGCTGCACGTCGTGAAGAACGTCTCAGAGAGGAGGCAGAAAGACAAGCAAACGACGATTTCCGTCGCTATATTGAAGGTCGATAAATAATTAGAGAGAAGACCGTAAAAATCTTCTCATTTAATTAATTTATAAAAATTCCTTTATTTGACGATAATCTATGGAGCAACTAAAATTATATCTTTTCTTAATTTGTGTAAAAAATTAAAAAACATAATTTCTCTGTATATGACATTATTAACACTGAAACATCACTTAGAAAAAGGCTAACAACTGTTGCTCTTATTCGTATGAATTAGTAAGAACATTCTTTTTTAAAAATAAAAGAATATTTAATTCGTAAGTTTTTTAATCAGATAATTGCTTTCATTACATATGAATTACTAATTTTAAACTAAATAATTATGATTTTTCATTTCATTTGAAGTGTTTTCTTTTATAAAAATGATTTTTTTACAAAATTGTATATAATAATATAAAAACTTTGATATCAATCATTGAAGCACACATTCGACGCTATACAAAATATATTCATGAAGACTTATCAGCTATTGAAATTGACACAGCTACATATAAAGATCATTTACATAAATCATTTGAATGGTTTGCATGTATAGAACTTAGTAAAAAATATAATTCTATCTTTCTTTCTTGGAAAGACGTTCCGCCAGATTTAAAAGAAGAAAAAGGTATGCCCCGTGATATGGGGATCGATGCTTGGAACATTGAAGGAAATCGTGTAGCACAGATGAAATTATATCAAGGATCTATACAGTGGAGACACTTTTCAACATTTCTTAGTTGTTGTGACGTATTTGAAAATCCGGAAAAAATTCTATATCGTACAAAACAATCATCTGTTTGTGATATGATACAGTTTCGTATTGATAGAAAGATGATTACAGATATTACTGTAACGGACTCTACATTTAGAGATGCGTGTAAGAAAATACAAAAATTAACATTTACATCACATACATTACCAGAAGAAACAATTCTTCGTCCTTACCAAATCGAATCTATCGCAGTTTTGGAAAAAGGAAAAGATACTAAAAAGAATGTGTATTTATGTATTCCGACTGGGGGAGGTAAAACTATGATTATTCTACATAATCACATTAATAATATATCGGAACGATTACTTGTGTTAGTTCCACGTATTGTATTAATGGAACAATGGGGCGAAGAGTGCACAAAACTTGGTATCAAGCCGTACCTTATTGGAACAGGACAACATCATAATATGGAAAAAATTAAAGACGAAACCATTGTTATTTGCGTATATGATTCTTTTCCAAATATATATGAACACAAAGATAAATTTCAGCGATACTGTATTGACGAAGCACATAATATTAAAATACCAGAAAGATATATGGATACTCAAATAGATAATGATATTGAAATAGATGATGATGAAGAACTATCTTATATGGAATGTATTCAATCTTTATCTGATAGTAAACAATCCATTTACATTTCGGCAACACTTGATAAACCTAAAGATGGATCTCTCTTTTATGAATACAAACTTCGTCAAGCTATTAATGAAGGATATTTGTGCGATTATCAGTTTGTGTTTCCTATATTTGAACAAGAGAATGTAAGTAATGATCATCTTGCACATTACTTGCTTCATAAAGAACACGTATCCCATTGTGTGATTTATGCTTCATCTTGTAAAGAAGGTGAAGAATTTACACAAATTTTAAATAAGTTACAAAAAGGATGTGCTGGATATATTGATGCACATACACCATATAAAAAACGTAAACAATTATTTGCTGATTTTGAATCTGGAAAAATACAATTTTTGATAAATATTCGTGTATTGACAGAGGGATTTAATGCACCTCATATTCGTTCTATCTTCTTTCTCCGTATATCAACCTCAGATATCTTTACCATTCAAGTCATTGGAAGAGCATTACGTGTGCATCAAGATAAATCAATTGCAACTATCTATTTTCCTTTCACGCAAGAGAGTGATTTGGAAAGAATACAGGCATTTCTTCATCAATTATCTACATATGACGAACGCATAAATCAGACTATTTCTGAAAAGAAAATTGGTGGATATATATCAATAGAACACGGAGATATGAAAGATAATGATGAAGAAGATGATGAAAACATACAAGATGTATTTACGTTCAAATATAATTTAATCGTAAATAGTATGGGTAAATGTGATAAAATAGAAGAAATGATGAAAAAGAAAGCTGACGCATTAATCGAGTTTGTTAATCATAACAATAAGGTACCAAAACAAAGTGACGTTGTACAAATGATTGGTTACTCTGACTTTAAGGTAGGAAAGTTTTGGCGTAATATCAAACAAGGAAGAAATGCTGACCTTTACATGAATGTGTTGTCAAAAAATAAGATACTGAGTGCAGATTATGAGAAGACAAAAAAAAATAGAGAGGAACGTATGTGTATTAAAGTGATGAGCGTTGAAGACAAAGGAAACTATCTTCTTGCCTTAACTAAAGTACCAAAAACAAGTGACGTTGTACAAATGGTCGGTTACTCTGAATTTAAGATAGGAACATTTTGGGCTGATATAAAACAAGGAAAAATTCATAACCTTTACAGGGATGTGTTGTCAAAAAATGAGATATTGCGTGCAGATTATGAGAAGACAAAAAAAGACAAAGAGAAACGTATGGAAGTTAAAGTGATGAGCGTTGAAGACAAAGGAAAACATCTTTTTGCCTTAACTAAAGTACCAAAACAAAGTGAAGTTGTAAAAATGATTGAATATGGGGACTTTAAGGTAGGACAGTTTTGGAATAATATCAAGCAAGGACGACATCCTAACCTTTACAGGGATGTGTTGTCAAAAAATGAAATACTTCGTGTAGATTATGAGAAGACAAAAAAAGACAGAGATGAACGTATGGAAGTTAAAGTAATGAGCCTTAAAGAGAAAGGAAAACATCTTTTTTCATTAGCCAAAATACCAAAATACAGTGAGGTTGTGAAAATGGTTGGTTACGGGGATTTTAAAATAGGACATTTCTGGCATAGTATCAAACAAGGAAAAAATCATAACCTTTACAGGGATGTGTTGTCAAAAAATCCGATATTATGCGCCGATTATGAGAAGACAAACCGTATGATCAAAATATATGATATACTTGATTATAGTAAAATGAAAGTTGATGAGTTAATATATTTATGCAAAGATAGAGGAATAACAAGATATTCACGAAAGAAAAGAGTAGAACTCATTAGTATGCTTTCAAATCAACATAAACTAGCTGATAAATAAACTATATTAATTGTGTCTGTTTTTAAAAATTTAATTTTTAAAACGTAATTGGAAGCATATATTTTATCTTACATTACTAGAACAATGATTATTGAGTTTAAAAAGGATTTAAAGTTAAATAGTCTATCATTATACAACGAATGTATGATGAATACATTGAATTCTATAACATATATACAAAAAAATATGGATCAAAAACGGGAATATTTATGCAGGTAGGATCGTTTTATGAATTATATGACATTATGAATACAGAAACGGGAGAAACAAAATGTAATGTTCGTGAAATTGTTGATATTCTTGGTATACAATTATCCAGTAAGAAGAAAGATTTTGGAAAGAATCATGATGCTTTGTTTGCAGGCTTTCCAGATTATGCAGTACATAAGTGGGCTGGGAGATTAACGTCAATTGGATGGGCTGTAGTTATTGTAGATCAAGTGAAGGATTCAAAAGGAAAGGTAAAAGAACGAAAGGTTTCACGTATTTTATCACCCAGTACTCACATTGAAAATATTCAGACTAATGAAACTCCTTATATTATGACATTTTATTTTCAAGGAGTTGCCAATCAACCTCCTAATTTTGGAGCTGCTATTTTAGATTTGACAACAGGAACAACGCATACCTATTCAGGGAAAGCGAATGGTAGATCTGATATTTGGTCATCGGATCATTTAATTCAAATGATAAGTGTATTTCAACCAAAAGAAATTTTGGTTTATTGGAAATCTGATATACCAATCGAAGAATCCTATTTTAAGAGAGTATTTGGTTTGCAAAATACACCGATCCATATTCGCAATCTAGATAAAAATCATACTGATAATTTCTCAATTGAGTTGGTTCGTTCAGAGTATTTAAGAAAAATATATTCAATAAAATCTCTCTTACCAGAAAAGGTGTTTTTAGGACTACGTTCAGATTATGAAGAGTTGGCTCTTTTATATTTACTGCAATTTATCGAAGAGCACTATCCAAGTATAATGAAATCATTTCATAGAAACGAACCTTGGATTCCTCATGCAAAATTGATCTGTGGTAATCATGCTCTAACACAATTACAAATGACTGCTATCAATCAAAATGAATGTGTAATCGGTTTGTTTAACGCAGCTATAACTCCTATGGGAAAAAGAGCTATCAAACTTCGTCTTTTATCACCTTATTCTCAAGCAAATGAAATTCGTGCAAGACTAAATGAAGTAAAAGAACTGATGGAATGGCCAGAAAATACACAGAAAAAATTAGATAGACAGCTTCGATTTATGTATGATCTTCCAAGACTTCATAGAAAATTACTATGCGGATTAATAACACGACAAGAAATAGCTGGATTGTTTCAGACATATAATTCTATAGAAAATATTATTCTTCATATTACACCAGACACAATATTAAAACAACCATTTACATTTGAACAATGGACTACCTATATCACATCGTTTAAAGAAAATTTCTCTGAAGAAAAGGCATTACAGGACTCAAACGATATAACAGCATTTAACACAGAAAAATATACTGAAATAGGTGCGGTTGAGAATAAGATACAGACTGTTCTGAATAATTTTCAATTTCTTATTAAGGAAGTTGCAGAAAATGCAGAAGTAAATGAAGATGCTCTTCGTTTAGAATCAAGGGAAAAAGAACCATTTGGAATCAAATGTTCATCCGCTACTTTACAAAAACTAAAGAAAAATAGAAAAAAACTACCAGATGGTGCTAAAGTAACAGAGTTAAAATCTGGTGGATGGTTTGATTGCAAATTACTGCAAAATTTAAATCAACAACTGGTTAAACTAAGAGAAGACCTAAAATCATTAATACACACTTATTTAATTGAAGCTTGTCATAATATATCAGAATCTGGTGAAAAGATTTGGGTTTTAATGGAAGAATGGGTTCAGCATATTGATTGTACACAATGCATTGTACGAGTTTCAAATAAGCTAGGTTTTTCTTGCCCAAATATTGAAGATGTAACGGAAGAATCAGGTTCTGGTTTTACAATTCAGAACATTCGTCATCCGTTAGTTGAAGCTACTGCTTCTCGTGTTTCATACGTAACACATAATGTTTCACTTGGTATGAATGGAGTCAAAGGTTGGTTAGTTTATGGAATGAATGCAAGTGGAAAATCAACACTAATGAAAGCAACTGGTATTGCTATTCTTCTTGCACAAGCAGGTTGTTTTGTTCCGGCGACAGAAATGATATTAAGACCTTTCAAGGCTATCTATACAAGAATTTTGAACCAAGACAATTTATTCTCTGGTCTATCATCATTTGCTGTCGAAATGTCTGAATTAAGAGACATTTTGGTTAATGCAAATCAAAATACATTGGTATTGGGTGATGAATTATGTTCTGGGACTGAATCAACATCTGCACAAGCATTAGTATCTGCAGGTATTCAATATTTATCGGAAAAAAATGCAAAATTCATTTTTGCAACTCATTTGCACGATATTCCAAATGTAATTGATGTAAAATCTCTATGTGTTGACGTATGGCATCTTCACGTTGACTATGATCCGATTAGCAAAGTATTAAAATACGATCGAAGTTTAAGAAAGGGTTCTGGATCAAGTTTATACGGTCTAGAGGTTGCGAGAGCAATGGACCTCCCTTTTTCTTTCATTGAACAAGCTTTAAAAAATAGGCACGTCATTGATGGTTCAACGGATGTTACAAATGCAAAAAATTCATTTTGGAATTCTAGCATTATTAGAAAAGAATGTGAAAATTGCGGGTTGCAACTTAGTAAGGAATTGGAAGTTCATCACATCAAAGAAAGGAATTCAGCAATTAACGGAATTTTAGAAAATGGAACACATATGAATAATATGAGAAATTTAATAGTTGTTTGTCAAAAGTGTCACGATAGCATTCATAACAATAGTATTGAAATTGGTTCGGTTATACAAACTTCAGAAGGTTCGGTACGAAGTAACGACGATAGTGTTAGCGAGGTTAGTTCTCGTTCAAAGAGGAATAAAAAAGCAAAATGGTCAGATGAAGATTTACAGATAATTAACACCGTTATTGCCAAGTTCAAGACTTCAAGTCTTAAGGCAATTAGAGCATATTTAGAGTCAAAACACCAAATTAATGCGAGCGAAGGTGTTTTAAGCAAAATGCGGAAAGGAGAGTATTAATTAAGAAATGTACGAACATTCATTTTTCACACTCAAGACTAATTTTTTTATAACAGAATCAGCTTCTTCTGGCTTTAATAAAACCTGTTTTAAGTCCAGTAGTTTATCCTGAACAAACTTACCAGGTATCAATTCATAAATTTCTAATCCAGGTGGTAACTCTGATGACATTTATTCTTACAAATAAATTAAAACTTTTGTAACCAAAATCAACTTAAAAATAAAGAATAGCTTGTTGATTAAAAATATTATATTTATAATATTTTTCTACATATAATAAATGTGCTGCACAATCAGTTGTTTTATTGCTGCAGTTTTCTTAATTGCGATGATTTATTTTAACATATCAACTTTAAACAACAAAGTTGTAAAAAAATACAAGGAGTCTTTACCATCGGACTTACAAGTTGTATACGATAAGATTGCTAAAGAACGTTTATCAATAAGTATGTGTGGATATGCTATCGGGTTAGTTCTTTGTATTATAATAATATTTTACAATACAAGGATTAAAGGAAAACGTTTAGGAACTAAATCTCTTGTTTGTATAGTTGTAACAACTAGTTTCTTGACTAATTACTTTTATTATACTCTCTCTCCAAAATCAGATTGGATGTTAAATCATTTAAAAACTCCTGAACAGAATAAAGCTTGGATAGAGATGTATAGAACGATGAAATACAACTATCACTTAGGATTTGTTTTTGGAATTATTGCTGTTGGAATCTTAGCATTTGCATTCAGATGTGAATCTTCGATAGAAAACATGTAATAGAATTAATTCAAAAGCGTCTGGTATTGGAATGTGTACTTAAGTAGATAAATAACATTTACCGTGTTGTAATATATTTTTTTGCAAATGTGTGTACATAATCATTTTATTTTCTTTATAAAATGATTACTAGCGAATCTGTATTAAAGCAACTGTGTAGTTGGTATGTTTGGGATCTCTGTAATAAGATTTCTAGCAGAAGTTCTAAGAAGAGCTTGTAGTTCTACAAATGGAGAGTGTAATGTTTCAGAAGAAATTTCTACATATGGACAGTTGTACACCATTTGAAATGCAACAATGTCTTTTGTTTGAATTTTATTATCTGCATTGTCGGATTTTACACCAACTAATATTATTGGTATATCTTTTTCTACAATTCTAATACATTGAATCCATCTAGCACATTCATTTAAACCAAATACGTTTGTTGTGAGTGAGAACATCACAAAAAAAGCGTCTGTGTTTTCCCACTCACGAGCAGCATATTGATCAATTAAAACACGATGATGTAGCATATCATCTATTTGTCTGATATCATATTTAGAATCTTTAATGTTAAACGCTATTTTTCCAATACTTGTAGGAAAAACAACTGTTCTTATTACATAACCTCTATCTTCTTTAACAAATATATTTCTTGAAAGCCTTTCTGTAAAGCATCTTTTTTTATCAAGTTTAGGTCCAACTAATTGGATATTGTATGTTCTAGATCTTGCTAGAAAAGTAATAATTTTCTTTGCTATTTGGAATCCAAATTTTTGCGAAAAATGATGATAAATATTTCCTATATCTCGAGATAACTGATTTGTTCTGAACATATTTATTTATATAAAATATTTTAAGTAATTTTTTAAGTAATTTTTTAAGTAATTTTTATACAGAAAAAATTTATTAAAGATTAATTATATTCTTCTAATTCATTAATAGATGGTAAGCGATATTCATTTTTTGGCACATTCCAAGCTGACTCACGAGTCAGTATATTTACGTAATATGGTTTCCCAGTTGTACTACTAATTTTTTTTATCCATATATTCATTTATTATAAAAACATAATATAAAAATGTATCAACTAAGATTTAGAAAACGCATCACTATGTGATGATCTGGATTAAGTTAGACACCTTTAGAAACATATGTTTCTCTGATTTTATAAGATTCAATAACATTTTGTTCCTTTAAATTTTCAAACGTTTGTTTCAAAAATGTATTCATTTCTTTTTTTGATTTTACTGGACCATCAAATTGTTCTTCTCGAGTGTACAGTTGTATTTTTTTTGATCCAATTGGACATGTACGTCCACTACCAATCCATTCCCAGCCATCTGGAAATTTATCATATTTCCAATATTTTTTAGGCGTTGTGTAAAATACAAATAATGTTTGCTTATAATCTTCTTGATCAAAAGGTAAGTATTTGTCTAGCATTTTATGTATTCTTATGTCTTATAGAGAGTATTATAAATCCATTTATGAATATATAATTTAAAAATTAATTATAAAAATATGGTTTTAATATAAATGTTGAGCAAAGACGGTCTGAAAAAAAAACGTTTTAAAAAAAAATTACCTATAATTACATTTGTAGCATCAGAAATATCTGACGAATGCAATGAATTTATACATTTAGCCAAAAAAATGGATCGAAATAAAACGTATGATGACTGGGAACAAGTTGGAGAGGGTGCAGCAGGAAATGTTTATATAAATACAAAGAAAGATTATGATTATGTCGTTAAAATACAAAAAGCCGATAATATTTTTTTATCTGAAGTGTTAGCTTTAACAGATTTACAAAAGTATTTGAATGAAGGAGGTGTTGGCGTTGTTCCTAAATTATATGCTAATTGGACTTATAAAGGAGATGGATATATTGTAATAGAAAAATTAAAAGATTCTTACGGAATGCGTGCAGATGAAATGGATAATGCTTTAAAAAAAATAGCTGAATATGGATGGTTGCATTTAGATATAGGTACTTGTAATCGCATGAATGATAAATATGGAAATTTAGTTTTAATTGATTTTGGCTGGGCAGTAAAGAAACCAGATAATTTAGAACAAATTTATCCTTTACATCCTTTATCTGTTGCTGCGTGCAAAGCCTTTACATATAATGAACTAAAATCTATTCAAGATTTTGATTTTAAAACAATTTATGGTCATTATCTTGGCGTAAAACAAGATTTAGATGATGATTTTTTTGTACCTTCTAAAACAGAAAACACTTCTTGGTGTACAATAATGTAATAATTCAAAATAAAATATGAATTATGACACAAATACTATTTTTCAAAATTTACTAGGAATTTCCTTACCTTCTCAATGAATATTGATTATACTAACATTTTTGTATTTATTTTATCGAAGAATATCCTTAGCAACTGTTCGATAGTATGTATAATTATCTTGGTTATTTATAGTGTTTTCAAACAATTGTATAAATTAACAAATCTATATTTATTTAAATTCTTCCGCAACTTTGTTACAGTATCTATAATTCTCTTGGTTATTTATAGTGTCTGCAAAATTAAGAATAAAGTGTCTCATTTGTTCACGAGACATAGAACTGTTTCTTATTATTGTAATTACTGATTCAATTATTAACCTCTCAAGTTCATTAGCATTTAAGTTTAATTTTGTTAACCTATAAAATTCTTCAAAAATTTGAACTTGTACATTCTGTCTTTCATTATAATTCAATCTAGAATCACCCGGTATAGGATAGGGATAATCAGAAGTGAAGGGTTCTGTACTTAGAAGTCGTTCTATATATATAAGTTGTTCTCTTAACTTATCGTTCAAATAAAAATATTTGTTCAGTATGTTTGGGTCATTGGTAAGACTAATATATACCGGAATTCTATCACCAACTTTTTTGGCGAGCTCGACTTTGGAGAGACCTGGGAATCTGAGGCTGTTATGATTAAATTTATTAGCTTGTTGTTCAGCTAATTTTTCAGCTATCATTTCTATTGGTCGACTTGGTAATTTCATAAAACCAGAAGTAAGGTCTTGAGCTTTATTAGATGCAAGAGGCATTTGATAACTACGCTCTCGTAAAAGCATTAAATTTGTTAATGTTCCAGGTTGTATCTTACGTTCATTTATACTATTCATCATTACATTAAAAAACTCTGATTTTGCATCTTCTTCAGAAACAAGAGGATTATTTGTAAATGCATATATAGCATCCTTAAACGCATCATCAATAATGTATTGATCCAAGTTAGGAAATCTTTGTTCTATGATATGTTTCGTTTTATCAAATGCCTCTAAATATGATAATAATCTTATAATTTTATTCACGTTATTAATTTCATTCTTACTAAATCTTCTTCTTCTAATTTCACGTAATATTGCTCCTGGGGGTTCAGAACTCAATCTTTCTATGACTTCATCCATACTAGGTGGTGGTATAGGTTGTGTTGTAGTCATATTAGGACATAATCCCCCATTACACAGTTCGGGAATAGTTGTTGATGGTTGACTTAATAATGTATTAGGTGGTTGATTAGATTGTTGATTAGGCATAGATAATTGATGTATCGAAAGTGCCGGCGCCGGCGCCGGTGGAGGTGGAGGTGGTGGATGTGTATATTGAGAAAGTTCAATATAATCATCTTCTGGAAATTTCCATTGGCTTTCATTTGTTGTTGGATTAAAATAATATGGTATACCAGGGTTAATTGTTCGACTATAACGAACAACCCATGGTTGTGGAGGTCTTCGGGTGTCTGAAAATTCAGTTGGGCTTCTTACACGTCTTGGAGAACTTCTGAAATTTCTTATTTGTGACATAATTTTAAATATAATCAATATATTTAAAATTAATAAAAGAGTTTAATACATAATTAAAAATATTACTAACCATACATATTTTTAGCAACCTCATTTCTACAGTATTTGTAAATAGTATCATCATTTAAAGTGCTTGCAAAAAGCATCATAAAGCTTTTCTTTTCGGTATAAGACAAAGAAGTAGTATTTCCTATTATTTGTCTTAAACATTCAACTTGTAAAGCTTCAAGATCTCTCTCTTTACGATTTAATTGTACTAAAATATAAAATTCATCAAAAATTTGAAGTAGTACAGGCAAATACATTATAGCAGGCTTCCAAAGACTAGCCCATTTTTCTATTTGTAGAAGTTGATTTTGTACCTTATATGTCAAAGAGAAAAATTGTTCTATTCTCTTGTCACCAGTAGGTATAAATCCTGGTGCCCTAGTTACTGGTTCATTTGATTTTGGAAATCGGGGGATTTTCTTTTGAGGTTGAGATAATGGTTGAGGTAATGGTTGAGGTAATGGTTGAGGTAATGGTTGAGGTAATGGTTGAGGTAATTGTTGAGGTAATGGTTGAGGTAATTGTTGCGACTTATCAGATGACATAAATTGTACAAGAATAGCTTCTTTTTCATCCATATTCAAAGAACTTCCTTGTAAACTATAATCAAAAGCATTAAGATTAGTTTCTCCTAATTGTTTATATACTAAATATGTATTAATAATGTTCTTTCGTTCATCATCGTTCAAAATTATTTTGCTAAGCACTTGTCTAACTATTATTTCATCCGGTGTAACACGTCTAACACTTGGTTGAGAAGTTTGGGTTGACGGATGTTGTAGTGTTGTCGGAAAGTCCCATTGAGTTTTACCTGTTATTAGATTAACATAGTATGGTCTACCGTTATCAACATTTTTACTAATACGAACTTCCCAATCTGTTGGAAGTCCTCTGTTTACGTTTTTAATATCAAAGACATATTTATCATTTGTTCGATGTGGCGAACGGATAAAATTATTTGCAGCCATTTTATTATTTATAATATAAAATTAAATTATAAATTAATTTTACAAACTTATATTTTTGGTGTAAATCGCATAGATTCTCCAGACTGAAAAATAGTTAAAGTACCTAGAGAAGTATATTTTTGATGATATATATCATTTTCATTTTTATACTTTATTATTTGTGTTTTCAATGCATTATGAGCGTCTAGTACATTATTTATTTGTTCAGGAATCTCCTCGTGTGTTAATGGACTAATATCATATTTTTCCACAGATCCATACTCCCATTGTGATTTGCCTAACCTAACTTCTTCTGCTTCAAGTGCTCGTTCATCTCCATACTCAAAATTATCAAATATAGGTTGTAACTGTTCTGGACAATCTGAACGATAGTTCAATAGTTTTTTTACTCTATATAATAACAATAAATCGTGAGTTATATTACGAACAGATGAACTAATAGAATAACCAAGACCATACTCACTTTCATCAAAATTCGAAAATCCTTGATCCTCTCCGCAATATTTTATAGGAAAACTTTTGCTATTACATTCAGGTATATTGTTACATATAGATTCATATATAGATTTTGAAGAGCCTGTTATTTCTTTATTTGATTCATCATTAAAAAAACAACGACCATAATCAATAATTTTTGCAATATATCTAGATTTAAATTCTACAATAGTTCCATCGTCCAAAATATACTTATAATCAATGTATTTTCCAGCAACTGGTTCATAAATCAAGATATTCTCAGCATGCAAATCATAATGAGTAAACGTTTCAGACAAAGTTGCTAACGGCATATATATCTGATATAACACATATAGCAAACTTTTAGAAGGAAAATTTAGATGCTTTTGTATCATAGAATGCATACTCTTTGCATTTTTAATATGCTGTATCAAAATTGATAAATATGTTGATTTTGCACATGCTACTTTAAAAAGATAATCTATTTCAGTGCAATCCTTTCTTATAAAAAATCTAGATGTTTTGTTTTCTGAGCAATTATTATTGATACCCGAGTCACGATAATTTTGCACCGCATCTTTTCCAATTATAAGAGACGATTTTAATTGGTCGGCGTCAATATCTATAGTTTGTTTCATTTCTATCCAATCTTTGCGTTCTTTATATTGGTACCATCCGTATGTTTCAATAAAGCAAGGAAACACATAACATTGTTTATTTATATACTGACCTACTAGATACTCAAATAAAAGATTATCAGTATCTTCTTTGATTGTTGATTTTAGAATAGCATTTGCTTTAAATCCTAATCTCTCATATGTAAGTTCTTTAATAAAACCATTTGCACCTATATTACCACCAATACTTTTAACGGGGGATATTAAATATTTAAAATCAACAAATCCATTAAAATGTTTACTTATTAATTTTTTTTTTATTCCAAAAGCCAAACAAATTCCTGCATCTGATGTACATATACGCGACAGAAAATTGGATCTTTTCATTGGAATATTTTTTATCCCTTTAGAAAATTCTTCGGATTTTGGAGAAAATTGTGATCTATCTAATTTTGTTCCTTCTATATATTCAAATTCTTTTGTTAATTCATTATATATATATTCACGTATATCATCATCTGTATTACCTGTTAAATTTTTATTATATAATGTATCATACTCTTTTACTATATTTCTATCTTCTAAAAATTTATTAATTAATTCGTTTATTTGTTGGTCTGATAAGGTTTTATATGATATATAACCATATCTTTCAGAAATAGTCATAACATAATTAACAATAAAATCAAATATAGGAGACCGAAATGACTCAATATGAAACTTTTTATTTATTATTCTGATTGGAACAGGATAAGTGTAATTTGAAAATGAATATCTTTTTTGTTCAAATCTTAAACTAGGGTAATTTTGGTTACAATAGTCAACATAACCTGCATATGGATCTGTTCTAAAAGTTTTTTTGGTTATTGGATCATAAATTGATAATATAATTTGAGGTGCAAGATGTCCACTTCCATATATTCCACCAGTAATTCTAGATGTAATGAGTTCTTGATCAATATCAATCATAACATTATATTTATCTTCTAATTCTTTCTTTGATAAAATTGGTTCACTAAAATGTAATAACGATTTAAAATTATTTAAATCTCTATTAAAATTATATCGATCAATCGAATGTTGCATTAAATCAAAAACAATTGTGCCACCGGATATTAATATGTTTTCAGCAAGAGTAAGATAATCGATTGGGCAAAAATAAGCAGTGCATATGTCAAAATGTATTTGACTAACACGTCCCACTAAATATGATCCCATATTAGAAAATACATTTTGATATCCAATTGTATACATATCGTATTGTCTTTCTATATTGGTAGAATCTTCTCTGTCTATATACAAGTTGTATACGGTAGAATTTTTGAATCTGTAATAATCATAATCATTATAATGCATATCATCATACATATTAGTAGCACCTACTAAAATAGATAATTCTTCTTCAATTAAATTATAAGATAACAACTCATTAAATATTTCATATGCATTAGCTTTATCACGTTTTTTATTTGTATACCATTCAATAAATTGTTCTTGATATACTGGATTTACAAGAGGTTTTCCACCTCTTAACAAATTTTTTTTCTTGTAATTTTGTAGTTTGAAAGTAAGAATATTTGAATCATTAATGCTCCATAACGTGCCATCATTTATTTTTTTTATTATTTTACTTGACAATAAAGCAATTCCATCATTACCTTTTTCATCTTTGATTAAACATTTTATAAATGAACCAGATGGGATATTTTTAAATTTAAAAGGATTAATTCTTATTAGTCTAGGATGGATATAAGTCCATTGATTAAAAAAATTAATATGTATAAAATCGGTATCTATATCTTTTAACATTTTTAATATATAAAAATATATTAAAATTAGAAAATAATTAATCATTGTACGAATTAGATTTTTGTTCCTTCTATATAATCATATTGTTTTGTTAATTCAAAAAATATCTCTTTTTCTATATCGAAGTGTGTAGTTAATCCATATTCTCTAAATAATTTTGGCGTATTTGCCACTCTATCAATTAATTCGTGCATTTTGTCATATGATAACCTTTTATATTTTATATAATCAATTCTTTCAGCAAGAGTCATAACATTATTAGCAATAAAATTAAATATATTATTATATGAATCAATATGAAGTTCTTGGTTTATTGTTTGGATTGGAACAGGATAAGTGTAATTTGAAAATGAATATGTTTTTTGTTCAAATCTTAAACGAGGATATCTTTGTCTGCAATAGTCAATATAACCTCTGTATAGATCTTTTTTAAATTGTTGGTTAGTTTTTTGATTAATAATTTTTGCTGAAATTTGAGGCGCAAGATGACCACTTCCATATATAACATCAGTAATTCTAGGTGTAATGAGTTCTTGTTCAACATCAATCACAACATTATGCCTATTTTCTATTTCTTCCTTTGTTATTTTACCTGAATCAAATATATTTAATTCTCTATTAAAATCATATAAAACACTTAAATGTTGCGCTAAATCAAAAACAATTGTGCCACCGGCTATTAATATGTTTTCAGCAAGTCTAAGATATTCAATTGAACAAAAATAAGCAGTAGATATGTCAAAATGTATTCGACTAACACGTCCCACTAAATATAATCCCATATTAGAAAATATATTTTGATATCCAATTGTATACATATCATATTGTCTTTCTATATTGGTAGAATCTTCTCTGTCTATATATAAATCATATACGTTAGAATCTTTGAATCTATCATAATCATGATACATATTAGTAGCACCTACTAAAATAGATAGTGATGATTCAGTTACTCCATACGAATCAAGATTTGCACGGTAACGTAACAAATCTTTATATATTTCATATGCATTCTCATTTAGGTCATCTTTTTTATATGTATACCACCTGACAAAATCTTCTTTGTCAAAATGATATAATATATTTGTTAATTGTTTTCCACCTCTTAAATGACTATCTCTCGAATTATGTCCACGTATTTTAGGAGGTGTTTGTCTATATATAGTGCTTTCTGGAAAATCCCATTTGCTTTCATTTGTTATCCAATTAAAGTAATATGGTCGATTAGGAAAAATATTATTACTAATACGACGTTCCCAATTGGTTGGAAGTTTTCTGTTTTCTTCTTCGTATTTACCAATATGTAAACTTTTTTTACTTGGAGATCTTGAATACATTGTTTGTTATTTTCAAATAAAAAAATAATTTAATTATTTATTTGAAAATGATAGTCACACCCCTCGTGGATTTACAAATGTGAAAACCGACTTTTTAAATCTTCAAGGGTGTAAACGATTTATCTTCTGTAAATGCTTCTTCTAATATATCACCTATTTTTTCTAATGGGCGAGATGGCAAATGTGTTACATAAGAACCAAATGAAGAAGTTTTACTATAATTACGCTCTCGAATGAGCATCAACATTGTAAACACCTCTTGTACTTTTTTTTGATGAAGTTTTATATTTTCCATTGCATCAAGGTAAAAAAAACCTGCCGCAAATACGCTAAAGCGTCCAATTAAATAATCGTTTTTAGCATCCTCAACTGCAGAGACAATAATTTCAATTGGTAAATTAGGAAATTTTTGAATTAAAGCTGCTTGCACTCTGCCTGAAATTTCAAGATAAGCTGCATGTTCGTATTCGGATTATCTCATTTATCGTATCAAAATCTTTAAATTTTTATTTACAAATTTATAATTTGATTGTAAAAAAACTCTAGATAAAGGATTAGAAGCTCGAAAGAGTTGGATTTGTATGAATCTAGTAACGGCTTAATTAAAATTAAAATATTTAAGATTTTAAATGTGTAAAAACCTTAGTTGACAGCGGATGGAGTTTATGTTTTGACATCAACTCAGCAAGTTGTGATTGAATGACATTTAAAATCAGCAAATTAAAAACTTAAACAAATAAATAGAATGTATTTTTGTATGCCAAAAGTTATATTTCGATCTTTTTGTTTTTTGAATATAGATTTTTACAAACATCTTCGGTTTTATAAGATAAACACAAAATTCTAAACTGTAAATGGATTCCACGTTCTAATAACTAATGTCGTGGTTGCCAAGGTTGCCATCCTCCAACAGAACCAGTCCATACAAGGTGGGGTTCTGCTTCTTGAGCATCTCTTGTATTATGTCCAAGAGTAAATGGTGCTATATGTGGTTCTCTATCTCTTGTCTGTTCTTCTCTTGCACTCGTTCCATCACCAAATGGTGCTATAGGTGGTGCTCTATGTGATCTATCTCTAGGTGCTCTAGGTGGTGGTGCTCTAGGTGGTTCTGCATGAGTTCTTCTTTCACTAAATGGTCTAGGTGGTTCTGCATGAGTTCTTCTTTCACTAAATGGTCTAGGTGATGCTGTATGATTTGGTGCTATATAGGTGGGCTGTATGATTTTTCTTCTTTCTTCTTTTAATCGAAGTTCATCACGAATTTGTTTTTCTTCTTTTAATCGAAGTTCATTTACTTTTATATACTCAATACACATATTTTTAATATCATTCCAAATTTCACCTCTTTGTTTTCCATATTTCTCTGCAAATGCGTCTAATATTTTTTTTGCAAATACATTTGGTATAAAATTACCTGTTATTTTTTCTCTTGACATAGGACACGTCCTATTTTGCAAAAACCATTTGGCTATTTCTGTTTTGTCATAAGTATGACCAGAACTACAACCACACATGACCGGATAATGAATCAAATCTCCTGATATTTCTGAAACTAAGTCTCGAAGTTGAATAGTAGCACTTGATAATTCTTCATGTCTCATATCTAGACCACAAAGCTCTCTTATAGATCTTTCACTTAAATAAGAATGATCAGTTAGACTAATTATGTGAAAAGCTGTTAAACTAGCATTTTCCCCAAGTTGTTTATGTTCTGTTTTTTTAATATATTCAATAATAGTTTGTGGTAAAACTGATGCTTGACTAGCAAGATATTGTAAACTCTCATCAATAATACTTTCTGTCTTACAGTTAAGACGACTTGCTACTTCTTCAAAAAGTTCTACTCTTCTATTGATTTCATCCTTAGCTGGTTGAGTTTTTAAAAGTTTTAAGTTTGAATATGTTTCTTCTGTAATCTTTTTTGGTTCAATAGTATTGTCTTTTGTTTCTTTTTCTTTTTCTTTTTCTTTTTCTTTTTTTGGTTTGTCTTTTTTTCTGCTTACTGTTTGCCATTCCTCCGAATCAGGTTCAGATTCAGGTTGTGGTGCATAAGAATGAGAAGTTACTCGTGCATTTTTTTTTCGATCACCAATATGTTTGTATACTTCCTTGTTATTTGAAATTAAACAAACCAATCCTTTAGGAAGTGGAATTTTTGTGCCAGAAAAGTATCTAGATCCCCATTGAGTTTTACCTGTGAATAAATTTTTGTAATAGTATTCACCAGAAGAACTTTTTATTTCTTCAAATTGCATTTATTACTAATAAATAATAAATATTTATTATTTATTAGTAATAAATGCAATTTAACAAATCGTGTTTACACCTGTGAGTTTAACTTTGTATAATTTCAAAAGTTATGATAAAGAATAAATCAATATTGAAAAAGTGTTGGATATATAATTTACTCTTAATGACTTGGTGTCAAAAATTATAAGTCTTTGTTTTTCACCAAATTTTGTAAAAGTAACACAAAAATCACCTTTTTGATTTTGATAGAGATTGAACCATACGAGTGATGACTTTGGTAAGTTTACAACTGATTTGATAGTTAAATTAAATTATAAAAGTTGTAATTTAATTACTGTTTCTAGTAAAACTTCATAAGAAGATTTTTAAACTAATTCTCTTCTGTAAATGCTTCTTCTAATATATCACCTATTTTTTCTAATGGGCGAGATGACAAATCTGTTACATAAGAACCAAATGAAGAAGTTTTACTATAATTACGCTCTCGAATGAGCATCAACATTCTAAACACCTCTTGTACTTTTGTTTGATGAAGTTTTATATTGTCCAATGCAGTAAGGTAAAAAAACTCTTCTGTATATACGCTAAAGCGTCTATTACTATGTCCAAATAGACTTATATAATCGTTTTTAGCATCCTCAACTGCAGAGACAATAATTTCAATTGGTAATTTAGGAAATTTTTGAATTAAAGCTGCTTGCACTCTGCCTGAAATTTCAAGATAAGCTGCATGATCATATTCGGGTTCGTATTCTGTCATTTATCTTATCAAAATATTTAAATTTTTATTTACAAATTTATAATTTGATTGTAAAAAAACTCTAGATAAAGTGTTAGCAGCTCGAAAGAGTTCCATTTAAAATCAGCAGCAGTCTAAATTAAACACTTAAACAAACATAATATGAAAATAAATAGAATGTATTTTTGTATGTCAAAAGTTATGACAAAGAATAAAATCAATGTATCACACGGAAAAGTCTTAAATAAAGATATAGCAGAGTATTTTGCAGGCAAAGATTACTTTTATAATGGATATCATATTATATCATGGATAGAAAAGGCGGATAAACCACATAAATGTAATGTTGATTTATGTCCATTACACCGTTTATACTTTAAAAATAAATTTTTAAAACTTGGATCAAAAATATTGATGTATGAAGAGGCAAAAAAAGTTCTAAAAAAAACTCTTCCTGATGACATTGTGATATACATATTGAAAAAATGCTTTTGCTGAGGAGGATAAAATATTAAAATTACTAAATAATTTTAATATTATTAGTTTTATAAAATGTTTAATTTCCGAAACGTAGAACAGCCACATTACACTAGACCACTTCCACTTCCAGCAAATTGGACTCGTAATTTTAACCATACCGGTAGAATCTACTACACTAATATGTCAACAGGACATAGTCAATGGGATTTTCCTTATCCGGAACAAGAAGAAAGTCGTCAACAATATGACGTAGTAGCAGATGAAGTTTTTCATATAGAAGCTGAACTTCAAGCTCGTAATGAACGTGCTCAAGCTGAACGTCAAGCTCGTTTAGAAGCTCTTTTAGAAGCTAGTTTAGAAGCTGAACAAGAATATCGTGACAATCTACTTGAAAAATTACGTGAAAATTTAGCATTAATAAGTAATAATAATAATTTTAATGAATATAATATGGATATATTGAGTTCATTAACAAGAATGATATTACAAGATAATGAACAACCTATCAATAGATTAACCGTACTCACTTATATATTAGATTTAGAGTCATTGATTTCTATATTAAGAGATAGAAACGTACATTCTAATTTAAAATATCTCTGTGAAAATATTTTTGAAGAGATGTATGAAAAACTAGCCAACGAAAAGAAACTAATTGAAGACGGATTTACAAGGCATAATGAATATGATACTACATATTTAAATGAAGAATTAAATAGATTAAATTCTATATATGATAGTTTTATGTATACTATAAATAACGGAACGCACACTAGATATTAGAAATGCTGGATATAATTTAATTGAAATGTCGGGATCTGATTTTGACAATTAAACAACACTATCATATATCAAAATTTATAAAATAAAAGAAACAGAAATCTTTTATTTTTATCTCATAATTTTGATATTAAACAAAAAACGTTCTTTAGAACTAAAATTTAAAAAGTTCGGAGGAGGAGCAAAATAAAAAGATAATCCAAAGGAAATTTTCTACGAATTTTTCAAATTATTTAGAGAAAAAGAAAAATGTTTTTCCTCCTCCTCCGCCGAACTTTTCGTTTTTGCAAAAATGATTTTGGTGATCGGTCGCCAGATTAAATAGTGTAAAAGTTTGACGGAAAAACCTTTTTTTCTTGCAAAAATGATTTTGGCGTTCGGAAGAAAAAAAGAATGAATTTCGTACTTTTCTAAAATGGATTTCATTTCCACACACACACATTTCAAAAATGTTGAAAAAACAAATTTAATCAGAGAATTGTGACTATTTTTATTTTTTTTCTACTATTTCCAGCAGTTTCCGGCATTTTAAAAATTAGTAGTAAAAAACGATATTTTATACAAAGAAAAATGATTTTCTTATTTAAAAACAAATGATAAAAAATGAAAAGCAAATGGAAAAATGTCAGTTTTGCAATAATATGTTTGGAAATACTCAAATGCTTAGACAGCATCAGAAAAAAACAAAGTATTGTCTTAAAATACAAGAAGCTAAAGCTAAAGAAGAGATAGAAGCTAAAGATAGAAAAGACGCAGAAGAACTAGCTTTAAGAGAAAAACAAATACAATTAACTTGTCATTTCTGTGATAATAATTTTAAAACAAAATACCTGTTAAATAAACATCAAACACAAGCTAAATACTGTTTAAAAATACAAGAATCTCAAAATTCCGAATCAATTATAACATCTTTTGTTACTTGCACATTTTGCAATAAGAACTTTTCATCATCAACTTTTAATAGACATGATTCAACATGCAAGAAAAAAAATCAATTTCTTCTCAATCAAAAAGATCAAGAAATTGCTATGATGAAAATGAAGGCGGAAAATGCTGACGAAATTGCTATGCTAAAAATTAAAGCAGAAATTGGTTCAATATATAAAGAATCTGCTGAACGTGCTCAGGCTACAATAGAAGAAATAGCCAAACAACCTACTTATCAGAAAAACAGCACCAAAAACATTCAGAATAATTTGATGCTTTCAAATCTTACCCCTCTTGATTTATCTCAAGCTCGTGTAGACAGTATAATAGATGAAAAATATACAAAAAATGATTTTTATGAAGGTCAGAAAGGTGCCGCTCATCTTGTACATAAATACATTGCTACTGATTCTGAAGGAAAACCTCAAATAGTTTGCACCGATACAGAAAGAGGTATATTTCATCACAAATCAACTATTGGTGATCATATTGTTGATTATAAGAATGTTCATTTGATTAAGAAAGTACATTCGCCTCTTAAAAGAAAAGCGGGTGCGTTTGCAGCAGAAGAATCTGTGAAAAATCCAACTGCTTTAAAGGAAATAATTAATAATATGAGTTCTATTAGAGATCTAGAAACGAAACCTTGTTTGTTCAATAGAACATTAGCTCAACTTACAGGAAAAAATTGTGCAAAACAAATAGATACTGAATCTTTAATAGGTGAAGATATATAAATAAAATTTTATTTATGATCGTATATTTACCTGTGATAAGATCAAGAGATTAATGCAAATGTTCTCGTTTTGTAGATTTGCACTTTGCATATCATGAAAACACTTAATCTCAAATAAACTTGATTTTTTGGATGAACTCTTTGAAGACAGAAAATGAACTCGATTACTATTACTAAGTTTATCATCAATTTTCTCTCTGAAAACGGGTCAGAGGATCTAATTGATGAATGGAACACACAAAAAAACTTAGATACATTCAACATTATAGTAAAAAATAGCAAGATCAAGGATCTGAAGAAAGAGAGTTTTTTTAAGCTTCTTGTATCTATTAAAGAGGAGGCATCCAAAGACAAATCAATTTATGTTGCACCGTGCCAGTTCACTGCACCGTTATTAAGCACTTTGAGAGCTTCTGACGAGCATGATTCAAACACGCTATTGTTTAAAATTAATAATTTAATTGAAGGATATGTTATAAAAAGACCTTCTGCATATATTAAATCACCTTATGTAGCGGACGTTAATACAAATAATTCGGATGTATCCGTTTTGGCTCATACTCCATCACTCGGATGTTGTGGATTAGCTGATAAAGGTGCTTCAATATTAATGAGTTCTGTCACTAAAAAACAAGATAAAAAATTACATTGTGAATATAAAGTGTATTTATCAGTAATTAAAGAAAAACATAATGAAATGATTGTAGGTATACATCCAAAACTTGCCGAAGAATTATCAGAATCAGCTTTGAAAAATAATATGTTAAGCAGACTTCAAAATGTTAGTAGCTATAAAAGAGAGACTTCTATATATATAGAAGGCAAAGTTGATTCACGTTTTGATTTTACAGGTGTTGATAGTAATGGCATTCCATTTATTATGGAAGTTAAAAATGTTCCACTTGCAGATTATGAAGACATTAGCTCTAAAGATCGTAAGAAGAAATGTTACGATCATCGTGAATACAACTCTAAGGTTTCTTATTTTCCTGATGGTTATCGGAAGAAAACTACCGACACTGTTAGTCCTCGTGCATTGAAGCATATTCAAGAGCTTACTTTAATTAAAAATGAATATGCAGTTCGTTGCATAATGTGTTATGTTATACAAAGAACTGACGTTGAATGTTTTAAACCTTCAATTATTGATCCTCATTATAGACAAGCTGTTAAAGAAGGTATTGAAGCCGGAGTAGAAATTATAACTATGGTTGTTCAGTGGACTAAAGAAGGAGAAGCATATTTTATTAGAGATGATCTTCCTATCACTCCTTTTACATAATCAACTGAGTAAAGTAGATGGATACGATAAAAAAACAAATAATGTATATGAGTTTCATAGCTGTATTTGGCATAGATGTTATAAGTCTGACTATGTGAATCCTATAAATCATAAAACAGCAGCTAATCTTTATTCTAAAACTATAGAACGTTCACTAGCTATTAGAAATGCTGGTTATAATTTAATTGAAATGTAGGAGTGTGATTTTTTATAAAATAAAAGAAATTATATTCTTTTTATTTTATCTCTTAACTTTGGTATTAAGAAAAGAACTTTCTTTCGAATTAAAAATCAAAAAGTTCGGAGGAGGAGCAAAATAAAAAAGATAATCCAAAGGAAATTTTCTACGAATTTTTCAAATTATTTAGAGAAAAAGAAAAATGTTTTTCCTCCTCCGCCGAACTTTTCATTCCGAACTTCAAAATAGTTTTTGCAAAAAATGATAATGTAAGTATAAAAATTTTACATTTTTTACTGATAAAAAATATTTCTTCCAAACTCCAAAAATGATTTTGCACAAAATAAAAATCACGGATGAAAAAAATGATTGTTTTTGAACAAAGCGTCCAAAAAATATTTCATCTCTCTCTCATTTTTTGTGTTTGGTGAGATGGAGAGTATAAAAATACCTAATATGAAAATTGTCTGATTAAATACTTAATTTACTAAATTTTTCAAAAAACATTCATGAATTTTCAGAATTTTTCAGAATTTTTTCTGAAAATATTTAAAGAACAAATAACCTAATAATAAATGGAATGTATATACTGCAAAGCAGTATTACAAACAGTTTATTCATTAAAACAACATCAAAATACTGCTAAGTATTGTCTTTCTAAACAAAATAAAGATCTTTTACATCAACATTTATGTGGTGCTTGTGGCAAAGGATTTACTAGAAAATCTTCATTAGATGATCATTTAAAAATATGTAAAGCAAACACTCCTGTAATTCAAGAGCAACTTCATTTATTTGATCAATGTAAAAAAGACTTAGAATCATCTCTTCTTCGTGAAAAAGAACTTATCACGTCATATGAAAAGAAAATAACAAAAATTTACATTGAACACGAAAAAATTATCGAAGATTTGAAAAAAGAAATAAAAGATTACAAAGATAAAATGTTCATTTTAGCTTCTAAACCTACAAACATTAACAATAATATTGGTAACACTAAAACAACCACAAAGACCCAGAATTTAATAGTATCTGACTGGCGTCCAGAGGTTATACAAGATAAGGTAAAAGAAAATTTTAAACTTGAACATATAGAGGATGGTATTAAAGGAGTAGTCAGATTTACAACTAAATATATCACACAGGAAAATAATGGAATCAAAAGTTATCAATGTACTGACAGTAACAGAGAAGTTTTTATGTACAAGGATGCAGACGGAGTTGTTCAAAAAGACATTAAAGCTAGAAAGTTAAAAGATGCTATCAAAGAACCTATATTAAAAAAGACAGCTGAGTTATCAACAGATGAATGTCATCGTCTAATGGATCTTATATCAAGTTCTAAAGGAAATAATGATGTTGTTGAGATTAGTAATATCAAGATGGCTATTCTAACAAAAAAAACGCAAGAAATACGTGACATTGATGATGGATCATTTTCAAAGGAGATGGCTGTTTTGAGCGTATAAAAATTTTATTTTTACTTATAATAAGTAAAAATCACTCGCAACAATTAGCTTTTAAAGTAGAAGAATCTGTAAAAAACCCAACTGCTTTAAAGGAAATAATTAATAATATGAGTTCTAGAAACGAAACCTTGTTTGTTCAATATAACAGTAGCCCAACTTACAGGAAAAATTGTGCAAAACAAATAGATACAGAATCTTTTGCAACAGAAGATAAATAAAATATTTTTATTTTATTTCAAATTTGTATGTCCAAATAGACTAATTTTTTATATGAAAATAAAAATAAGATTTATGGTGGTATACATCTACCTGTTATCCTATCACGTATTTGATGAGGTAGACAAGGAACTATGATGTCATCTGGTAGATTCCATTGAGTTTGTCCTGTTATTAAATTAAGATAATATTTTTTACCTGGATCATTTATTCGACTAAAACGAACAACCCAGTTAAATGGAGGTAATTTATTATCTGCGTCTAATGAATTTCTAGGATTTCTTGGAGAACCTACAACAATTTGGTTTTGAGGCATTTAATTAAAGTCAATATTTAATTTTTATAAAATGTTTTCAATTTTACACACAACAGATGACATATCCTAATATACAAAAGGCTGAACGTTTTGAGTCAAACATAATAACTTGTTTTTTGTTGATATCATAAACATATCTTCAATTCGGATTCCTCCTATTTTATAATATTTGGAAGGTATAGAAAATGGAATTGTTGATTTGTTAAAATATAATCCTGGTTCAATTGTAAAAACGCATCTTTTTTGTAAGATTGAATCACCATCTGACATTGGATCATGTGTTTCCAATCCAATATTATGACCGATCGAATGAGTGTAAAAATAACGAATAAAATTACGATTAAAATTACGATTCTCAGCTATATTTGAACGACAACTCATTATGCCTTTTGACCATTCTTTATGTTTTTTATCTGTTGATAATCTACCAAATTGTTGTATCAATGTTTGTATACATATTTCTTGTATTTGATTAAAAGTTACATTTGTTGACATAGTCAATTGCTTTTCAACAAAATTAACACAATTTGTATAGGCTTGTTTAACCATATCAAATAATTGTCTTTGTAAAGCCGAATTTGGGTTTATGATTGTTCTAGTCACATCACTACAATATCCAAATTCACTTCTAAATCCACAATCCATTAGAATAACAGATCCTCTCGGTATCCTAGAATTGTATTTGTTATAATGAATAATTGATGCATTTTCATTAGAAGCGATGATAGGTAAATACGAAGTTGTATAGTTTCTTGAGTAAAGTTCTTTGTAGTATAACAAAGCTAGTTGAGATTCTGTTAAATTGTATTCTGTCTTTATTAAATTTGTTAATTTATCAAATAACTGAACTGTGGCTGATATGCTAATTTGCAATTGATACAATTCCCAATCATCTTTGATTACTCTGAGTTTATTTAACTTATTTCGTTCTTTATTATTTATGTAATTTAGTGAAGTAGGTAAGTCTGAAGACGTATATAATTTTATTTTTATAGATGACTGATTTGAAGTAATTTTTGCAATGTAATCTGTTGCAACTTGATGAATTGCCATCATTGTTACATACAGAAACAATGGATCAATGGTTTTGCTAGGTGTGATAGCTGGTATATAAATTGATTTGGTAAGAACACCTAATGCATTACGTATATTATTATATCTGATTTGACGATGATTCATTTATTATAGTAAGTTTTAATTTTCTTTTTGTCTGGTGATTAGTAGATACCATTGTATATTACAATGGTATTAGATTAATTTTGTTATACATATCTTAAAAGTATGTTCTTCACTCTTTTACAAGTTGGTAAATCAATAACTTGTTAATTATTCAATATTTTGATGATTTATTCGTTTATGTCTATTGTTGATCCATCAGAATATAATATATATCAACAATCTTTAAAGTGATTATAATTAATTCAGAAAGAATCAAACTTTTCATTTTAAAATTGATTAATAATTGATTAAATATATAATTGATTAAAAATGTATACAGGAAGAATTTATAAAATCGTTAACACTCAAAATAAAAATATATATAGGTCAAACATACAAAACTCTTTCTCAAAGATTTACTAATCACAAATGTGAGGCTAAAAAAGGTATTGTTAATAGTAATCTTTATAAAGCAATTGAAAAATATGGAAAAGAATTCTTTACTATAGAAGATATAGAAATTAAAGATTTTGAAACCAAAGAAGATGCTAAGATTTGGATGAATGAAAAAGAAATTCATTATATTTTTACTCTAAAACCTCGTTATAATATGGCTCCAGGTGGTTTAGGTCATACAGGTGTTGTTTGGTCCGAAGAACGACGCATTAATTTCAAAAAACTTATGTCAGGATCTAATAATCACAACTTTGGAAAATCTCTTTCAGAAGAAACAAAACAAAAACTTTCAAATGCGCTAAAAGGTCGTATAATTCCAGATGATGTAAGAGTTAAAATTAGTCATACTATGAAAGGTATACCAAAGACTCAGGAAACACGCACAAAAATGAGTGAATCTCGAAAAGGTTGTGTGATGCCTAAAGGTAAAGATTCGAAAAGAGCAATTTGTATTGATCAATTTGATTTAGAAGGAACGTTTTTAAAAAAGTTTGCTTCAATTGCTGATGCAGCACGTGAATTAAAATGTCATAGCTCAGGTATTTGTTTAGCATTAAAAGGAAAACTAAAAATGTCAGCTGGATATATTTGGAAATATAGTATAAATACAGATTTATTATAATCTATTTACATTCTTTTGTCATATTTTGATATATAATATGACAATTTTATAGTATTACCGAAGTCGAAGTACTAAATGTAAAGTCGACTCCTTGGAAATATTGTAATCTTGGAGAGTACGTTCGTTTTCGAGCTGCTTGCCCGCAAAAATAAGCCTCTGTTGGTCTGGTGGCAAGCCTTCCTTGTCTTGAATCTTTGCTTTTACATTTTCAATGGTGTCAGAAGATTCTACCTCGAGAGTTATAGTTTTTCCGGTCAATGTTTTTACAAAAATTTGCATTATCTTATTCTATTATTAATAATTTTTAAATTAACATTAATCTTAATTTTTGGAAGAGTCATTTAGAAACCTATAATCTTATAATTTTCTGTATAATCAAAGGTCTTACTTTTTGAGGCTTTACTTAAAAACCAATCATTATCAAAATTTTCTTTTTCTCTGTCAATTACGTCGCATCCAAAATGTTCAGATTTTATTAACATTGCATAGCCTTTGCTGTCTATCAAAACAGATTCAGGATTATTTTTAGATTCTTCAACTATTGAATAAATAAAATCTTGACCATATACTTTATTTTCGTCTAATGCGATAATAATAGTTCCACATTCTTTTTCTCGTAACAACATTGGAATTATTTTTGTACCTGTACCATATTCTCTGCCAGCTGGAAATACGTTTGCTACATTTTTGATATATTTTGGTATATCGTACTTTTTGGAATTGTCTTCGTCTTGTATAATTATCATAGCTATCAAGTCAACTTTTACTGTTTGATCCAAAATAGAATTTATAAAAGGTTTTAATTTATTTATTTTATCAGGTGTTGTAGAGAATGAAATTATAATTCTGTCCTCAAAAGCTTTTGGTAATGTACTATATTTTTCTATAAGAGAATCTGAATTTTGTACATAGCACATCAAATATCTATTTATTCCAAAATAGGAAAAAAAAGTATAAAATAAGGAAACAAATGTTGATACTATAATGATAGCAATAATTGTTTTACGATTTGTCATTTATTTATAATAAATAAGATTTATTAATGAATTTATATTTAAGAAAAATGCATCAATCAACAATTGAAATCCACAATGGAATAGATGAAATTTTTTCTCCTGATTCATTATACGTTTCCATCCATCTATAACCATTGCTACAATTTTGTATAAATAAACGAATATATTGATTATAAGTTCGTCTTATAAGTATGACATTATTATTTTGTGTACGAGGTTCTGGATTATAATAAAGTTTTTTACGACAAATAGGACATACTTTTTTAATAGACAAAGCTTTCTGAATGCATTTTAAACAAAAAATATGAAAACAATGTGACACAAACATCTGATTTGATATTTTATTGTAGCAAATAGGACATTCTAGCATTTTTAATAACGTGTTATATAATATTTTTTTTTTGAAATTATTCATTTCAAATTTGAACACGCACATATCTATGTTTAGATACTCATCAAAAAAACAATAAAAATTGTTACATAAAAATGACAAGATTTAAAAGACTTGTAGGAATTTTACCTCCGTGAATTAAAAATATTTGATTTAGGGTTTTTGTATAATAAAGTTTTAATCCATTCATTTCTTTGAATATATTATATACATTATCATGCCATACATTTTGTTCTAAAGAATATACTTTACGTACAAAATCTTCCATTACAACGATTATCAACTGGAGTAAATCATATACACTTTTTATTTTCATTCTTTTCTTTTCTCGATTCATTAATTTTGTTTCCCAAACAGAACAATCAAATTCATTAAACAAATATTGTATTCTAAGATCAAGATTATCTTTTATATTATTTACTCTCCATTCTCGCATAACAACATTACGAGTATGAATAATAGTACGATGTAAAGCTTGTAATTTAGCAATCCAAGAAGCTATATCTGTGCATGCAATAATTTTTATGAAAAACATATTTGCATCTGGAATTTCACCACAAGCAATCACATCAATGTTTGGAGATGCAGAAGAAAGAGTTGCAAGGTATTCATAGTAATGAGGATTATGAACAAGACCTAATTCTATTTCTCCTGATATCCAACTAAAAGCTGTATTACATTGCGTACAAAACATTTGATCACAACCTCCAGATTTGAAAATACATGTTAAACATTTTGGACAAGGCTTTGTTGAACTAGATACTATACTAGCACTTTTTATGTCATCTTTATTACATTTATGTCCTAATTCGAGTTCAAAATGACACAACTTACAAATAGATTTTTTACAAGTTCCACAATCGTAATTATTAGATATAAATCCTCTGCATTCACGTGGACATTTAAATATATAATGAACTGTCTTTTTTGAATTGGTAGAAGTTATTCTGCCACTATATGTTATAGTCTGATCTTTTTTATCATTTATAACATTCAAAACTTTTTTTCGAAGTTCTTGCTTTTCTTCTAAAACATTTTTTAACAATTCTGAATCAAAATGTTTATACATACGTTTTATTTTTGCATTTGTTGGCAATTTATGAAGACCTTTTAAAAGATTTTTTATTTCCAAAACTTTTGATGCTTCTTCTTGTGTTTCTGGTAATAACATTTTTTCTTTCTCAAGAATATACTTTCCAATATGTTTATAAACCCATTTTTTGTTTTCTGCATTATTTAAAAGAAATTCACGAGACCATATTTTACCGCAATTCATACATATAGGTTCTATAAGTCTATCTTCAATAAATTTTTGATTACATAATTGACACGCTTGAAAATTACAATATGGACATATAAATTCTGATATTTCATTATTATAACAAATTGTACATATACTCATTTTTTTTATATTAATAACGTTCAGTTTAAAAAATCAAATTTATTTTAAATTGCTAATATATAAAATATGGCATCAACTTTTTTAAAAATTATTTGCTTTCTAGGATCTTTGGTTTTCTTATTAAAAGCTATTTTGTTTATATATATTGGTATAATGTTATACAAAGATAATTATTCTCAATACAAAACAAAAGATGATTGTAATAAATCATCTCCTGATATTTTAAAAGTAATTTGTCCTTTTTGGAGTGGAAACAATTCAAAGTGTATAAACGGTATGTATAACGATGAAAATAATTGCACTCCACGAAATTCTATTTATTCTTTTGGTGGATTTATAGTTATGGGTTTATTATTTGGGTTAATGTCTATTTATATTGCTTCATTTGTGTTTACAAGCAAAGGAAATAATTATCCTAGTGGTTACAATAGTATTTATCCTGGTATTTACCCTATTGGTTATACTGGTAGTTACCCTGGTAAAGATGGTACATATATATAGGTTTCTACTTAATTAAAGCACTCTAAATAAATATTATAACTAACTATTTATAATATTTTAATTTATTCATACGAAACGCTAATTTAAAATTTAAAACGTCTCTTTATCATTAGGATTATCACTAAAAAAATAAATATAACTAATATAGAAATTATAATGATAAAAGTAATTGAAAATCCAGTAGATTTTTGTTTGCTAAATTCTGCCATCATTTTTTTACTTTTAGATACAGATGATTCTAAAGATTCAGAGTAAACACTTTTGTAGAAATTGTCTATTGATATTTGATCATTTTTATGATACATTTTATCAATCCAAATTACATCTTGTCCCGACAAACGAAAATTTTGTTCTGTTCCAACGTTATTTTTAGTTAAAGATGCTGGAAAAAAATAGAGCATTATAGAAAGAGGGTCAAAGTCTGATCCGTTAATAGAATTTTTATCATATTTATTAATAATATTTTGTTTAGTAGTTTGTTCACTCCATCCTTGTGAATCTTTAGCCCATTCTATTACTTTTTTATCGTCCCACATAATTTTTTGTCCTTTAGGATTTTGATGTTCGTGTATTAATCCAATCATATGACCAAATTCGTGGATAACTGTTGGAACATCAAACCATCCAAAATTCATAGTCGCAGCATTTTTTTCTTGTAAATGATCTGTTCCAACTAAAGACCAAGAACCTCCATCTTTATCAAAACTTATTCTGACATCCGCTTCGGTTGGATTGTCAACAAATGAAATATCTAAATTTACAAGTGGCTGAATTCTTTCTTTTACAATTTTTTTTATAGCGTCTTGAATAGATAATGACATTACTTGGTTTTGTAATGGATCTAAATCTTTTCCTTTTGTAATTTCAGACATATTTGTTCTTGTTATTAAATCACCAGTGCTTAAAAATCCAACTTTTATTTTTGACCCAGATGGCCATAATTTTTTTGTAAAAAAAGCGGCCTGCAATTTTTTAGAATCATCATGATTTTCTTGGTTTACACAAAAATTAAATTCATCTTGATGATTTGGAAGAATCTGCTGAATGCAAATTTTCGGATGAAATGTTTTATCCATTTATTAAATAAAGCTAAAAATAAACTATTTATAAATAATAAAAGAATGTCAGCTGGAGGTTTAAGCTATTCAGGTCTTGTCAACCACGGCAAAATTACTTTGCCATCTGTTGGAAATTGGGGTACAAATATGAACATTTTGAGAGATCCGCACAAATCTATTACTACTAGGAGAATTGATAAAGTTGGTGAGACAAATTTTATTACCGAAACAATTGATGATAGCGGTGGAAGAATTAATGAAGCTATTCAGGTGTATGCTCGCGGAGTAAATCCATCAGTTAGCGTGTCATATAATAATTATAGTAATAATGGAGGACAAAAATCTGGTGGAATTGTAGAAGGAGGTGGTAGATCTGCAAAACTTCCTTATCCTATTATGAAAGATGGTGCGTTTCGCCCGCCTATTTTATTACAAGAAGATCTTTTTCCTCTTTCTCGTTTACCCCGACAAAAAACCAATGCTTCCTCAAATTCCGGATTTACAGATTTTTCTCGAAAACTGAAAACTCCTGGGACCGCGGAAGAAACAAAAGAAGTTAAAAATCAGACAATAAAAGGTCACGTTAGACCAACTGCTGTATATAAAATTGAACCACAATCTCAAAAACCATTTGAGGTTAAATACGTTATTCAACCTTTTATTAAAAGATCTGTTGGATCAGGAACTCGCACTATGGATATTACAAATCAACATGTCGGAAATCCAACTAAAGAAGTAAACAATGATGTCAGACATACGACTGCAAGATCTAATTTAACAGATAACCGTTACGTAAATAATAATGAATTTCACTCAGCAAGATTTATTCAAGAATATAATTCACATCCTGTTGTTAGTAATGCATCGTCTAGTAACAATTATAACTCTGCAAATACGGAAGTTGAAACAAACAGATTTATGCAAGATAATTTGAATTATTCTGTTACGAGTAATATGTATGATAAAAATAATTATAATTCTGAGAATACGGAAGTTGAAACAAACAGATTTATGCAAGACACTCTAGTTCATCCTGTTGTCAGCAATATTTATGATAAAAATAATTATAATTCTGAAAATACACAAGTTGAAACAAACAGATTTATGCAAGATCATTTGAATTATCCAGTTACAAGCAATATTTATGATAAAAATAATTATAATTCTGAGAATACGGAATTTGAAACAGGTAGATTTATGCAAAACACTCTAGTTCATCCTGTTGTCAGCAATATTTCTTCTAGAACTAATTACAATTCTGATAATACGGAATTAGATTCATCTAGATTTGTACAAAATACTCTAGTTCATCCTGTAACTAGCAATATTTCTTCAAACGTACGTCATACTTCAATTGAAGATATTTTTGATTTGTCAGATATGCCAGTTCACAACAAAATTATACATGTTAATATTAATGCTCCTGTTTCTGGAGTTGAACAAACTAAATATTTTCACAATGATATTATTTTATCTAGAACTTTGCCAGAATACACAGCTAACACAAATATTAGTAATCAAAAAACGTATAAACAACCAGAATACGATAATCAAATTGAACTTTCTCGAAATACTCCAAAAACGAGTTATATTACTAATAATATAATTTCTCCTGGATCTTCAGATCATTCATCAAGAAACGTTAATTTGCCTCAAAAAATTAACCCTGGTAGTTTTGATATTCGTGCTCAAATACCAATGACTGGAAGAATGCAAGATGTTGATGAGAACAAAAAAGAATCAGAAAAAGCAAAAATGAATCGTATTGTAATGGAAAATAGAAATATAAGATACCAAAAATAATTTATAAAAAATTCTTATTTACGTTTTTTAATCTTGTAAATTTGCAAAATGGAAAGCTTGCAAGAAACTTTCATTTTAGAACAATTGAAAAATGATAATTCTCATAATCAAATAAAAAAATACAATCTGGATGAACTATCTTCTTATTTAAACTTGTTATTAAATAAAGAGTCACCAACTGGATCTGATATGAAAGCGATTGCTTATTTATTTGATAATCTTTTCTCAATTGGTTTAAAAAAAGATTTGAAAGAAAAAGGTCTTTCTAATTTATCAAAAAAAATACAAAATTGTGTAAAAAAAATGGAACAATTACAGGTAAAAAGTAAAGAAGGATTCATATATATTACAGATTTTTTTTCATCTGATATTCAAGTTGTTATTAAAATACCTCAAAATTCGAATAGTTTTAATTCAAAAGTAAGGGAATACTTTATAGGTATTCGATCTTTAAACAATCTTAGATATTTAACACCAACTTTTGTATATACTCTTGGTGCTTTTTCATGTCCTAAACCATCTAAGAAAGGTAAAATTGGTCAAACAAATAAGATAACTCCATATGTTTTATATGAAAAAGTACCAGGTGATTCTTTTCACACTCTTTTGAAAAACGATAAATTAGATTTTAAGAAATGGTTGATTTTATTTTTTCAGTTGCTTTTAGGTTTAGAAATAGCTCAAAGAGAATCACGATTTACACACTTTGATATGCACTCAGACAATGTTATGGTACGTTCTGAAAATGTGTCTACCTACACTATTTCTTTAGATATGACTACATATACTGTAAACGACCCTGAATCTGTACCAGTTATAATTGATTTTGGTGCATCAACAACATATATTGAAGGTAAATATATTGGATGTTATGATTATATTAAACACGGTATGTTAAATTTTATGGTACCTGGTCACGATATGTACAAGTTTATGATTTCTTCTATACGAAAAACAACAAATAAAAAATTAAAAGAAAAACTTATATCATTATTTCACTTCTATCAAAAAGATGACGATCCTTATTCTATTGTAGAAACAGGTGAAGATGGTGTAAATACAGCTTCTGATGAATATTGTAAACGCATTACTTTTTCTAAAGTTGCTAATTACACTCCTCTTATGTTTATAGAATGGTTGTGTGAACATAAAGAATTTTCGAATGAATTAAGTTCAATTATTAGAGTGTCCAAACGGGAAAATTATGTTTCAATTAAATATTCAAATATAATTAGAGAGTATGAAAATATTTTTAGTTGTATAAAAAATGAACAAAATAATCCAGAAAAAATAATAGAATTAGGACACACGTGTCTTAAAAAAATACCAAGTTATGTTATGTGTAAATATATTATTACAATATTAGAAAGATATAATACATTTGCAGAATCTGAAGATTTAAAGGTAAAAGTAACTTTATTGAAGAAAAATATAAAAAAATCAAAATCTTTTTTGTTACAATGTGATTTAGATATGCTTAATAATGTTTTTTCTATTGAAATGCCAAGCCAAGAAGATTTTGATCAATGTGTTAGTGAAATATTAAATATACCAATACGACATCCTAATGCAAAAGAAAAAGAAGAAGCAGTCAAAAAGCTTGAAACACTTTTATTTTATCAAAATGAGTTAAATCATTATTTACAATTTTATTTTACGATTTTAGAGCTAGGACTTGAGAAAAACTTTAAAGATTTTTTAAAAAAATTTAAAACGTCTACTATTTATTTTTTTCATATTAATAATATCACTCAAACTCAGAGAGCAATAAGATGGGGGCAAACTTTATTGGCATCTATAATCTAAAAATTATTTATTAATTGGATTGTAATTAATAAATGAACGATTTTGAGAATATACCATTGGCGAAACAACCAAAAAATGTAACAAAAATTTTGTTTAAACATCAGTTGTCGAGTATATATCAAATGGAAACGTTAGAAAGAGAAAAGCATGTACAATGTAATGATGGTTTTAAACAAACTCGAATCGGAATTAACGCTGACACAACAGGATATGGTAAAACGTTATCTATGATTGGATTAATAGCAAGAGATAAAATGGAGTGGAATTTAGATATTCCATTTACAAAAGAAATTATAAATACAGAATCGGCAGGTTTGATATTAAATCATAAATTTGAAAGATATGATAAAATACCAACTACTTTAATTTTAGTACCTACTTCTATCGTTTCACAATGGGAAAAAGAATTTTTACATACAAATCTTAGAGTTAAAGTGATTGAAACAAGAAAAGATGTTGAAACGGTTGTTGCTGAAAATTATGATGTTGTTATAGTAACAGTTTCTATGTTTAATAATTTAGCAATATCTTATTCTCGTTATGCTTGGAAACGTTTTATTTTTGACGAACCAGGACACGTTCGAGTCGCTAGTATGAAAGAAATAAACGCTGGCTTTTATTGGTTAGTTACTGCCACGCCAGAAGATATTAAATTAAGACATTTAAATTGTACTAATAGTTTTATGAAAAAAATAATCGGAGATGAGATATGTAAAATTGAAGAACAATTTGAACATATGATAGTAAGAAATGATTTGTCTTTTGTTTACTCGTCGTTTAATATTTATCAAACACAACATCATTATCACAAATGTTTTCAACCCATTCTTAAAGCAGTATCTGGTATGATTAATAATACAATACATCTTATGATAGAGGCAGGCAACATTGAAGGAGCTGTTATAGCTTTAGGAGGTAAAAAATCAGACAATATACTTGAATTGGTTAAAAGAGATATTTTAGAATCTTTAACTAAGATAGAAGCCAATATATTAATTTATCGTGATATCAAAAAAGATGATAAAAAATTACAAATTGCTATGACTAATGCGGAAGAACTTAAAAACAAACTCAAACAACTTGAAAGTAGATTTGAATCAATGTTAAAAGATATATGTCCTATTTGTACTGACACTTTAAAATCCCCAATAATGGAACCATCTTGTCAAAATCTTTTTTGCGGAAAATGTTTGCTTGTTTGGTTACAAAATCAAAAAAGTTGCCCTTTGTGTCGTGCAAATATAAATAATGCTGAATTAGTATGCATTGAAAATAAATTATCTTCTTCAACTAATCAAATTTGTAAAGAAAAAAAATATACTCATATAGAAAAAGTTATTGATATATTAAATTCCAATACCAAAGGGAAATTTATTATTTTTTCGGCTTACGATGCTACTTTTAAACCTATTTGCAAAATGCTTAAAGAACAAAATATTACTTTTTCTCTTATTATTGGTAATAGAAAGACACGTGAAAAAAATATAGAAAATTTTAAAAATGGAAATACGAAAGTAATTTTTCTCAATTCAAATTTTAATGGTGCAGGTATTAATCTACAAGAAGCAAGTGATATTATTTTGTACCACGAAATGACATTATCAGTTCAAAATCAAATTATAGGTAGAGCTAACAGGATTGGACGAAGTGAATCTCTAAATGTTCATCATTTACAAGTTGAAATATAAATAAATTATATATAATTTATATATAAATTATATAATTACAAATGGAAACTTTTTTATGCATAGATGGTTGTTGTAAAATTCAAATTAAAGAGTATAAACAGCAATTGTTAGACTCAAAAAACAAAATAAATAAAAAAAAAGCGGGTGTTTTTATTTACGATCCAATTACTAATAAAGTTCTTATTGTTCAGTCCAGAGGTAATTTATGGGGGGCACCTAAAGGTACAATTGAATATGGAGAAACAAATATAGAATGTGCTATAAGAGAAGTAGAAGAAGAAACAGGATTGATAATATACCAAAAAATGTTAAATGAATCTTTTATCATTTGTAACCAGGCAACATATTTTTATTTAGAAATGAATGAATGCGATGTTAAAGTACAAGATAATTGTTTGCAAAATGATGTAAACGGTATAGGATGGATAAAATTAGAATGTTTAAGAAAATGTATCAAATTAGGAAATATAAGTATAAATCAACATTTTCGTGTCCTTTTAATAAAATTATTAGGATAAAATGATACTTCCATATATTATTAATCCTTTCAAAAAGAAAATGCTTTTGGATTATATAAAATTGTAATTAAGTCAGGGATTGAAAATGATTTCCTAAAAGAATAACACCTTTTTTCGATGCAATTGAAATAGATTACCAAAAAGTTCGTTTTGGATTATCTTTTTATTTTACTCATCCGTTTTTTTGAGTTCAGTTTCTAAATCGTCTTAAAATAAAAGTTATTAAACAAAGACTTAAATACGATTTTTAAGAAAATAGACTATTAAAAGAAAAATCAAGAACATTATTGTTGGTAAAATAATTTTTAGAGTACTATTAGTATTCGTATTATTTTGTAGACTATTATTTTTTACATAATTTGTTTTAGTTTGCGGTGTTTCATTATAATTTGTGTCTGCTTGAAGACTTTCCTGATCGTTTTGTCTTTTTATCTCAAAAAATGAAACTGATGGAGTTCTTCCATATTCTGGATATCCTTTCCATTTTACTAATAACATAATAACACATAATCCAGATTGATTCAAAAAATTTGGACGATCTGAAAGTTTATTATTTAAAATACCAGATAATACTTTATCATCATATACTGTTCCAGAATTCTTAATTTTACAACCAATTAAGTAATTATTTTTTTTAGCAAATTCTAAAAACTCGGCATCCGGTTTAATATAAATTGCTGGAAATGTGGTGTTGCTAGTTCCTTTGTTTAGTATAGCATCAAAACGTTCAATTGTGTATTCTGTCATCTTTATATATAAAAAGAAAAGTAGCAATCGCTTTTTTGATCTAAATATAAAATTTTTTTTTTCTAAAAGATGTCAATTAAATCGTACGTAGATGAATTAGAAGAAATTCAAACTGAAATTAAAAGAAACAATATGAAAAATACGCAACTAAGAGAAAGAACAAAAGAATTGGAAAATAATATAAAAAATTATTTGGATGAAAAAGGACAACCTGGATTGAAATACAAAGGAAAAGCAATAATGATAGAAGAAAAAGAGGTTAGACCGGCGAAGAAAAAGAAAGACAGAGAACAAGCAATGATTTCTTTATTTGAAGAAATGGGTATTTCGGATCCAAAAGAAGCTCTTTTGAAATTACAAGATGTTCAAAAAGGAGAAAAAACTGGTAAAACAGTTATAAAATTTAAAAAACTTCCAAATTCTACATAAATTCAAAATTGGATTTTAATACAAAATTTGTATTAAAAATGTAAGCAAGATATAAAATGACAACAACATCGTCTTTTCAAAAAAATCCAGATTTTTGGGAAACAAAAGAAGAAGCTTTGAATCACAAAGAAACGGCAAATACGAATCCCCGATATAAAAATTTTACGCAAGATATATTTCATGCGGGTGATGAAGATCAATTTCAACATTTTCGAGATGCTACAAACGGAGCGTTTTGTAGCGATCAACCTTCTTTAAAATATAATTTATTTGAAAAAAATACTATGGAGGAAGTGTGGATTAAATATAAAAACGTGACAGCAAATGCATCTATTGACACTTTTAGATATATTTTTCACAAGTTTAAAAAAGGTATTTTTGTAAAAATTGCAAATAATAAATTAAGAGTATTTTTGCCTTTTTCAAAGGCAAATTTTACAAACGAATGGGGTGAAAAAATACAAATTGACCCTAAATTTCGTTCGGTTAATGACTTTTTTAAGTATATTACAGACTTGGAAGGTTTTTATCATTTTAGAGAAGGTGGTGTTAATCAAAATTTTAATGAATGGTACGGAAATAATTGTCTTGTACGGTATGAATATCCTCTTTCAGAAGGTGATTCAAATGTTGGAAACGTAAAAAATATGCTAGAAGAACTCTGTAGTAAATTGAAAGTTCCTGATATTGAGTTTTTTATTAACAGAAGAGATTTTCCTATTTTGACTAAAGATGGAACAGAACCTTATAATCATATTTGGGGAAAAACACAACCTTTAGTTTCTCACTCGTATGACAAATATCTTCCTATTTTGAGTATGTCAAAGACCGATCGATATGCAGACGTATTAATACCTACTTGGGATGATTGGGCTAGAATTCAAAGTTATGAAAAAAAGTATTTTCCAGCAACAGAGCAAGACTATTCTGCTACTTTTGATATTCGATGGTCTGATAAAAAACAAACTGCCGTATTTAGAGGAACATCAACAGGATGCGGTGTTGATTTAGAAACAAATCCACGATTAAAACTTGCATATCTTTCGACTCTTACATATCCAACTGATGAAGGTGTTCCATATTTAGATGCAAAACTTACAAAATGGAATCTTCGTCCTCGTAAGTTAGAAGGAGAAACATATTTGAAGACGATTGATATTAATTCTCTTAAAAGAAAAAAGATTGATATCTACAAAATTGATGATAAAGGAAATTACATAAGAGACAAGACACAAAATTATTACAGAAACGATCATGGAAGATACATAGTTGACAATGAAAACGGAAAATATATAAAGAACTATTCTGGTTACAAATACGTAAAACATGGAAACAAAATACCCAATTTTTTATCTCCAAAACAACAATCTAGTTACAAATATATTGTTCATGTAGATGGTCATGTTTCAGCTTTTCGTCTTTCTTTAGAATTAAGTATGGGTTCAGTTATTTTATTAGTTGATTCTGAATGGAAAATTTGGTATCGAGATTTGTTGTTGCCTTTTGGAGATAAGTATAATGAAACGCTAGCACACTATGTTCCTATAAAAGAAGATTTGTCTGATTTGATTGAAAAAATACAATGGTGTCGTGATAATGACAAAAAATGTGAACAGATTGCTAAAAATGGTTTAGACTTTTTTAGAACTTACTTGCAAAAAGACGGAGTATTGCAATATATGCAGAAAATTTTGGTAAATCTGAAAAAAGAAATGGGTACATATCTGTATAACTCAAAAACTCCATTACAAATTATTATAGAAGACGAATATAAAAATATTAATAGATCTTTTCCTACTATTCAAAAAAATATAAAAGACTTAAGTATATGTCCTCATATGGAACGTTGTTATGGTATTTTACAAGGTATGGAATTTGTTGTGAGAAAAATTATCGCGGAAACAAATTTTGAAAACGTTGCATTATTTGGAAATAAAATATTTGAGAATAGTCTTAAAACAGTAATAGTTAAAGAAACTAAATTAGCTGGATTTTCAATGGTAGTTAAGACAACATCCGATTCGCAAAAAATAGAAGAGCATATTCACGAGGCATTTGTAGGAATAATGTCTATAAATAAACTTCTTAAGTTTATACCAAATTTTGCTTATATTTTTGGTCTATATGAAAACAAAGAAAAAGGCTCTTATAATCTTGTTTCCGAATTTATTAATGGAGAAACATTATTTAATTATATAAATAGTGATAAATTTTCTGTTTCAGAGTTTATTTTTATTGTATTGCAACTTTGTTTAGCATTAGAAGTTGCACAAAACAGTTGCGGATTTGTACATTACGATTTAACTCCTTGGAATATCATTCTTAAACGAACGGATAAACCAAAAACGTTTGATTATATTATGTCTCATAAACGAGTTATTCGATTACGTACTTCGTGTATACCTGTCATAATAGATTTTGGTAAATCTCATGTAATACACGAAGGAGTTCACCATGGATTTGTTAATATGTTTAAGATGAGTACAGTTCAAGATATTATTATTTTATTAGTTAAATCGATTGATCAGATTATAAATAAAAAAAAAAGATTAGAAGAAAATGACCGTAAAAATATTATTGATTTGGTGAATTTTATTTCGAACACACGGTATTGCCCTAAAAAATTTAGTTACACTGATGATTATGACCTGCGTGAATTTTTAAAGAACGCTAGAAAATACTCATCTCTCATTTCTGATGATAAATATGAATTGGAAAGTCGTAAGCCGTTTGATCTTGTTATTTACATTAAAAGTATGGTAAATTTCACATTTCCAAAAATAATAGGAACTGTAAAAGATTATGAACCAAGTATGGATAAAGGAAATGGCAGACAAGTATTCGAGTTTGTCTTTTCTAAAACAGATAACGAACGTTTAGATACGTATGTTAATGTTTTTTCTCGTTTAAAAAAATGTACATTGCCTCAATCAAAAAATCTTTTCTTTATTTATTATGCTGCTCAAAGTTTAGAAAATAATTTGACTTCCGTTCGAAATAATATGCTTACGTTTTTAAAATATTTAGGTAAAGATTCAACTTATTACGAAGATATTTACAATGATGTTATAACTTTTTTAGAACACGTATATAGAAAAAAAATAGAAACCACAAAAGAAAAAGATATAGATTACGCAGATGATGTAGCTGGACATTTTAATGATTTTATTCAAGCACCCTATACTGAAGAAACATTTCTTGATCCTCAAAAGATACTTGTTTTGTTAAATGATCAACCTATCGATTTTCCAGAAGATTTATCTGACTATAAAGAAATTATTGAGATTATTCTTCTTAGTAAAGGTACGTATAAACTTAAAGATACAGATTATGAAGATTATTTGATAATTTTTCAAAAATTATTAGCTAAAAGCTCTTTAAAAATGAAAAATAATAGTGCAAATAGAAAAACGCTTACATTATTGGCTAAAAAAATTTATGAAGAAGATAAAACAAAATTAGAGTTTAAACTTTCTCAAACGGGAACAAGTTGTTCTTATGCAGACACATATATAGAATTATACAAAAAATGTATAAAATAAAATTTATATAAAATCTTGTAGAATTTTGTTTTTATTTTCTTTACTGATTATAAATAAAATGTTTGACGGTAAATTTATTGCTACAATTTTTGCAATTGTGATTTCAGTTTTCGCAATTTGTAATTTTAATACTAAGAAAATAACAAGTATTGAAGGATTTTTTCCAGCAAGAACTGTAAAAATTGATCCTGAATACCAAGTAAATGGTAATTTTTATAGCACGCCACCCAATTTTCAATTAAACCCATCTTTCCGGATGCAAAATGCGACTTTATCCCCATATACAAGGCACCATTTGCAAACTAACCCTAATGCACGTGCTAATATGGCAACTCCTCAGTTAAAACCTACAGACTTTGCAACTATGGCACGTGAAAATTTTACTCACGAAAATTCGTATAAAGAGCAAAGTCACTCTGCTGGTGATTTTAAAACTCTTGTTCCCGATTATTCAACCGCAACTCTTCCACCGCAAAATATGTCCACTATTAACACAATTGGTGAAAATGGAGAAGAAGTTCAAGCAGTTGTTTACGATCGTTTAATTTTTGCTAATCGAAATAGCAATCATCGTCGTCACGGAGACAAAATTAGAGGTGATTTACCTATTGCTCCTCGTAAATGTGGTCTGTGGGATCCATCAGTCAATCCACATATTGATCTTGAACCAGGAGCCATAAACGTAATAGCTGGTATTGGAAATGAAACGTCAAATGAAATGGCTACCTTTTTGAATGGTTATAATAAATCATCTATTGTAGCGGGTGTTGATATGACTTCACCTGATTCATTAGCTTCGATAAAAAATATACAGAGCCTTTCGAATTTTTCCACATTGCAAGTTAGTGCTTTTTAAAATAATTTAAAAGATTGATTATAAATATATAGTCTTAGCAAATGTTTATGATGAGCTCGACTATAAAAGTCTAGGAGTATATTAACATTTTGCAAAGGCTGATAATTTATTTATTACCTATTTTGGTAATAAATACTGGATTATCATTTTTTTATAAAAAAAGAATAATCTAAAAAGAACAATCTTAAATAAAATGAGCACTTCATCTAAAAAAATTGTACTTAAAAAGCTTGTGTCACATAATACTATTTGGCACCCCGAATCAACTCTTGTTTTCAAATCTCAAAAAGATAAGCTTGTGATTGGCAGATACGTAAATGATGAAATTATCCCATTAGATGATAATGCATTGCAATTATGTGAATTGTGGAAATTTAAACCAGATGAATCTCTTATTGACGAGCAAGAAGATGATCAAGAAAACAATCAAGGTGATGATCAAGAAGATGAACAAGAAGATGATCAAGAAGACGATGAACATAAAAACAATCAAGAAGACGAAGTTAAGAGCGAAGTTAAGAGCGAAGTTAAGAGCGAAGTTAAGAGCGAAGTTAAGAGCGAAGTTAAGAGCGAAGTTAAGAGCGAAGTTAAGAGCGAAGTTAAGAGCGAAGTTAAGAGCGAAGTTAAGAGCGAAGTTAAGAGCGAAGATAAGAACGAAGATTGGGATGATGTAAAAAATTTGGAAAATATAACAGAAACTTTTAATTCTCAAATGTACACATGTTTTAAAAATTTGTTACACGAGAAAAGATGTTTATCTGATCAATTAAATCAAAAAGAAGTTGAACTTGATGATTTACAAAAGAAATATGATGATTTTAAGAAAAAGTTTGACGTTATGAAATCTCTTTTTAATTAAAATAGAGAAGTGTTTAATTTTTAAACAAAATGTTTAAAAAATAAGTGTTTAATCAGACTCTTCGCTAGCCGAAGAATAATCGTTTTCGCGATTAAATTTTTTGGTTCCAGTTTTTTTAGTGTTATCTGATTTATTTTTTAAAGTTGGTTTAGAAGACGATTTTGTCTCTTTTTGAGAAGAAATATATTGTTTAATGAGCTGTTTTTGACTACGTTCGACCATTGTTTTTATACGAGACTTTAATTGTTCCGACACTTTATCAACTAGTTTATCAATTTCTTCATTTATATCGAAATTACTCATTTTGTCGTTATAAAAATTTAGTCTTTAGACTAAGATGATCTTTGTAAAAAGCTCAAATATTTAGACTTAAATTAATATGTAACTTTTTTGTTTTATCTTAAAAAAAGTAATATTATTATAAAATGAAAGTTTATTTAAGATGGACAAAATCTTCAAGATGTTCATTTCCATTTGTTTTTGATGTTTCAGAAGACACAACAGTATCTCAAATTTGCAATATGGTAATGCAAGAGAATAATCGTAATAATAATAATCCAACATTTTCTATTGTTAAATTACGTGATAATAATATATTTGTAAATGACTCACAAGTCATTAGTAGTTTTCCTCCGTTTTATGGTGCTTATTATTTTGATTTTGATGCTGAAATAATTTAATAAAATGAACGCTTCTTCTAAATGTAATGTAACAAATCTTTACGATGTGTTAGATCAATATATTGATAATCGAACGGTATAGGTAATTTTTAAATTGAACCAGCTGTCTTTTTTATTCCTTTGTTTAATTCTTTTTTTAATTCTTTTTTTGGACTTGTACTTGTTCTTTTTACTTTTACAATTTTTGTATTAGACGATTTTTCGTATTCATGATAATAATCATTCGGACTCCTTTTTACACCAAAAGCGTTCATAATGTATTCTGTATTTTCTGTGAATTTTATACTTGGTTTTTTAGAACGAAACATTACATTACATCCCCAATTTTTCTTAACGTCTTTTACAATTACACCAAGATTTGGATCTTTTTCTGGAGGCCATTGAGAAAATAATGGTTGCATAGTCCACTTCTTATGCGACACAGTATCACGAGCCTGGTCTTTACTTTTCATATTTACGCAGTTACTAGGTTTTTTTTCATCTTCTAATTCCGCTTCTCCTATATCTGCTAATAATTCAAAACCATTTTGTGTAAGAAATTTTCTATATTTTGCAGAGTGCCCATTTCCTGCATATATAATTATGTTGCGTGCTTCGTCTGGTTCATCCGTACTACGTCTTTTTTCTTCATTTTGTGAATTCAAATCAAATTTTTTAAATATACGTGCAAGAAGATAAGCGTCAATTACTGATGCATTTGCAGATGCTACTAAATGAATTAGCGACTCGAAATTTTCTATAAGGTCTAAATCTCTTGATGGATTTCTATTTATGAATTTACTATTATCCATAATTAATTTAGCAATAATATTTATTAATTCACAACAAGGTGTACATGGATATACATCGTTTTTTATTTTTTTTTGCAATTCTAATTTCATTTCAGATTTGATAAATGTTTGAATTTTTTCTCCAATATTGTAATTATCTCCAAGATGCTTAAACTCTTTTGTTGTATAATGATTCTTTAATAACATACCGTGCCAAAATTGAAAATAAGGTGAATCTTCATTATCATTTATTTCTAATAAAAATCCATTCATAATTCCTTCGTATTTTTTTGTCATTTGAATAAGTTTATACGCAAAATGGTATGCTTGTAGACTGTTAATATCTTGAATATGAGGGTATTGTTTTATAATATGAAAATATTCAGATATAAAATGTGATACAGGGTCTGGTCCTGTTTGTTCGTGATCCTGTTCAATTGATCTAACATCAAAATAATGAATTCGAGAACGAGAACATATTGGTTTATTTTTTTCGGTATCGCGTTCAGATGCATTTATGCATGATGAAAATGTTGTTGCAATCTTAACTAATCTATTATTTGAATCATCAAGTTCTGATAAAGTCCTGGTATAGTTATAACCTTTATATCCTTCAAACTCAACAAGCACATCTAAAAAACAATCGGTTATTTCTATCAACTCTTTTAAAAAATTTTCTATTAGTTTTTCAGATTTCTTTTCTTTAAAATTGTTACAATCAGTTTCATCTGAATGTGTTTCACCAAATATATATATAAGTTTTTGATAATACTCACTCCAATGACATGTAAAATTAAAAGGCCCACCTATATAAGCAGGTAACAAATTTTGTCTTCTACTCTCTAAATTAGGATTATAATGACTCTTAATAAGTTCTTTTAAAACGATCCTTTCTTTGTCTTTTTGTTTATTTGTCGTCGCACATATTTCTGCTTTCTTTTGTGCTTCATTTAGTAAAGCTTCTTGCATATGTAAATCCATCTTACCAAGAATTGTTGTGTTATAAGTATTTATCAATTGTGAACAAAGAAGTAGATTTAATGGTTCAAAAGGTTTATGAGTATCCATATGAGTATCTATTTGAGTATCCATATGATCATCTTCCATATGAACATCTTCCATTTATTTATCTTACTTATAAAAATTTTAAATATAAACTTTCAACTCTTGAATTAAAAAGATAATTTTCTACTTAAAATGAAATAAAGACTATTGGTAACATATGACATCTGAGAAGTTAGAAGAGAATAAAAGATTCTCTATTGACAAATATGAACTTGAAAAGATGTTTGCAGAATCTGAAAAAAACTTGTCTGAAAAGCTCAATGAAATTCACATAGATATAAAACGTCTTATTGAAATGCTTGAACCTGTTCACTCTCACGCAGAGTGGGTTGACGGCTTGCGTACACGTTTACATAATATAGGTTTGATGCGAAACACTTCACGAATCGAATAATTAAATTTGATTTCAAAAAAAATTATTTATATAAAAAGAAAAATGTCTACCGAAAATATATTTGAGATGAATATGTCTCTAAATTGCAAATCAGATTCAAAGATATATGAACTACGTGAAGACCTGAGAGAATGTTTGGAGTTGTTAAACAATTTTTTTAATAATAAAAATAAAGAGGTATCTCAGGTTTACGAGATTTTATATAATTTTAAAAATAGTTTTTATCCTTACAAACAAAAATTTTCTACTATTTGCACTGATATTCAAGATTCAATTATATTGACAGATGACGAAATAGATGAAATTTTAGGTGGAATGGAATTTGATATGCAAAATATATTTTTTTCAAACGATGAAATTTTTGAAGACTTGATAGAAGTTTTAGGAGACGATGAAAAAACAGCTCTTCTTTTAAAAGAGAGTCAAGATAGTATAACGAATCAATTTGAGTCATTTGATAAAAAACTCACAGAGCTTTATGAAAAAATTAATATGTAAATTTTATTTAAATTGTTATTTAAATAAATAATGAACGTTAGGGCAAAATCTCCTACGCGTAGATCTAGATCTAGACTACTTAAACGTAAGTCTCCTAAACGTAAGTCTCCTAATCGTAAATCTCCTAAACGTAAGTCTCCTAATCGTAAATCTCCTACACGTAGATCTCCTACACGTAGATCTCCTAAACGTAAGTCTCCTAAACGTAAATCTCCTAAACGTAGATCTCCTAAACGTAGATCTCCTAAACGTGGTTCTCCTAAACGTAAATCTCCTAAACGTAGATCTCCTAAACGTGGTTCTCCTAAACGTAAATCTAGGTCTCGTCATAATATGTTAAAAGGAGGAACAAAGGAAGAGAAGAGATGTGACTTGTGTCATGAATATGTAGCAGAAAAAGATGGTGTAGAGGGTACAGGAAAAAATCGTATAGGTTTCTGGATACACAACAAAGATAACGAAGCTTTCTGTAAAGAGACTGTACACAAAAAAAAAATGGCGCACGAACTTAAAGAAAGAGTGAATGCAGAAATTATAAAAAGAGCGAGAGCCAAAGCTGTTGCTATGGAAAATTATAAGGATAAAAAAAAATACCAAAATGCTATAGAAAAGGTAAGACGTGAAATGGAAATTGAAAATGAGAGAGTCGACGCATTGTCTGATCATGATCAAGAGCGTGAAGAAAGTGGTGATTTTTTTCCAATTCCTCATCCTGAAACTCAAGAACAAGCAAAAATAATTTTCGACGAAAGACGTAATCGTTATGCATATAGAAAAAATCAAACCGAAAAAACAAACCGAGAGATTAAAAATTTACGAGATTTAATGCTATATGATGAATCTACACAAAAAGTACTTATTGTTTACAGTGTAGCCTCAATTAATAAAACAAATCCAAGATGGACAATACCAAATCCATATAGCATTGAAATTCACTGTACAACATTTAGACCTGAAAATAATACGAATGAGCCTCCTCAAAATTTTTACGGTCATGTTTCATTAAATATACACAGAGGTATAGACGAAGATACTAATACAATTAATTCAGAAAATTATCATTACGGAATATATAATAAAGATGGTAAAATAACGAGTTTCACTAGACAATTTTGGTCAAACAAAAAACTAATTACAAAACCGGAAAAACTTATTTTTATAGATGATGGTAAAAATTCTCACCTTGCGTTTCTTTTTCCAACCATATCTGCAGGAGATTTAATGATACAATATTATAACTGGTGTATTAGAACTTGTCCTGAAAGTGTTATACCGTTTTCACTTGATAGAGACACTTTTAAAAGATTAACTCGTTGGGGTTTTGAGCCCCCGCACCCATAAAAATGTTATTATATTTCATTTATTATATAATAAATGAATGTTCTTGGTACAAATTTAAAATTATGTGGTTCAAATCCTTTAACAGAAAAGGATATGATAAAGCTAGTCATCTTGTTTGTGCAATAGTAACAAAATAATTTCTTGATAAGAAATGGATTTCGGGGATTAAAACCAAGTGATAGGTTGTGTTTATAGAAGCATATAAGAACTATGTTGCACCATTAGTTGATTTATACTGCACTCATTCGGGTGTATTACATATTACTTAGATATCCAATTTGAACGAATATACTTTACTTAAAAAATGCATTTTCAAATAAAATTATATTAATAAATGGAAAATTTAAGAAAAATATTCTTAGAACAAATCAACAAATATACTGATACTTTTAATAATTTGTCTAGTTGCTTGTTAAATTCTATTATGTTACGTGATACTTTATCCGGATTGCAACAAATTAATCCAACATATACCCGTACTAACACAAAACAATTTTTATCTCATTATATAGTGTATTACTTTCCAAATGAAGTTTTTGGTGAAACAAATCTTATTGCTGAACGTCTATTTGAAGCATCCAAAATGCTTTATAATACTCATCTTAAAAAAGAATCTTCGAGTATTGAATTTGTAAATGCATTAAATGAGTATACAATATCTCTTATTGAATGGCAAAAATTTGATAAAGAACAGCTGATTGGAACATATCGTGACGCATATCGTTTGTTATCTGAAATTAAAGTATCTTCTCCAATTGAAATACAAGAACCAATTGAAAAACTTGAAAATACTCTTAATAAACATACATCTCAAATTTTTGGAAAGGATGCAAAAAAGATATTAAACAATGAAGAAGAAACAAGTAAAAATATTTTACAAGAAGATACATTACGTATAGAAAAATTTGTATACGATTCTTTGCACGATTTATATTGGCAAGATATAGCAAAACAATTAGAAGAGAATTGTTTTGATAACTTATGCACTGTGATAGAAGATGTAAAAGTTTGTATGTTATCAGTATGTCAAAAAAATCAAAATAAATGTGATGAAATAGAATCATGTTTAGATGTCGCATTTTTGAAAAATGTTTTAAACGTCGGAATGGCACAAAATCAAGTTAAATGTTTACTTAAATATTGTTTAACATTTTTACGTGAATATGGACAACCTTGTTATGATTCAGAAATTGACGAATTAATTAAAACAACCGATTTACTATATACAACAGAAGTAAAAAATACTATTCAATTACTGATAAATATTATTAGACAAATAGTTGTTCGTAACAACGTTCTAGTATCTGTTATTCATGAATTTTCTAAGTATCTTTAAAATTGATTTTAAAAAACGAAAAAAAGAGTAAAAAATTAAATGCAATTCATTAATGCCGGAACACAAAGACTTTTTTTTGAAGCTCACCGCTTAAGACGAAGAAAGAGAGATCTTGCAATGGTAGAAGCTTCTATAGAGCATCGTATGCAACTAGACGATAGTCTTGATATGATTTTATGTCATCATCCAGATATATGGTGTAAAGGAACTGGTGTTTTGTTAGTCGCTCCAAATATTCAGGAACAAACTGAATCAGCAAAAAGAGCTATGTTTATGAGATCAGAAGCTCTTTCAGATCATTCTTATATAAGATATGTAGTACAGTACGAAAATGAACATATAGGTTTTTTTATTAGAAAAACAATTGAGTTTCGTGAGAGAATTCGTCTATACTCTTACAATTCTGATCTTACTGGTGAAACGCTTTCTTCTGAAGTAGAAGAAATGATAGAATATGTTGAAAACAACATTACGTACGAAATTGAAAATTTTTGTATTCAATCAGAACGTTCTCGATGTATTGGAATCAGAAAATTTGGTCTCGATTTTGATTATCATCGTTGTGTTACAAAATACTTACAAGACTACCAAATTATTGATCAAATAAAAGCATTTTACCAAATTGAAAGAGTATGTGATCCTCTTAGAAATGTTTTATTGAACATATTTCCAAATTTACTCGATAATGAATCGGTAGTAAGAGAATTATCTTTTGAAGGATACGATTCAGACGTTTTTTCAGAAATATCTGAATATGACATTAATATTCCTGAACTAGTGAATTCTTATGGAGAATGTGTAGTTTGTTATAATGATGGTGATGTTCTTGAATGGCCATGTCATCCATCACACATCGTGTGTCAAAAATGTACCGAAAAAATTTTTATGAGAGGTGCTTTATGTCCATTATGCAGAAAAAATTTTTACACTGATTTTTTTTAACGTACACATTTAGTAAAATTGAATTTTTATTGAAAAATAGAATTAAAAATAAGAATGAACATTTTTTTTCTTCATATTTTACCTCAAGTATGTGCTCAAATGCACATAGACAAACATGTAATAAAAATGATATTAGAAACGACCCAACTTCTTTGTTCTGCACATCATATGACAAATCTAAATGAAAATACACCTTGTAACACACCTCGTTATACCCCTTGTTACAAACTTACTCATAAAAATCATCCATCTTCTATATGGACGAGAGAATCAAAAGAAAATTATAAATGGTTGTGTGAACTTGGTAAAGAACTTTGCAAAGAATACACTTATCGATATGGAAAAGTACACAAATGCCAATCTTATATAGAAGATTTAGCTCAACATATTCCAAATTTACCAGACTTAGAATTTACGCAACCAAGACAGGCAATGCCAAATATGTACAAAGATGATGACTCTATAGAAGCATATCGTCAATATTATTTTTTTGGAAAAATGAATATACATTCTTGGAAAGGAAAAATAGAAGGTCGTCCTACACCAGAATGGATTGTTGAAATGCACAATTTATTTGTTTAGAAAATAATCAATGTATTAATATTTCAACAAATATTAATATGCTTAGTTCCAATTTACATCCGGGTGGTTGGAAAAGAAAGGTTGTGGAAAGTCTTCCATCCTTATACAGTTTGCTTTGATATTATTTCCTTTTTCATTTATCATTTTAAAATCAAGTTCATTTTTTAAAAATTTTCTTACTCTTCTTGCATGAGCGTCACCTGCGTATATAATTATATTATGTGGTTCGGAAGGCTCATCTGTCTTACGAAAACTCGAAAAGATTGCTGGAATTTCGATATCAAACTGTTTAAATATACGACACAAAAGGTAATAATCAGCAATACAACCATTAATTTTACTCAATTTTTCGGCAGTATATTCTAAGTTTGTTAATAGAACATCATAATCAGAATCACTAATAGAGTCAATCTCGTATAAACCAGATGTGTCGTCTTTATACTTATCTACAATAATAATAACTTCTTTAACTTTTTTAACAAGTTTTTTTATTTTAGTATTAGCATCAATAATTTCTTGTTTAATAAAAGATTTAATTTTTTCGTGGATAAATGATTTGATTACTTTTTTATTAAGAAAAGTATGTTCATCTATTTGTTTATTCCAAAAATCATAATAATCTTTGTTTGTTTTAATTTCGGAAAATTCGTTAAGAATTGGTTTAATTTTTGTGTTATATCTATATTTTACTAAAAATCTGGTAATATCGTAGTTATTTTTATTTTTTAATATCTGTACAAATATCTTTAACATAATAGATGCGTCAGACATTCTATTAGGAGTTAAATCAGAAGCAGATGATCTAACATTAAAATAATGCATCCTAGATAGCATACATTTTTGATAATTAGTGTTAGAATTAGGATCGTATAAGCAGTCTTTAAAACGTTTAGAAATTAACGCAATTCTGCTATTACCATATATGTCTTTGTATTCTCGTCCTGTTTCAAGATAAAAATCTATGAAAACATCTGAATTTTTAAACAACTGATCTAAATACTCTTCTATTAACATTTCAATAAACTCTCCTCCTAATCTAAACTTATCGCAATCAGTATTTTCGCTGTGATGTTCACCAAAAATATATATTAATTTTTTATATTCTTTACTCCATTGCATTGTTAACGTTTTTGGACCGCCAATAAAGGTAGCAATTGGTTTTTTTTCTTCTTTTGGAACTGTTTTATCTGACTCCTTCGAGTGATTAACGATAAGTTTTGCTAAAACTTTTCTGTCTAAACTATATCTACGTTTATGTTTAGTTTCATCTGCACATTTTTTTGCTTCTAAAGTACACGCTTCCTTAAAAATTTCGTTTGAACTATCTAAAACAGATGTGTTATACGTTTGTACAAGAGTATTGCAAATATTGTGTAGATCACATTTAGGTTCCATTTTATAATAAACAATATTTAATTTATTGAATAATTGTATTACCAAACTTTTCTTCTTCAAAATAAGACTTATTGAAAACCTAAAATTTTATTATTATATTTGTAATAACAAAATATGTCCGAAAATACTGAAACTAATTTTGGCTTTTTTAACGAAGAAATTGATAAAATAGATGTCTTAAAAGTAGAGACAGATATAATTTATGATTTCCATTTGGAAGCTGATAAACTTAGATTAATTATGAGTAAATTAAGTTCTCTATCACCTAAATTCTGTATATTGTGTCAAGTAAAGTATATAACTGGAAAAAACGCAAGTGTTCGATTATTATTTACAAGTTTATTACCAAATTATCCAGATTTTTTATATACAAACTTGAAAAAGCAATATGTGAACAATACTGAGTATATACTATCTGGAACTCTAAAACAAAATCTCTTGACATTGACACCTGCTTTATTAGTAGGCTTAAAGAAAATAGAATGATTGGAGTATGTTTTATATCAGTTAAATTATTACTTGAAAAAATAACAACTTGGGTGAATCAAAAACGATATTTATCAGATGTTCTAACAACTAATGTTTTAGGTGATGGTCTAATTAAATACTTGTCAAATAAAGACTTATTAAATCCAAGACTTGTTTCAAAAAAAACAAAAGAGAATATAGACTTTATAAGGTCTCAAGTCACTTTTGAACAAAGCAAACTTCCAAAAGATTTTGATTACACACAAGATAGTTTTGAAACTCTTTGTGCTAAATACGGTAGAGAACCTAAAGATTGTGCTTTACATATTATTTATTCTATTGACATTGATACAGATATCAGAGGAAGAAGAACATGTGTCGCAAAACTATTAGATGAAAAAGGAGAGATAATAGGTATTGACACAACATTATTTAGTATTTTAGCTCAATGTGATATAAAGTTATCAATTAAAATTATTATTAGTCCTTTTGCAATTGCATACTATGATAGAAGTATATCTTTATTATGTTCTATTGTAGAAAACTTAAAAAATACTATTTATTCTTTTGAAATTGATTTTGGAAACTATTATCTTACAAAAAATAATTATGATAGAGTGTCTAAAGTACTAATGAAAATTCCAAATCTTACAATACTAAAATTATCTAATGTACATATACAATGGAAACTTTTTTTATTGTGTATAAAAAGTATCCAAAAATTAGAAGAGTTAGATCTATCAGAAATTAGTATGTTTACTGAAATACCCTTATTTAATGATACTGATTCTGATTTTGAGGATACTTATTCTGATTTGGAACGGCAAGAATTCGATATCAAAGATTTTAAAAAAATATGGACTGAATCTTTGAAAGATTTAAAAGGACTTAGAATAGCTGGAAATAAGTCTGTTATTTCATATAATGAAACAGTTTATGTCGTTCAATTAGATTTAATGCAAACAATATTACCTTGTTTAGAAAAAGATTTTACGCATCTTCTCTCATTTGGTTGTACAGCTGACCCTATTAACGATATTCATATGGAGAGTTTTATAGACTATTTATCAAATGTAAAAAACTTAACTAAACTAAATCTTTCTGGTAGTAATTTGGCAACTTTTGATGAATCAGAAGATGTAGCCAAAATTTTAGGTTTTTTACCAAATCTAAGAGAACTCGATTTATCAAGATGTTATCTGGATATGAGATTTTTTGAAATAATATTACCTGCTATTCAAAAACTTAAAATGCTGAGATATTTAGATCTTTCAAATAATGAAGATTTTTTTCCTGAAGATATTAGAATAATTAAAAAACTATTTGAGAACCTTTTTTTAAAGATTGATAAATAATATCGTATTCTTGATTTTAGTTAGGTGTTTTAAAGAAAAAAAGATAAGAAATCTAAAATTATTTTCACTTATAGCAACCTTCTACCAACTCTTTTACAAAACTATTCTGGTCTCAATCCATCTGACGTCTCATTTGCTTGTCTCTTTTGAGATAAAACTTTTATAGCAAATTCAAGTGCTTCATTTGTTTGATTAGAAAAGATAGTACTTTACAAAAAAATTATCAAATGATTTTTTTGTCTATATATTGCTCATAAGAATACTTATAAACTCTTCCTGAAAAATAGAATCTTCTATATTTCCACACTTAAGTCTTACATTGTCGTTAGATTCTATTAACTCATATGTTCTTTCTCTTACTGATTCAAATAACATCTTTGACAACATCTTTCCACCGTAATCTGTTATTATATCACCTTTTCTATCCTTATACTTTATAAATGTAGGATTTGAATAATCTTCTTCTATAAGTCGATCATTTAACGGATAAGACAATGCATAATCCACATATCCTTCTGGCCCTCTTAATATATGTTCTATCATTAAGAATTTTGCATTTTCTATTAACCATTCTTCCGTGATAGTCAAATCAATATTTTCTGACGATTTTACTAATAATGGTCTTACACAATTTTTTCCTGTAAGTTTTGCCATTGTTCTGTTGAACAAACCGGGTTTTGTTTCTAGTTCTCTGACAGAACTTTCATTCATAACAATATCTTTATAAGCAGTAGGATTTTTTACACATTCTTCTGATGCAAATTTACTAGCTTTTCTCTTAAGAGGTAAATGAACTCTGTTGATTAAATGAGTATTTTTATAATCAACAACGTGTTCACCGTTAACATCAATGTGATGGAATGTACCACGTTCTGTATCAGTACAAACGATCTGAGACTTTCCATCGGAGTCTGTGGAAAGATACTTGTGAATTACTTGAGCGGCACCTTTCTGACCTTCATAAAAATCATTCTTTGTATATTTTTCATCAATTATGCTGTCAACTCGAGCCTGAGATAAATCAAGAGGAGTAAGATTTGAAATCATCAGATTGTTTTGAATGTTTTTAGTGCTATTTTTCTGATAAGTCGGCTGTCTAGCTATTTTTTCAAATCGTTCGGCAAGATTTTTATATATTTCTTTCTCATCTTTTTCTTTTTCAGTCTTCATTTTTAGAATAGATATTTCTTGTTCTTTTTTCATCATAGCAATTTCTTGATCTTTTTCAGATTTTAACTTGTTATTCTCATCAATAAGAGATTGATTTTTTTTCTTACATATTGCGTCGTGTCTGATAAAATTTCCAGACGAAAAATTCTTACAACAAAATTTACAAGTAACTAAAGACGAGATAATTTCTTCAGAATTTTGAGCTTCTTGTATTTTTAAGCAATATTTTGCTTGTTTTTGATGACTAGAAAGTATATATTTAGTTGTACATTGTTTACCACAAAACTGACAAGTTAATTCTTTAGACTTTTCTTTTAAAAAGAGTTCTTTTGCTTCTTCTTTCTTTTTAGCTTCATCAAGTGTTTTATCTAAAGCTTTTTGTATTTCTTCTTGTATTTTAAGACAATATTTAGTGTTTTTCTGATGTTGACGTAGCATTTGAGTATTTCCAAACATATTATTGCAAAAATTACACTCCATTTGCTTTTATTTTATTTCATTTATTTTTAAATTATAAATTCATTTTATTTATATAAAAACATCACTTTTTTCTGATAAATTAAAAAAAGAGAAAAAAAGAAAAAAAATAAGAAAATTTAAGACCAAATAGTCACTATTTTCTGATTAAAGTTACTTTTTGAAAAAAATTTGAAATGTGTGTGTGTAGGACGCTTTTTAAAAAGCCATTTTTTTCAAAAAAGATTTTTTCCTCCGGATTTTTAAAAGTTCGGAGGAGGAAAAGTTTTTACTTTTTTTTGTTTTCTAAATAATTTGAAAAATTCGTAGAAAATTTCCTTTGGATTATCTTTTTTATTTTGCTCCTCCGACTCCGACTTTTTAGAATTTCAAATTTACTATTAATTATATGTTTCAGTTTTGAAAAGACATAATTAGTTAGAGAGTAAAAAACAAATTATTATAAATATAATTCATATGTGTTTATTTAGTTCTAAATAAAATTTTGTGATTAATGTATTAATCACAAAAATAACGTATCTAATTATAAATCAATAATTGTTGTCCGTACACAACATCTCTTAATATCTCCATAATAAGAACGAAACTCTCCTGGTAAACTCGGAAAGTGATCATAAATATACGAACGACCAATTATATTACGTTTTAAGTCATTATTTGAAACTTTACTCAAAACTTTAAGATAACAATCACGAACTAAATTAAAATTTACCATAGGCAATATTACAATACCTTCCCATTCTTTTCGTTTACCTCGAAGATCAATCTCAAACGTTTCTGGACACTGGTCTTTTAAAGGTGAATTTTCATCAGTTAAAAGATAACAAAGAGGCTCCGGGATAAGGTCTGCACTTTTTGGAGGTAATACACAAAGTAATTGTTGAAAAGGAGTGCTTGGAATCGTTTTTGTGTAAATTGGAAAACGAAATGTTTTAACGTGTTTTGATAATACAGATGCACAAGGAGCGTAGTGATAACGAAAATTCCACTTCCAATTTGGAACGCCTCTTGTGTAATAAGATAGAACCCATTGCATTCCTTCTAGATAATCGTGACACAAAATTTTTTCATCAGTCAATTTTGGAAATGAAGACGTAAAATACTCATTTTTATATTTTTCAATATCAACATCCCATTTTCCGTAAGAAGTTTCATTTGCACAGTTTTCTAAAAGTGGATCTGGAAAAAAATCTTTCTTTGCGAGTTTACTTTCTAAATTTTCCTTTTCATAGTTTCCAATTGCATTCAAAAAATTTTGAAGAGGAATATGTAAAAATTCAACTCTATCATTTATTTCTCTTGTAATATGACCATACATCTCTCCTGTCTCTTTATAAACATCTAAAATAAGTTCAATACCTCTTTCTATGATTTCTATAGATGGAATATGCGGTAGAAAATCATTACCAACCATAAAGCAAAGAAATATAAAATCATTAATTGCACATTTTTCATTAAACAAAACAACATCATTTTCTTTCCAACGTAATTTATCTGCAAGAATAGGACGAATAGCTCCTATATCAACACACAGAAAATCAATATCAAAAGAATACATATCTTCACGTAAAATATAAAATTTTGGCATATGTGTGCCAAGAGCAAGCATAATAAGATCTGCGTCGACGCCACTGATACAGTATGTATCTTCTTTGTTTCCATAATATCTTATATAATTAATAATTTTATGTTCTCCTTCTCCCGGAGCTTTTTCGTTTGAAAAAACAACTTCTACTTTTTGCCATTCTTGATCTTCGTTAATTCTCTTGCGAATATACCAGTCAATGTATTTTGTTAAATAATCCATAAATTTTGTTCCTGGAGTGATACAATTACTATTAAAAGGGCAAGATCCGGTTGATTCAAGCGCACTTCGAAATCTGCGTTGTCTTTGTTGATTTTGTTTGCTAAGAGGTGCCGGTCCATCTACACATAAAATCAATCTTTTTTTCGGCTTGGACATAATAAAAAGATTTTCAATTGTTTTGCAAACATCCTCAAAAAGTTTGATTTGTGTTTGAACATTATTTTTATATCCAACTTTTTTTCCTTTCATTAAACGAGGATTTGGTTTGCAATTACCGTATTCATATATTTTTTGTGCTGATGCGTGAAAAACACCATTCATATCAATCATTAAATTGTCGATATCAACTGGAAGATTTTGACCTTTAGTCATTTTATAAATGTTTCCATCAAATTCTTTTTTAAACCAATGAAAGAAATGTTTGATTCCCATAATTTATTTATTCTTAAGAATCTTGTCCTTAAAAATCAAATTAAAAAAATCATTACCAAATATTATCATCCATTTTAGATTGTAATACTTTAATTTGACGAATTTTAAAATAAGCCTCGCTATAAAATACTGGTTTGGCATGAGATCCTCTAAATTCAGAAGACATACCCCCATCAAAACAACCAGTATCTGGGTCAATACCTTTTCCTTGGTTAATTGCTTTTTCTGCACTAGCATTAAAACATTTAGGTATATAATCACCCCATTCACTCTTACCATTGACTGAACAATATTTTGGCATAGAAGATCCACCCCAGCCTCCTCCTAAAGCAATATTGATAATAATACCTTGATAATTAAAATCACAACCAGCTGAGAGAGAATTTTTATTATTTAAAATATAAGAAGCGATTAGAATCTTTTGTTCCGCTTTTGTATTAGAGTTTGCAACATTTGGTTTCATTTTTTCTGGCCATTTTGTAGGATTTGGATGTTTAGAAAGAGGTCCACCTGATGATTTTAATTTCCTTCGTGAATATAAATTATTAGGCCACCACCAGACATTAACTCTATCTTTAGGAGTCCACTGTAGTGCATATACACCTCCACCATTTTGATTAAATACTTCACCAAAGCTTCCGCTTGGTGCAATAATTTGAGTATTTCCTGCATTTACGGCTGCGTTTTGAGGACAATTATACCTTGATGTACCATTTGGAAGTTTTGTACTGTCACCACCAACCTCTCCAACTTTGCTCGCATTGTTTTTACAGCCAGAATAAGGTCCTAATCCATACGCCGCAGGAACAGATGGATCTAAACTCTGTCCAGGCCAATAAGTAGCACCACAAGCACTTCGTGCACCTGATTTAGAATAATCGGGATCCATATTTTGAATCATATAATTATTGTCGTAACCGTTTGTAACTTCACATAAAGGTCCTGAATGAATAGATACTAAATTAGTATCCGAAAAATTTGTTTGTTCAAAAATATCAAATTCTCCACCAGACGGCCAAGTAGCTAGATATATATTTTTACCCATATATTCAGTTAAATTAGGTTCTGGTTTATCCCCTAACAAAGATTCTTCAGGTCCAGAACAAGTATGATTAAAATTTTCTTTAGAAATAGTACTTTTTACCAGTTTTTTCATACCTTCATTATACAAATCAGTTCCTTTCTTTTCATGATATTGATCTTTTCCACCTACAAAACCATTTAACCATATAGCCGGCCATACTCCACATCCAATAGGGCAATGTGCAATATCAAAAATAAAAAGACCACCTCGATAAAGTTTTCTGCTCATAAGTCGTGGTGCACCAACAACTCCATTCTCAACTTTATCAGCTAGTTTAATTATAATTCCGCCATCTATATCATCTTTAATAAGAACCGGATTTGATGGAATTTCTCCCCAAGTTGTATCACCATTTACATTTGGAATAATTGCTTTATTAATATCTCTGGGAAACATATAAGAGTAATCAACCATACTCATTGTTGGATCTGATCCATCACCATTTGGATTATCCATAACAAAATGAGTGCGAAGATCACTAGCATTTGTTACTTTAAAAACTTCACGATACTTATGTTTTTTGTTAAACAAAGACACTAAATTAATTATTAAACATATTCCTAATAATAAGAATATTACTATTATTAATATTTTCATTCTCTTTACTTGTACTAAAGAAAAGTTTTGATAAAAAACTTTTAAATTTTCTTCATATTCAAAAAAAATGAAGAAATAAATATTATTTTTATTTACCTAAAAGTCTTTTTAGTGGTTTTACTGGTTCAATATCTTCATCAGAGTCAAATTCCATTATATTTGTATGTAGAGTTTGCGTTTTTACAACTCTGTTACCTGATATTTCAATTCCTTGATGCTTGCAAAGTGCTTCCATCATCTTTAGTAAGATATCCACCTTAACTTCTAAATTTTTTGAAGATTCTTTTTCAAAAGTGTTTATTTCTTTTGGTTTGAATACTTCAGTTTCTGATTTTTCTACACTTTTACAACCTTTAGCAATCCAACTTTTAATTTCTTGTTGTTTTTCATTCCAGAAAAGCCAAGCACCAAATTTATCTCCTGATTTCTTGTCAGTAAGACCGCTGTTCCATTTTCCACCCAAACTTTTTAAAGATTCTTTATGTTCACGAGTATCACCTCGAACAACAAAAGACTTTGGAGAATATTCTTCAATGAAAACTGATGACATTTTTATATTTATTTCTAATGTTTTTACAATATTTCATTTTTATTTTTCTATTGTATTTAAAATATTCCGTGTTTTACAGAGTGAAGAGTGTTACACCTAGATCCGTCGCATCCACCACTACAATTAGGATCTGTATACAAATCGTGACCTTTTGGATGAGGTCCTTTTGTTTTTACACAAGTGCATTTTTCATCACAATATGAATAAAAACCAGAATTATCAGAAGATGATGGTCTGATTGGTAATTTTTTACCGTGAATTTGTGTACAATAATTTTGTGCTAGGTTACTAACGTCGTTTAAGCAATTATTGTCATGTACACAATCATGTTTTTTCATTGCACAAGTATTAATAACGTCTTCACAGTTATACGGAGGTTGTTTTTTTGCAAGATTTACACAATTATTAAAAATACTTTCTGCTATTCCAGGTGAAGAATTTGATTTATCTTTAGAATTATCTTTAGAATTATCTTTAGAATTATCTTTTGGCTCTATATGAGTTTTTTTACTAAAATCGGGTGCACCAGGATCTTTTCGTCTGTTTCCTTTGCATTCTAACATAATAGTAGTTACTGTCTGAGTTAATTCTTTTTCTGATTTAATAGATTGTGGATTTTTGTACGCTGCAACAATATTATTTACTATACAATTTACCATTTTAGGGTTCGATTTAAGTTCTGGTTCGGCACTAATACGTTTTTTTAATTCATTATACATTTTTTGAGTCCAATGATCAGGCATATTAGTAGGCATACCATCACCAGTTGGATCACCGGTTGGATCACCTGTTGGATCACCGGTTGGATCACCGGTTGGATCACCGGTTGGATCACCGGTTGGATCACCGGTTGGATTACCGGTTGGATCACCGGTTGGATCACCGGTTGGATCACCGGTTGGATCACCTGTTGGATCACCGGTTGGATCACCAGTTTCGCATTTTTTGTTAATACATTTGGTTCCTACAGGACAATTACAAACTTCTCCGCAACAATGAAAATGTTTCCATATAAAATATCCAGATACAGACGCAACTGTTAAGATAATTATTATAGCAACAACAATAATAAGAATTTTTTTATTCTTTTTAAAAAAAGTTTGTTCTTCAGTGCTCATTTTATTATAAATACAAGAAACTTATAATGATTAATTTTTAAAATAAATATTTAAAAATATATAAAAAATGCAAAATATGACGTTTGCTTAGTGTAAAATTTATCAAAAATGATTTTAATTAATACACTCTAATAAAAACCAACGTTTTTTCCAAAACAAATTTTTTTTTTCAGACGATTTTGGTTCAATCTTTGCTTCAATCTTTGCTTCAATATTTGGTTCAATCTTTGTTTCAAGACGCTTTAAAGACAATTTAATTTTAGAGCTATCATTTTCGATGTTTTCAATACTTTTAACAAAAGCATTTTGTATTTTTTCATTTTGTGTAATATTTTGTGTAATTATTTTTATTATTGTTTCTTCTCTTTTTTTAAGAGCTTCTTCAAGAGTTTTCTCTAAATTAGATAATTTTGTATAAACACACGTTTCTTTATCTTTATCAACACACGTTTCTTTATCTTTATCAACACACGTTTCTTTATCTTTATCAACACAAGTTTCTTTATCGATATCTTTTAATAAAGAATCAGTTATTATTCTATTTGCTTTCATATATGCAGATGGTGATACCCAAATAGCCAAATCTAAAAAAAGGATAGGATGTAAATATGTTCCTCTTATTTTTTTTAAACCATCTACAACATGTATGGAAAGATCGTCAGAGTATTGAGTTATGTTTGACATATAATAATTTATTAGAATTTTACACCTAAGTCCATCTATATACTTAACTATTCTTTTTGATTTATCTTTTGTAGATAAACATAAATTTGTCGCATTAATATAGCCATTTGTAGTGTCCATAATACATTCTAATCCTAGATATCTGGCTTTGTAATATCTATCAGTAATTTTTTCATAAGCAAGTTTTGTAATATCAGTCATTTAACTTTTATTCAAAAAAGCTTTTTAAAAATTAATTTTAAATTATTTTTTGCTTTACAAATATTTATAACATTTGTAAAATTAATGATTGTTACAAGTTTTGTTTTTAACTAGAATCAAAGGGAGGTAATTCATCTTCTACATCATTTTTTAGAACATTTTCTTTTACAGAAGGAAGAACAGAAGAATATGCGATATTTTTTTTGTAATGTGGTATTTCTTTTCTGTTTTCCTGTTTTGGAAGTGCTGCAATATCAATACTAAGTTTTATCATACCTGTGCCAATTAAAGCTCTTTTTCCACAAATAATAGAAGCAGACACACCATTAGTTGGTTCTTTATCACCTTCTTGAGCAGCATTCAAGAAATTATCCATTGTTTCTTCAAATGAGGCCTTTCCAAATGGACCACTCTCTTCTTTTTTCATAGTATATCTGGTAATTGAAGAAATTGTTCCACTATGAGTCATACGGTCTACTAAAATCATAGCATGACAAGTGTTAATACCTTCCATAATTGCCATAAATTCTTCAATCAAAAACTGTCTTGCCGCTTCAATATCAAGTACTTCGTAAATATCCCAAACGTTATTAGAAATTGTTAAAGTATAATCAACATCTGGATGAGCTAGCAACCTTTTAAAAGATGAATACTGTTTGGAAATTGTCTTGCTACAAAAACCGTTTGTTTCAACAATCCATTCCTTTCCTTCTTTCAAATAAAACACCTCTGAAATTGCAGGTATACCACACACATACATTTGCTCTAAAGTAGTTTGGACTACTTCTTCTAGATATATCTCTACTGCATTCTCTTGATCAACAAAGAGAAGTCTATTTTCCGGTAAAATAATGTTTTGAGTATCTACAAAAACGTCTATTTGTCCATTTGCAGGTGGTGAAAAAACACAATATAAATCTGAATATTCTTGATGAATATGATCAACTATTTCTTGCATTGTAAGTTTAAATTCAAATAATTTTTTCATATCAAGAGTAAAAGTAATACAATGATTATGTTCAGAAAATTTGTCGGAAAATAATATTTTGTAGGCGTTGTACCATGGTTCCTCTTCTTTATTCATATTTGCTTTAATAGACTTAGATATATTTAACATTGTCAACCCAACTATGCTTGATCCTACAGTTTCTCTCATATTTTGAATAGTATCATTACCCCTGTTAAAAAAGATTTTATGATTAACAATACGTGGATTCTTTGTAGCATTTAAAAGTTCCTGAAAACGTGGTACTCCCTGCGTCATTGTCTTATCGGACTGCCCCGAACGATGGAAAGTATCTTTTTGAGTCACTCCGTTCCACAGTTGAAAGTTCCTTGTTACCGCTACGGTTAGATCGTAAACATATTCTGTCGTTCCATCTACGTATTCGACCGACAAGACTTCGTCAAAATAAACATCACGTACAGGAAACTCGGTTTGAGATTTCCCAAGATTATATTTGTACTTTTTAAATAATGTAATAGTATTCAATTTTTCTTGTTTATTATGTTCTGTTAGCGGGATATATGTAGCAAATCTTTGAGCAAATCCATTTGATATGTTTAATCTATACATTCTCTTAATATTTTTACTTCCTATATTATTCTTCTTTTGTAGCAAGTTATTTAATCTTCCAAAAATTCCAAAATACGAAAGAAGAAAAGATATTCCCAAAATTAGATCTTCAGATATAGAACCAACAACAACAGAACCATCTTTTTTACTAACTGTTCCATCACCACTCCAATACCCATCAATCAAACCTTTGATGAATTCTTCAGGAGCTGTATAAGAAAATTCCGGAACTCTTTTGTTTGCAGAACCAGTGTCACAAATAATTTTGAACATACGTGCAAGAAGAGTTGAATGAATCTTCAAATCATTACTTGTTCCTTTTCTAACATTTTTACCTTGACTTGTAACAAGATGATATGTGACTCCATATCTGTCACACCAATCTGTTACACGTTTTCGAATTACTTCATCATTATTGCTAATACATATGAAAGTCTTGGTACAGCATCCTTCTGCAAGATAAATACCTATCAGAAACCCAAAGTCATTGTCAAGAGGAATTTTATCGGGAATATGAGATACAAAGGCAGCGCCTGTGTGAATATATATCAAGCCAGGTTCACAAGAAAGAAAATAATTTTTTCTATTTCCAAAACAAACATCAGGACGATTGTAAGGAACTGTAAAATGAACACTATTTCTTTCTAACCAAGATTTTTTTCCAGAGAAACGATGATCTCGTGCTTTTATAAGCTCTGTTGTGTACAGATATTTATTTTTTGGAAATATGGTTTCCATATCAAAGTATGAATGTTCGACTGTTGGTTTTCTCAAACTTGTTGTAGTTGGAAGCATATCACCTACTTTTACATCAGAACCAAGAACACCTTCAAACTTTGTACCATCCCAAACAAGAAAAGATTTTGATTGAGTTGCAGTAACTGTTCTACCGCTTTGCGTAACGACACGTACAAGTTTTCCAACCGGAAGGTGTCTTGTAACTGCCTCGATACGGTACCAGTTAGTGTTACCGTTTTCATCACACGAAGGAATCATATAGCCTTCAGGGAGAGGAAGATATTCTGTTCTGTTTTCTTCAATTTTTGTAATATTATCGGGATTAAGTGATAATAGTCTGTCAATCATTTTACCAATGGGTTCTACGACTGTTTTATTATCTTTAGTATATAAAAGCTTTTCTGTCCAATCAACAGAATTAAGAGTAGTCTGTGTTTGTTTTTCACCAATACTTTGAGCACAAATAACACCAACGCTTTCTCCTGGATCAATAAGAGAGCTGTAATAAACTTTTTCAATTTGTTCTTTTAAAGATGGAATAATTTCGGGATATACTTTTTGAGTTCTTAATTGAACACGAAGTCTTTCTTTTTGAATATTTACAACGCTCATAGCTGTATCCTGGGGAATACCTTTTTGGGGTTGAATAAAGTTTAACATATTTTCTATTTCGGTTTTGGTAAGCAATCTTGTCATTCTTTTTTTTTATTTCAACAATTGTAACAAAAAATCAAATTTATAAATAAAATAGTATTCTTGCTAATTAAGAAAATGTCTAAAAGATACTGTTTTCGTATTTTAAATAGTAGTGATGAAGAATTTGATATAGGTGAATTATTAGAATTTATAAGTAAACTATACATAGATAATTCTGATGAAAAAGATAAATTATCCTTTTTTCCATATTATTCAAAAGGAATAAATGATGACAATGTATGTATTGAAATGAAAGGTAAAGGAGAAGCTATGATTAAAAAAATTGAACAAATAAATAAAATGCTTGGAGAAAATCCTTCAATGTTAAAATGGTCAACTGGTATTAGTTTGTCACCACCATATGAATATGATGATACTCAAGGACAAGGGTTTCCATTAAAATTAGAAAAAACAAAAGGGACAAAAAGATGGAGTAGTATTGTTCAACGAGGACCTTATTTTAAAGAAATTATGGAACCTTATGTTCATTTAAATGCTAGCTTATCTATTAATGGTAAAATATATAACTTGGAGCCAGAAGAAGAAAAAGTTGCAGGTTTTTATGCTACCCGTATAAGAGCAGATGCTAAAGATACTGCTAAAACACAATATACTAAACTTGAACAATTTAACAAAAATTTTTGGAAAGATTTTAAGGAATATCTTACTCCAAAGGCTAAATCAATTTTTAAATCATACAATGATTTCTTACAAATTGATTGGAGTGATCTGATAGAGAAGTTGGAACAAAAAACTCTTGCCGAAAAAGAATTGGCTAAAACGAAAGAAGAGAAAGTTAGAAAAAAACAGAAAACGGCACAAATACGAAGTGAATATGGTTATGCTATTCTTGATGGTAAACCACGTCAAAAAATTGCACCGTATCAAGTTGAAATGTCAGGAATTTTTATAGGAAAAAAAGGGCACCCAAAATTAGGAAGTATCAAAAAACAAATTATGCCGGAAGATGTTACTATTAACAAAGGCGAAAATGATCCAAAACCTACTCCACCTTTTGGTCATCGATGGGGTAAAGTTGTTAATGATTATACCAAGGTATGGCTTGCTTCGTGGAAAGATGAAATCAATAATAAAATTAAATATATCTGGTTTTCACCAGAAGGTGTTTTTAAAGCACAGTCAGATTTTAATAAATATGAAAAGGCTAGAAAGTTACATTTTCAGATTGAAAAAATTAGAACAAATTATATGAAATTGGCTGAATCATCAAACATGATAAAGAAACAAATTGGAACAGTTCTTTTTTTAATTGATCGTTTTGGTATTCGTATAGGAAATGAAACAGATTCTGATATATCTGATCCAGTAGTAGGCGCTACAACTCTTCTTGTTAGTAACATAAACGTAGATAAAAAAAATATTGTGATATTTGATTTCGAAGGTAAAGACCGTGTTCGTTTTTACAAAGAGTTAGAAGTTCCAGAAAAGATCTATAAAAATTTTAAAGAGTTAAAAGAAGAAGGTAAAAAAGGTCATAATCAAATATTTGATCAAATATCAAGTGACACTGTAAATACATATCTCAAAGATATTGACCCCGATTTTACTGCCAAAGTGTTTCGTACAAGATTAGCTAGCGAAATTATGTATAATGCTTTACAAGAACTTCCTTCTATAGCTCCTAAATCAACAAACACACATATTAAAAAAGAATTTAATAAAGCTAACATTAAAGTAGCAGAAGTACTAAATCATGTTAGAACAGCTGGACAAAACAAATCTATGGAAACACTCAAAAATTCTTTAAAAGAAGCAGAAAAAAAAGGAGATAAAAAAACAATTAACAAATTAACGGAACAAATTGAGGAAAAACAAGTTTTAATGTCTGTTGCAATAAATACTTCATTAGTTAATTACATTGATCCGCGTATTGTTGCATCTTGGGCAAAAAATCAAAATGTAAGTATTAATTCAGTTTATAATAGTACTTTACAATCAAAATTTAAGTGGGCAATTAATTTAATTAATTCTAAAGATGATGAATGGAGTTGGAAAGAGTCAGATTTAGAAGAAGGTGAAGAAGAAAACGAAGAAGAAGAAAACGAAGAAGAAAACGAAGAAGAAGGCGAAGAAGAAAGTGAAGAAGAAACTAAAAAAAGTAGAACACGTCGAAGTGTAATAATGGAGACAGCAAGACGTCCTCCTAAAAAATCTCAATCAGAAACAGTAAAACATCCTCCTGATAAAGCTCAATCAGAAACAGTAAAACATCCTCCTAAAAAATCTCAATCAGAAACAGTAAAACATCCTCCTGATAAAGCTCAATCAGAAACAGTAAAACATCTTCCTAAAAAATCTCAATCAGAAACAGTAAAACATCCTCCTGATAAAGCTCAATCAGAAACAGTAAAACATCCTCCTAAAAAATCTCAATCAGAAACAGTAAAACATCCTCCTGATAAAGTTGAAGAAACTCCTGATAAAGTTGAAGAAACTCCTCATAAAGTTGAAGAAACTCCTGATAAAGTTGAAGAAACTCCTCATAAAGTTGAAGAAACTCCTCATAAAGTTGAAGAAACTCCTGAAATAAAAAGTAGGAAAAGATATAAGAAAATTACACCAAGACCTAATTGGAAAGAAGAAACAAAAATGGAAAGAGAGAATAAAAAAGTTTCTATGGAAAGATTTCCATTAAAAATGTTAGAATCTTATCGATTACTTTTGCAATTATGTAAAGATTTAAAAAAGGGTAAAGATTTAAGTTGTATGGTTATTATTTCTAAAATAAATCCAGCAGTGTTAAAATGGATTTATACATTATCTAAAAATGCACTTGACAATGGTATTATTAAAATAGGTAGTATATATTATAAACCGAACAAATATATAATTAATTATTGTGAGAAAGAAATTTTTAATAAAGAGTCTACTCCAGTTCATTCTTATCCAACATCAGATACTTCTAGTGATATTACAACACCTTCATTACCACCAAGATCTCGTACACCTCTTTTTAGTTCATCTTCTGATTCAACATCAAGTCCTATTTCTCCTTATCCAAAAACTCCTTTTCAAACACCTTCATCAGATACTTATTTACCTCTTTCTCAATCAAAGTCTGATAAAGATTTTGAAAGAAATATTAGAAAATCTTATGGATCATCATTTCCGCCAAAATCTCGCACACCTATTTTTAGTTCATTTTCGGATTCAACAGCGACCCCTACTCCTCCTCCTAAAAAAGAAAAACAAAATTACGATATTTATATTTTAAAAACGGGTGTAATTTTGTTGACTATGAAAGGTTTAAAATCAATTGAATATAAGAAGATCGATAAAGAATTAGCAGATCGTTTTTCTTATCTTAATTCTTATACAAATGAAAAAGATTTGTCTACATACTGTAAAAACAACGGCATCGAATGTAAAGGAAAAAACAAAAAAGAAATGAAAGAAACAATTATAGAATTTTTTAAAGATAGAAAAAATCCTCCTATCATCTGATACTTATCTTTTAATTAAACTAATATAGTTTAATTAATCTTAATTTAATTATTCAAAATACAAGACAAGAGATGTTCGTCTCCCTCTAGCACACTTTTACGTTTACGTTAAATTAAAGCTCAGATGAAGCTAGAGTTGTTTTAACTTGTCCGTCTATTTCGATAGGCTTGTCATATTTTGGATCATATGGATATTTTGGTTCATATGGTTCTTTGTAATATGAGAATCCTTCTGTTGGTGTATAAGAAAACAGTGGTTGTGTAATACCTGTCATATTAATACAGTTAGACGCAAGTATAGGGTCATCAAATGTATTTTGTTCTATACGTTTGCATTCCATATGATTTTCTAAAAATTTTCGATATCTATTTGCATGATCTTCACCTCCGTATATTATAATATTATGAGGAGTTTGAGGCTCGTCAAAACCACGTTTTTTCTCCGGTTTATCTGTATTTATATTAAATTTTTTAAATACGCGTGAGAGAAGATATGCATCAGGAACAATAGAATTGATCAAAATTAAAATAGCCCGAAAATCTTTTACGTATTGTATAATTATGTCAGGCACGTTTTCAGGAGAAAAAGTAATTTTTATTGGTATACGATTTTTATCTAAATAAACAGGGTATTTTTTAAGAAGCTCAATAAGATTTTTTAGGATATCTTGCAATTTTTCTTTATATTTTAGTGCTTCTAATTTGATTTCATCAAGAATAAATCTAAGAATGGTTTCGTATATTGATGATCTACGCATTTTTTTCATAAGAAACTTGTAAGAATAAATCTCGTAGTATTGCAAATATTCAAAAAAACGTGTATCGGATGAAGTTTCAGCAATGCCATATATAAATACACTAAAGTTCAAGTCATTTATTATATTATTAAAAAGGAATATAAATCTTTCTATATTTTCTTTTTTAAATTCATCGCTTAATATATCTGTTAACTTATCAATTATTTGAGTTACCAAATCAAATTGTCCTTCAACATTTCCTTGCCTAATATCAAAGTAATGAGAACGCGAAAGACGACAGTTTATATTTGTATTTCTCGATTTTACATCCGATATACATTCTCTAAAACTATCACGTAAAATCTCTAGTCGGAATGGACTTGGATAACTACTTAAGTCTGGATTATAACCAATATGAGCTTTTTCTTCAAGAAAAAAATCTATATAAGAATCTGTGTTCGGTAACAATTCCTTAATATAATCCTCTATAAACATTGATTTTAGAGGAACTATTTTTCCATTTATAGATTTTTCTTGTGGAAAAATATGACAATCCGTCTCGGAATCGTGAAGTTCACCAAAAATATATATCATCCATTTCATATTAGAATTCCAGTGCAAAGTAAGACTGAACGGACCTTTTATAAAATCGGATTGAGGTTTATTATCTAACCTGTGATTATTAATCAGATGCATTAATGTCTTGCGCTCATTGCATCTAACAGGGTTGTCTGCCGTTTCTGTGTTTGCTAAACATCTTTTTGCTTCTTCATATAAAGCGTCCCTAAGCTCTGTAGGAAGTTCTTTAAGAACTGAAGTATTATAAGAAATTAGTAGAGAAGATATAATCTCATCGATACTACTCATTTTATTAACAACAATTTATTTTAAAATAAAATAAATTACCTACTTATAACTTTTCGTTACAAGAAGAAAATATAATAATTAATAATTCTCTTAAATGGTATAGCTGAATTTTATCTTAATCACGTAGACTGTTAAGAGCTGTGCTCATTTCAAATTCATCCATGCCATTTAAAGTCATTTGTGATTGAAATTGTCCGTTTTTATAAAAGTGAAAACATGGTACTACTTCAATTTCACCATGTCTTTGAAAATTATGATCAACATTTTCCTTAACAAAAACTATACCAAATTGAGAATGTTTTTCAGAAAGTTCATTAACTTTTGGAGCACACGCTTCACAAGGTGCACACCAATTAGCGTAATTATAGACCACAAGCTTTTTATTAGAATTAATAATATCTAATTTATGTTGAGAGCTGCTTATTTCTGGTACTTCACGAAAACTTTGAACCTTTTCCTTATTATTTTTTATATCAGATATTTTTGCGTATTGAGCCATTTATTTATCAAAATGTTAATCTTTAGGTTGAATTATTTCACAAAATTTTTTTCCTCTTTTTTTAATATAATATTCCATAAATATGGATAAACATCCTGACATTTGTTGATTAGATATTAACTGTTGATCCCATTTTCTCAATACTTCCATACGCATATGATATTCTCTTTGAAATTGATTTTTCTTTGCATAACCAGTATATAATTTTTTTGGAGTTTTTTGATAAAAGCGAAAGAATTTTCCATATAGTAAACAAAATTCTTCAAAATCTAATCCACAATCAGATATTAGTTTGAGTCGCTTTTTCTGTTCTTCAAATTGTTGTTGTTCAATCCTTTTTTTCTCTTCGGCTTTTTGCTTATCATTAATCCTTTGTTCATCCGCACGATGACGTTGTTTAATTTTTTCTGGTTTTTGTTCATCAAGATAATCAGAACATAATCTTCTTATTTCATTCCAACTAGGTCCTGTGTGTATAATATCTTTATATTTTTCTACAAATTTGGATGTTATTGATCTCATTTGCATATTTGGAATAAGATCATCTGTATTCTGTGTAATTTTTGTAAATGGACATTTCACAATTTCTTCAGTAGCTTGTTCTTTTTGTCTTTCAAATTCTGCATTTATAGCATGTCTATCGTATGTTTTCCCGGAAGTAAGAATAACTGGATCTATCATAAAAGCATATGATATTGGACATACTAACTCATCAACCAATGCATCTGCTATTTCTGCTTCTTCAGGATTTTCATTAGGTTCTAATTGTACAAGAATATTTTTCTCAATTTCTATTTGTTCAAGAAGAGACTTTACTATTTTTTTTTGCTCAGACAAACTCTTTTTTGGAGAAGATAAATTTGAGTTAGTATTATACAAATGTTTACTGTCTAAACAACTTTCTTTTTTTAGAATCATAGTTATTTATTATATAAATAATTATTTATATAATGTTTTTAACACTAGCGACATCAAACATAATTATTATCAAAAACATCTACGTGTATTTTTTTTTCCAATAAAAATGAATTTTGCTGGTAGCACGAGAATTTGAAAATAATTATATTAGTGACGGCTAGGTATGTTTTTAAGTTAAGTTGTATTTTTTTTATTTTTGATTGCTGTATGTACCAAGAAGTATAATTATATTAGTGGCTAGGTACTATTTTCACATACAAACATAATTATCATCTACGTGCATTAGCACGAGAATTTGAAAATTAGTGTCTAGGTACAGTTTTTATAATCAATTTTTTTAATAATCAAATTTTCATTGCTGTATGTACCAAGAAACAAATGTTATAACTAAGAACTTATAAACAACAATGTGCATTTTGTTCAATAAAATGAATTTAAAATGTTGCTGTTAGCACATTGAATTATATTTTTGACTAGGTACAATTTTTATAATCAATTTTTGATTGCTGTATGTACCAAGAAACAAATCTTAATACTAAGAACTCAAAAGTTTCTACTTCTAAAAGACATATCTTTAAATAATAATTTATGCATAAATTAATAGTTCATAAAAATCTATCAAGAAACAAAACTTTCACATTATATCCTTTATAATAATTACATAAAGTTATATTTAATAAAAAGTAAAAAAAATGGAAATAAATCGTGAGTATTTTATGGTAGGTGCCATTTTAATGGGATTATCTTTTGGTGGCGGTATTGGTTGGGCTGTATATGGAATTATTATGTCCAAAAAAGAGCAAGTTATATCCGGTGTTTGCCTCACATCACTTTGTCTAATTGGAGAAACCTGCTTGTTCATCGCCTACTTGTTTTGGAATTCCGAGAACAGAGAAAGAAGTGCTATAACAACAATAGATGTACAAGAAAAGTTTAATAAAACATTGATTTGTTTAATATATGAAGGTGATACAGTTCATATTGTAACAGAAGCAAACACGCCTCCTAAGATTGTAGTGTTTGAGTGTCATTCATAGTTTTGCATTAATTATGAAATTTATATTTACTAAAGTAAACTAAATGGAAAAAAACAAATGCACGAGTTTATCACAGAATTAAACACTCTTATGATTATAATTTATTAGATAATCCAAATCCTCATCCTTCTTTACATATTCCAAATATGCGTAGAAATTGTTTAGATATGAGAAATATAAAGCATCCATTTTGATATCAATAATTAATAAACAAAATAAGCTTTTCAATTACATTTATGAAAAAAATCTTGAATAATCTCATTATTTCTAATTGACTTCACAAATTATATCTAATTCTGAATATTTATTAAAATTGAAAATTAAAATTAAAATTATAAGTATATTTGGTAAATATGTTACGAACAAGTAGATTGTCCAAAGATACCGAGGATATTTATTTCATTCTCCTACAACTATTTGGAAAAATAGCGGCGACAAAAATTATGAAATTTTTACTAAGCAATAGAACATACAATATTCAATTAATTGGATCATGCGGTGTTGGAAAATCATGTTTCGCACAAACACTTTTAACAAATACATTCCCACAACGTCGATCAAATGATCCAATATCAGGAACAATAGCGTTTCCGACAAATCTTGGAAAAATAATTTTTAATATTAAAGAATGTAGGTATCCTATTCTTCAGCCAAATCTGGATATGCTTGTTCGAGATGAATGGGCAAATACGGACGCTTTTTTTGTGATGTTCTCACATGAAACTACAGATCCTTCGCTACAATGCGAAGCATGGATTAAAAAAATTAGGACAATTCTAAGAAGAGTCGATGTTCCAATTGTATTAGTAGGTCTAAAATGTGATGTTTATAATTATAATTTGAAACCAAATATACCTCCTCTTTGTGCAAAGTATGGTATTCCATATGTAGAACTCTGTTCAAAAGATGGCACAAATATGCATTCACCTTTCTTAGCGCTACAAGACATTCTTAGAACATCTGATAGAAACATCTTTGTAGATGTTCCAAACATTCCAATCACACCTTTGCTTTTGCCACCACCTGAAGAAGATTAACAGTCCTATAAAAAGATTTTTTTAATTATTTATTTTGAACTAAATTGATAAAAATTTTGATATTTTTATATCAAAATTATCTACCTGATGTGATTCTTAAACAGACAGAAACAACCCTTTTTAGTTAGTCTACGAGCTAAATCATTTGCTGCTGCATCGTCAATATCGTTCAAAAATTCATCATGCATAACATAGCACAATTCAAAAACAGCCTCTTCTCTTTGCAAAACCTTCCTCATTGCTTCACCTGCTCTGCGTTGTCCCTCTTCGTTAATATCTCTAAATTTTCCAATTCCACTAACAAAATTGGCGGATACATAGCTTGCTTTTTGCACTTTATCAGAATTTATATCTAGATATTTTACAATAGGCTCGCCAATAAGATCGTAGGTTGACCAACAATTTGGATCATCGATGAGTTCACAAGCAACTGCAACAGTTACAATATCAGCTAAAAAACTAGCTTTGTTTTCTGTGTATTCATCAAGAGCTTCGACAACAAGTTCCGGTGAAGGTTGTATTTTCATTCGAAATGATAGTGCTGGTGCTACAAGTTCCTCAACAACTTTAATGGTGAGTTCTTTATCAAAATATATTGAGTCACTTCTCTTTATAAGAGATTCTGGTGACTTGATAAATAAAGGTCTTGATACTCTCGGAGCACTTGCAAAAAAAACATCTATATTTTCTCTTTTACACCAAGACAAAATAGTAGAAAGAGCAAAAGAAATATTTTCTTGTATTTGCAATTTATTTTCATAGTTGCATCTAAGTCCATTCATTTTAGTTCTAATGTTGATAGGTGCCCTAAAATTGGAAGGTAAAAGATCAACATATCCATTTGGTTCTATTACAGACAGTGCTGTAATGTACTCTGCTAGATTTGAAGAGAATACAACATAAAACTTGCCGTCTTTCATAGAATCATAAGCATCCTTAATCAATGGAAGAGTATCAAAGTTTGGTGCTGAGTTAAGAAAAAACATATTCTTTTCGTTCATCTTCTTCCACATACCATCGAGATCGATGAACGATTCATCATACTCAAGTTTTCCATCAACAATCTTAGTTGTCATATCGTGTGATAGAACTCTCAGTATCTTATTGTATGATTCATCTACTTCTAAAGAATGACAAGGTGTTTTCTTGTAAAAAAAGGTCTGAAAATGTGGGCTAGGAACGCTAAAGCTTGGCTTTCCGGCAACACCTTTCTTAAACCAAGTTTGACAAAGGGAACCTATCTCAAGATCAGAAAGATCTGCTTTCTCCTCTAGAAAAGACTTAAAAATTGATACTGTGTTAACGTAATCGATTAACTTTAGATTTAGATATTCAGGTCGTTCTGTAATAACAGCTTTTGCAAGCACAATATTTTTCTCCTCAGTGTCTATAAACTGTTCGAGACAGTGTATATATGCTTTGAGAATATTAAGTTTATTTTCATTACGCCATTCAATAAAGTCACGAAGACGAGCCTCAGTTGTTTTTTCATCTGTATCAAAAAGATTAATAGAAACTGGTTTTACTGGAACACAGTTAACACCCATTGATCCACCGACAAAAATAGGATCTCGAGTAATAAAGACTGCGTACTTTTCATCTTTGAAAATAGCCAAGTCCAATCTAGTAGAAAAGATAGTGTCAGTGAATCGAGGATTTTTGCAGTCAATCTTTGATAAAAGGTCTTTTGGATCTTCAGGTCCCGAATATGCTAAACTTTGTTCACGTGCCTTAATACTTTGCTGATATATTTGTTGTCTTTGATCTTTTGATGGAATAGTACTAATATCAGACAACATATTCTTAAAAATGAAAGACGATGTAGATACCATAGTTTTTAGAAATTATAAAAACCAGTTATAGTCATAAATCAATTTTAATTTTCTATGTGCTTTTTTAATAAAAAGGCGTAAAATAATATTATATTTAACAAAATAAATGGAAGAACTCTATATTTATCAAAAAACGGATACAGAGAATACAAAAAAGATGTTATCAGAATTTATGGGAATGATACCTGAACAATTTGAGATTTTTTGTTCTTTAATGGAAAGGACAGACTCTATTATCAGCGGTGGATTCCTTTTACGATCTCTTTTTGAATTTAACGATAATATTTCAGATTCTATTTACATATATTGTACTTATAACGGAGCTTTAGAAATCAATAACTTTTTAAAAGACGAAAAAATTGTTAGAGCAGAAGAACAGAATGTTAAGATTACAGATCCAAATAATAATCCTTCTGAACCGGAAGCATTTTTTTTTAAAAATAGAATAAATGTAAGATTAGAATATTTTATTGCAAGTGGAAATGGAACTAGATCTTCAAAAATAAAAATATACATTGTTGAAAAGTCAGAAGATATTCTTAAAGCTGTGAACAATTTTGATTTAAGTTTCACACATATCTGGTTTGATGGAACAAATCTTAAAACAACATATAAGGACGATATAGAAACTAGATCAGGTTATATTAATTCTGAATACACAGAATTTATCTTACATTTTAATCCGATTATGATAGAAAGGGTTCAAAAGTATAAACGAAGGGGTTTTGAAATATCATATATTTCTCCTTCTCTTAATGTAATAGTACATAATAATAAACCTGTATATGATTCTTCAAATAAGGATAAAATACTAGTTTATTTTCTATACACACACTTAATAAAACAAATGGTAACAATGGCAGAAAAATATAATGAACAAACTGTAAATTACAAAGAGATTTTAGGAAAAGCAGATATTTATCTTACTCATTTCTGGCTGGAAAAATATACATTACAACAATTCTTAAATCTTTTATCTGAATTAGAAATGAAAAAATGCCTTCTACCTTTTTGGATACAATATACATATGCAATAGAAGAAGAGGAACAGAAAAAGAGGGATAAAAAAATACTTATAGAAAGATTGAGAGCGCGACTACCACCTATCATTAAAACATATAAACCTCTAAGTGAAGATGATAAACATAAAACCGAAATTGTAAAAATGTTACTTTTTAAAGTATGCTTGTTAGGTCAATTTGCACTAGCAGCCTCTACAAATTTAGACGTTTATAAGAAAAGAGCCAGAGAATTTATTTTAGAAAAATATGGATTAGATCGTTCAGGTATAAGTGAAATCTTAAAAAAGTATGATGATGCAAAAGGGATATATTTTAGCTATCAATATAAACCATATAAAATAAGAATATATGAAAATGCAAAAATGTTATGTTTAAAAAAATATGAAGTAATTAGGTTTCAAAAAGTTAAAAAAGATATTAGAAAACAAACTAACAGTCGTGAAATAAAATGGTTAAATATAGTAGATCCTGTAGTTACAAAACCGATAAACTTTAACGAAAAAGAACTAGTATCTTATCATTCACAAGAACCAAGTGTTGATATGGACGAGGATGGTGAAAAAGTTTTTACAAATAGCAGAGGATGTCTTAGTATACATAATTTTGGCATCTATAACATAAACGCTTTTTTAAATGGAGAAGCAGTTGAAGGTTATAATATAAATGGTAATTTTCGAGATAAAAGTATAGATTTACTTGAGGAAAATGCGAGAGAAAGAATAGTATTCTTTTTGGCAAAATCTACTGATTTAACAGACTTAACACCATATTGTTATACTTTAAGCGATTTGGCAAATGATGTCGGTCATAGATTGTACTTAAATTGTGAAAATGGAAAAAGAACAACTAAGGAGAAACTTTTTGAACAAATAGATAATATTATAATAAAATTAAGTTTAGGAGATCATCAAATATACGTACCTCTTGGAGAAATTATATACGCAATATATAAAACTCAAAAACAATCATTTATTTTAATACCAACAGACAAAGTTTTTACTCACACGGCATCTTTATCTTATATATATCCTCATTTTAATATTAGATCTATAGATCATTGTCAAGACGAATCTAACAAAGAAATTCATACTATAAGAGTGTGTCAAGGTGATGGCAAAGATGATCATTGCTGGCCTATCAATGAAAGGTTAGAAAAAGTTGAATATACAAAAGATACATTTTATTTAGATCAAAAATATTATGTAGATGATGTATTAATTGAAAAATTAGATAATGAACAAAATTTTCTTGAAGAATCCTTACATCATAATATTATTGTAAAGAATATGGAAGATGAAATGAGCGAAATACTAAGTTATATGATAGATTTACAAAGAGACAATTTTTTATATCTTTTCACAGACAGATTATTATTTATGCGTGATCATGACAGAGAACAACTTGCTCTTAGTTATATGGATTTAAATCAAAAAATAAGATACAAAACTCATAAATTATTTAATTTTATCACCGAAGATAAACCTACAAAAGATTCATTTTTACGTAAGTGGAGTCGTTATTATAACTATAACCAAATTGACTACATATTAGATGAATTTCAAGAAATGAGTGAAGAAACAAGAAATGAAAAAATGAGAGAATTTTATAATTATATTAATAGTAAAGATGATCTTGAGTTAGAAAGAGACTTAGCATATGCAGACACAGATGAAGACTGAGTGTTTGTTATAACACTAAAATTCAGAAGTCGGAGGAGGATAATCCAAAGGAAATTTTCAAATTATTTAGAAAAATTTTTCCTCCTCTGCATCCGAATGAAATCTGGTAATTGATCGAGACATAGAAGTGCATATATTAAATGTTATAATTAAATGGAGCTACACACAGATAGCTTAAGAGCTCTTTCGAGAGTTATATTTCATACGATTTTGTATGAAATATAGTAGCCATAGAATTTATTTTAGAAAAAATACGGGTTCAATCTTTTAGGCATAAGTCAAATGTTAGAAAAATATGATAATGCAAAAGGGATATATTTTAAAAATACATATAAACCATTTAAAAATACAAAAATAATATAAAATGACAAAAATAACTGTTGGAATAATATCATATAATAGAATAGATATGTTAAAAGAAATTTTAGATGTATTATCAAATCAAACTGTATTATGTAAAGTTATAATTTCTGATGATGGAAGTAAGGATATTATCAATCCAAATAACTATCCTATAATAAGTAAATATATTTGGAATAAGGATATAGGGTATACAAGAGTAGCTAGATTAAATCAAATAATGAATGAATGTGAGACTGAATATTTAATATATTTAGATGATGATTGTGTACCTCAAACTAATAAATTTATTGAATCCTATATTTCAAATTTAGAAAGTTATGATGTCGTTAGAGGTAACACATCTTTTCATTGGGGAGGAGAAGCATCTGGATGGTTTAGTTGTGCTAATATAGGTTTTAACTTATTAAAATTAAAGGATATAGGAGGATTTGATATAAATTATAATGGACACTACGGGCATGAAGATGTTGATATGGGAAAAATGGTTGAAAAAGCGAATTATAAGATATTATTATTTCCTGAAGGAACTAATGTTTTACATAAAGGACAAATGTATGCAAATGGAGATAGAAGCGAAAGTATATTAGGACATAATGATAGATATTTCAAAGAAAAATGGACTTTAAATTTAAAGGTTGCAGTAATATGTGCAAATTTTGGAGATTATGATTATATTTATTCGAATAGTAATTTAATAGATAAAAATAAATTTGATTGGTATCTTTTTACAGATAATAAAAGTGAAAGATCGACATTTTGGAATATAATTAATCAAGAATTTCATCTTCAAAATAAAATAGAAGGTAAAAATAATTTTTTAAATATAGATATATCATCAAAAGTTAAAAATATGATGATTGCTAAGTATTATAAACTACAAACTCATAATATTAATTTTATTAAAGATAATAATTATTCACATATAGTATGGATTGATTCTTCAATTTCTATTTTAAATAATCATTTTGTAAATGATTTACTAGATATAATATCCAAAGATGAAGTTAATATAGTAAATTTTATTCATCCTGAGAGAAACAATATTTACGATGAAGCAAATTTATCAATAAAAATGGATAAGTATGAATGTCAAGATATTGAATCGCAAGTAAAAAAATATAAAGAAGATGGGTTTAATCAAAACAATCTATTTTGGTGTGGATTTTTTTGCAGAAGAATAAATGAAAAAATGAATAAAATATTTGACGATTGGTGGGTTGAAAACGTCAAAAATAGTTTTCAAGATCAAATAAGTTTTCCTTATGTATTATGGAAAAATAATAAATATCCTGAACATATAATACAACAGAATATGTATAATAATCAATTTTTAGGAAAAGTTAATTATCCTCATAAAAAACATATATCAACATAAATTTTACGTAAGTGAAGTGAGTATAACCAAATTGACTACAAATTTGAAGAAATGGAAAATTAGAGAGTTTTATAATTATATGGACGTTCTTGAGTTAGAAAGAGATGAATGATAATCAAATTTTCTTTAGAACTAAAAGTCGGAGGAGAAGGAAAACCTAAAATAGTTTGCACTGATACAAAAAGAGGTATATTTCATCGCAAATCATCTATAAGAAAGTTCATTCTCCTTTCAAGAGAAAAATGGGAAAAAATTGTGCAAGACAACTGGAGAATTAATGCAAAGAGCAACAAAAAAAAGCTTCTAAATTAATAATTATATTTTATGAATATAAATAATGACAACAGAAACAAAAAATTCGGTTCCTATTATTAAGAAAACTGAAAAACTTAAAGCAATTTCTAAAGCAATTTCTAAGGTAATTACTAAAGAGAATCCTATTGCTAAGATAATTGAACCACCTAAAGCGACTGCTATTGTTAAGAAAGAGAGTGTTATTTTACAACCTAAGGAGACTTCTATTGTTAAGAAAGAGAGTGTTATTTTACAACCTAAGGCGACTTCTATTGTTAATAAAGAGAGTGTTAGTGAAGAAGCGAATGTCGCTTCAGATGTTAGTGAAGAAGCGAATGCCACAACTGATGTTAGCGAAGAAACAAATGTTGATTCTGATGAAACGAACACAACATCAAATCTATTGAGTCAAGTTTCTGAAATTGGTTTAGGAAGTGTTAGTAAAATTTTAAGTGAAAAATTTGATACAGGAACTAATACTTCACTTATGAATAAAATAAATAATATGAAAGGGACAGTAACAGGCGGTAAAGTATCAATTCTTAATAAACTATTTATAGTATTGTTAGGTATAATAATAATAGCTGTATCATCTTCTGGATACTATGTTAAAAAACATTGTGGTGACAAAAATATTACTATTAATTCATCAATGGTTGAGTTTTTTATGGGTTTTGGAACAGGATTACTATTTTATGTAATTTTTGATACATTAAAAATTGTAAGTGTCCCGATTATTATTATTCTTGGGTTATTTTTATCTGTTATAGGAGGTATGTATATTAATATTTATAATAGAATGAATACTGAATGTACTGAAAACAGTATGGCTCCTGAATTATCAATTGGTATTTTAGGTTGCGGAATAGGTATTATTACGTTTGCTTTATTGTATACTATCTTAAATTTTTTAAAAAATCCTGTTACTAGAATAAGAATTGTGGCTCTTATTACATGCACATTTTTGATTATTATACCATCAATAATTATAAATATGATTAATAAATGTTCTGCATATGACGACAGTGTAGATCAAAAGACTATTAGTTCTCACAAAACAGCTCAAATAGTTAGTTTGGTGTTAAGTCTTCTAGCATTTGTAGGAATATGTGTATCCTTTTATTTTATACCACCAGTATAAATCTAATCAACCATTTAATTGAGTACGATCATAATTTTTTTATGAAAAATTATAAGTAATATAGACGTAATTAAGATTGTCTTATCTAAAGATTTCTATTTACTATGTAAAATAGAAAACTAAAATGACAAGATCTACACCTACCAAAGTTGTATCTTTGTCAAATACTAACAACCAAATCTTTAAATCTGAATTAACAACTACCAAGACTCAAATTGAAAAAACTGAATTGATGAAAACATCTGATGGATTGTTTAACTGTTCTTTGAAGTTACCGGATGGATCTTCTATTATCATTCCATTGAGAGAAGATGGAATGATTAATGCTACTATGTTATGCAAAGCACATGGTAAAAAACGACTAGATAATTATATGAGAAGTTCGAAAGAATTTATTGAAGAATTAAAAAACTTATTCCCTCAATTTGAGGGAATTGAATTATTTGTCACAACAGCAGGAAAATATGGTGGTACTTGGGTTCATCGAAAAGTAGCTATACATTTGGCTCAATGGTTATCACCAAGTTTTGCAGTACAAGTATCAAATTGGCTTGATGAACTTCTATTATTTGGTAAAGTTGAGTTAGGTCAAGAGAAATCTAATAAAGAACTAGAGAATAAATTTCAGGAACAAATTAAACAATTAACAAATGAAAATAAAGAACTTACTCATAATTATGCAAATCTTAGAAATCTGCACAATTCGTTAAAATTATCACCAACTAGAAGTAGGAGACTGCGTGTATGTTTGTCATAACAGATTAGAACCTCCGAATAGGTTTAAGATCGGAAAAACTTGCGATATTAACAAGACTCTAAAAGTTTATAGGAGGATTTCACCATATATGTTGCTTGATTTCTTATTTTTCACAAATAAGATGACATTGCTTGAGGACATTTTGTTAACAAAATACAAAGATGAAAGACGCCCTATCAATCATGAATTAGTAGAAGACATTGAAATAGAGACTATAATAGCTGATATTAAAACAATTATATCTCTTATAAAGATACCAGGTTCTATAGGATCTGTTGAAAGCATAGATATTTATAATAAGGATGTAAACACACCTAGTATTAATACATGTATAGTAGAATCGGAGGATGAAGAAGAGGATGAACAGGAAAATGAGATGAATATTTTGATTGAGAATCGTGTAGAACTTTTAGAGGAAAATGTTGATTTGATTGATGAGAAGATAGAAATCATAGAAGAGGATATGGCTATTGTAGATGAAAATTTAGCAAATGTTGAGGCAAGAGTACAAGTAATAGAAGATACTCAGAATAAAGAATATATGACTTTATTGAAAGAGATGGAAAATTATACAGATAAAAAACTAAAAGAGTGGTTGATAAGATTAAACTTACCCGTCAGAGGTAATAAAGATCTTAAAAAGCAAAAGATAACTGATCACCTTAAGAAAAGTTCTATCGTTTTAGAAAATATGGATTACAGAGAGTTTAGAGAATGTAATACATGTAAAGAAAATAAGCTATTGGATATTGAAAATTATAGAAACTTTGGTTCTGGTTATAAAAACAGATGTATAATGTGTGATCTGAAGAGTTGTGAAACTATAGTAAAATTAAGAGAAGATATAAATACTGTTATATCCGACACAACCGATACAGCAACTTTTTCTAAATGTAAAAATGTTGTTGCAATTGATGATTTTTACAAGAATAAAGCAAATCCAAATGGTCGTGAATCGCAATGTAAGAATTGCTCGGCAAAAAGAAAAAATATGAGAAATAATGATGGGGTGTTAAAGCCGATGCGAAAAATACATAAAAAAGTAATTTGTGGTGATGATAAGAAACATTGTATAGAATGTGATACTATAAAAAGTAAGGACGAATTTAGAAAATCTTCAGTCCGGAATGATGGATGCCAGATTTATTGCAAGATTTGCGACAATAAGAGATCAGCCAAGAATCGGATGTTAAGAAGAATCAAGATTGAAAGTAATTTATCATAAATATATTTTAAAATATTTCTTTACTAATAAACAAAATGAAAGAATCTACTAAAGTTAGTATTATTTTTTTTATTACTTTAATGATGGGTATGTTATCGATTTTCTTATTATTATTATTAGCAAACATTTCTAAGTCTGATTCCGATTCCGAAAATGTTGATGAAAATAAGGAAGAATGCTTTCTTTGGAACGGATCTAAGTGTGTTTATAAAAAAACATTGTTAATAATTGGATCTGTATCTTTAATAATTTTTATTAGTTTACTTTTATATTTAAGATATATTACAATATCAACTGATGACAAACTTTCAAAAAGAACCGTTTTAAATCAAATTTCTAAATTTGTTAATAGAATTACGACACATTCTAAAAAATAAGAGTTTTTAATTTATACTAAATGTAGTATAAATTATTTTTTAATGTAATTAGCAAGTGAACTAGCAGTCAATCCAATTTTTCGACGAGGAACACAAGAGTGTAATATTTTTTTGGATGAACCTCTTTTATGCCAAATTTTATAATCTATATCAGATGTTTCGTGAATAACAAGGAGACCTTCTTTTTGTGTTTCAAATAAAATAACAGGTTCGCCAGGTGTTGAAGGACGTTCTCCGAAACAATAAATATTTTTCCAAATATAACCTTTATTGTTAGGCATATGTTTAAGTTTTTTAATCATATACTCTGGAATTGTTTCTTTTGTTTTGAGAAAGTATTGAAAACTTTTCTCAACTTCACGACTGTTGTAAGCATTATTTCTATCAGCACGTCTTGCTAATTGTTCAAAATTTTTAGATTTATTAATAGCTATCTGTTTTATGTCTTTTTCATAATCTTTATTTTTTTTGACTTCCTCTTGCTTCGCACGTATCTCATTATGCACGTAATTCTCAGAATTTAATAATTCTTTATCAAATAATCCTTTTTCAACATCTAAACTCTTTTTTTGCAATGCGTCAATAATTTTTTCTCTTTGCTCAATTTTAGCACGACGAATACTTACTTGATCTGACGCCCATTTGGAAAAACTTTGATCTTTATTCATTCTTTCAATAGCTATTGTATCATTTTGAATATATATTTTTTCTTGTCTTATTTGAAATTTTATTTTATTTAGTTCACTACGTCTTTTAGAGATAACATTCATTTATATTATTTATTTTTTAACTTTTAGCTTGTTTTTTTTAAGAATGTTGCAAATAGTAAAATGGAATTGTTAAATGCAAAAGTAAAAGCAAAAATTGCTGAACATCCAACAGAGACATTTCTTCGAACAGAAAAAGAAGAAATAAATAAGGCTTTTACTGATATTTCAATATCAAATATATCAGTATCACCTCGTGTTGTCAAAGTTCCTGATAATTTTGATGGCAGAATAGTATGGTCAGGTCTTTTAACTCCTGTGATGAACCAGGGTAAGTGTGGAAGTTGTTGGGCTTTTGGAACGACAAGTGTGTTATCTGATCGTTTTAATATACAATCGATGGGTATGATGAATGTAATTCTGTCTCCTGGAAAGTTAATATTGTGTAATTTTCAAGGAAAAGAATTAGATTTTGATCATCCAGAAGAAAATATTTCTGAAATATCAAAGATTAACAGTAAGGCTTTTTATAACTCTGCATGTTATGGAAATAGTTTGCTTGATGCATGTAGATATTTATATCAAATTGGAACTACAACAGAAGAATGTCATCCTTATAGTAAAAAATTAGGTATACAGTCTGACTATCAAACAATTGGAACTTTTGAAAACGTAAATCAGTTACCACTATGTAACACTGTTTCTGGAATTCTTGGAGATATGTGTTCAGATTTTTACAATGATTCTAAAGTTGGTATAGAAGGTGGTACGCCTGCTCGTTTTTACAAAACATATCATTATTATTCTATTGCCGGAATTGAAAAGGATGGAGGAAATGAAAAAAATATTCGCGATAATATTTACAAATGGGGACCTGTAGTATCAGCTATGAAATTATATCCAGATTTCTACACATTTGATACTAAGGAAATATATGAATGGGATGGACAAGGCCCTTCTATTGGCGGTCATGCTATTGAAATTGTTGGGTGGGGAATAGAAAATAATAAAAAGTTTTGGATAGTTAAAAATAGCTGGGGTATTGAATGGGGTGACAAAGGATTTTTTAAAATTGCAAGAGGAAATAATATGTGTGAAATAGAATCTAATTGTCTTGGTATGATACCAGATTTTTTTTATCCTATGAATTATGTTGTATCTGGTCACGAATTTTTACGTGAAAACAAAGAAATAAAAGAAGGCAGAAATAAAATATACAAGCATGAAAGTACTGCTGGTGGAATTGATCCATTAACAGGATATACACGTAGAATTATGATTGAAATGCCATGGTTAGTATACACACCTCCTGTTGAATGGGAAAATCTTCCTGATTGGAAAACTTTTATAGCTGGTAGAGATGCTACTGTAGATGGCCGAGCTAAATATTTAAACAACGGAAACACAAAATACAAATTTGCTACTTATTTATTCTTCATTTTATGTTTGGGTATTATTGTTTTCTTAATAATCTTTTTTGTAAATTATGGTAAGAAAAGATTTATTTTACGCAAATGACTTATCGAACCATAGCTAAAAAAAGGTCTATGAAAACTTCTTATATCAAGACAAAAATGATCTTCAGAATTAGGTGGAACAATAGAAGGAGGTACAAGTGAAAAGCCACATTTTGTAAAAAAATCTCTATAATTTTCTGCGTGTGTTTCTCCTCCATATATTATTATATTATGAGCATGACTAGGTTGATCTGATATATCTCTACCTATCGGTGGTTTTTTTGTTAAATTGAATTGTTTAAAAACTCGTGATAAAAGATATACATCAGCACTATATGTATTAGCAAGAAGAAGATAATTTTGAATCATCTCATATGCTTGTTTAACAATCATTTTATCGAAGTTTTTTTGATTTCTTATAAATGTGTCTATGTTTTTTATAGATTCTATTACTTCATTTTTTAGTGGTTTTATTTCTTCTATTAATTTGTCTAAACAAAAAGTAAGAATAAAATTTTTTATCTGTTCGGGTAATTGTCCTAATTCTTTATTGGTATATGAATTATCAATTGTAAACTCTTTTTTCCAAAATTCTCTCGTATAATTATTGGTATCTGTGTCTAACGAATTAATGTCAAAGAGTTTTTGAAATATTTCTGTATATTTGTTCGCGATACTGAATAATTCTAAAAAATCTAACTCTTCTTGAGGATTTATCTTTTGTTGTTTCTTTTGTTTTGTAAAAACGTTAGTTATATCTTCATAAAATTGGTTTATATTAGTAGATCCATCATTGTTTATCATTCTAGCGTCAAAATAATGAATTCTTGCCATTTCACACTCTGGAGAATGACGTGTTTCTTTTTCAATACATACTTTTAAACGTTGAAATATTTTTCCGATACGATCGTTCATATTATATTCTTTCATATCTCCATATTTGACACCTTTATACGATGGAATTTCCAAAAAAAGATCAATAAAAACATCTGATGTTTGGATAAGAGAATAAAAAAAATCTTCTACAAGTAATTTTTGAGGACCCCAATTTATTTTACTTGCGTCTGAAAAACGTGTATCACAGTCTTGTATTTCAGAATGAACTTCTCCAAATATATATATCATTTTATTTAAATCCTGATTCCAATGTAGAGTAAGAGAATTTGGACCTCCAATAAAATCAGGAATTATCTGTTGATTTTTTAAATGATTATTAATAAGTTTTGTCAAAACAGGTCTTTTAACAAGTATTTCTTTGCCGTCGTCTACAGATATTTCATATAAACTTTTAGTTATACCACTATCAAGTTTATCTAAAATTTTTGTGTCATACGTATTTATTAGTTCATCTATAAGTTTTCCAAGTTCTTTCTTTTGTTCTTTTTCAAAATATGTATTCATTTAATTTATTAAATATAGTAAAATTAAAATAAATCAGAAATTACAAAACAGTTGGTAAAAATATTATACAAGTATTTGTATAACATTATAATTCTATAGTTTATCGACGACTCTTCTTTGAAGGAGATTTACGCTTTGGTGAACGCGACTTACGCTTGGGAGACTTAACCTTGGGAGACTTACGCTTAAGAGAACGAGATTTAACCTTAGGAGATTTACGCTTAAGAGAACGACTCCTCTTCTTTCGGCAACGACCACTAGATACGTCACGAATTTTTCCTGAACCACACTTCTTCTTTCGACAACGTTTGCTAGATACATCACGAATTTTTCCTGGACTACAAGGCTTCTTTCGGCAACGACCTGTCTTTCTGCTACGGGTTTGACCAGAAGCACACTTTGTTTTTGTTATAGAACTTGTCATTTTATTATTATGCAATATTTTCTAAATTTAAAAAGTTTTATTTTGTATTTTTATTTAATTTATGAAAGCAAATAAGTTTATTCTAAGAAATTGAGTAATAACTTTATTATTTCCAAACTATTTTTTTGTTTTCATAAACGTAAAACTTATTTTATCTTATTTAAGGCTTTTGTTCTTTTCTGGCTCTTTGTATAGAGTTTTCACTAGGTTGTACATGAACTGGAACTGTCGATCCCATCACAGCTTCTATTGCTCTTTGATTAGCTCTCGCACTAGTACGTTTTCCTGAAGCTTTTCGAGCTTCAAATAACAGAGCGTCTTTGACTTTTCGAGCTTCAGCTTCTGCTTTTTGGGATGCGGCGTGTCTAGCTCTTATTATTCGAGCATCTCGTTCTTCTCTTTCTTCTCTGGCAGCTCGAGCGGCTTTAGTTTCTACTTGAGTTTTTTGAATTCGGAATTCTTGCGGAATAAATCCCTTACGATTTTCTTCAAAAATTTTCTGTTGTTGATGAGAATTTAATCCCAAAAAACCAGAACTAAGTTCTGAATTGACTGTAACAGGAGCCTGAGTGTGATGACGCTGATACGCAAGCATAAATTCGGTTAGTATTTTGAATTGACGTCTATTATGTATAAGTATAAATTTCATCACTGAATTAAGAAAAAATTCTTCTGCTTCTTCATCGGAAACTCTTATATACTCTATTATATTATTATATGAGTATTGTCGATACTCTTCTGTACCATATTCAATTGCATCATTTATAATGTCTTGATGTAATCTAGGAAATTGTTGTTCTATGATATTTTTAATTTTAGCCGATAAAGTATTTGCGGAGGGAGCGTAACTATCTGAATTTCGATAAGAATTCATTTTATTTATAAAAATATTTTAAAATTTATATATAAAATGAATAATCTATTGGAGGAATGTAATGAAATATTATACAAATAATTATTTGTATAATATATATACTTTTTATTTATTCTTTATTTATTCTTTGAGTCCTAAATTGATAATTTTATCAAAAGTTCCCATAACTACTTGATGTGCTATGAGAAGAGTAATTTTACCATTAAAATTTTCTCTAATAGAGTTAAAAACAGTTTCTGTCAAATCTTGATCCAAACTTGACGTACATTCGTCTAATAATAACAAAGGTGTATTAAACATTTCAGCAAGAGCCATTGTGTAAGCTAAAATCACACGAGAAAGTTCTCCTCCGCTAAGCATATTTATATCTGCTTCCATACCTTTGTATTCAATTTCTATATTAATTTGAGGTTTTGTGGTCTTTTTTGTTTCTTTAAAAGTTTGCAGATTTACAGAGATCGGATTATCTGGAAAAAAACAGTCAAGATAAACACGTGCGTGAGCGTTAATGCTATCGATAATGTTTAACATTGCAATGCTTTCAGCTTCCAAAATTTTATCTTTTAGTTTTGTAGCCGACGCGTGTTCATTTTCAGCTATTTTTTGAGCAAGTTCCAATTCTTTTACTTTAACTTCCCATCCTCTGTAATTATTTAGAGATGATTGATATTTTTCCCACTCTTCTAGTTCATATACATTTTTTTCACAATTTTTCTTTTTTTCATTTAATTCAAAAAGTGTTTTTTCTAATTCAGACATTTTTTTTTCTAAAGTATTTGTTGTTTGAATTATGTTGTACTTATTTTTGTGATTTGTTGAAGCATTTTCTAATACTTTTTTACATTTCAAAATAGATTCTGTTGTTTCAGAACAACGTTTTTTCAAAACAGATAATTGCTCTTTTTTATGTTTTTGTGTATTAATTTTTTGTCTCAGTTCTTCTTCATTTGTTACAGGATGTTCAGATCCGTACTTACTTTGAAGAGAGTTTTTTCTAGACTCTAATTTTTCAAAACTTTTTTTAAAATTAAAGTATGAAGAAGAGAATCTTTCTTCTTTGATTGCAATTTCTAAATCTTTCTTCTTCTTCTCTATTTCGGTTTGAGTTGTTTGATATTCACGTAAATATTCCAAATCTTCCTTAACAGATTCTAAAGAAGGAAGTTCTTCGTAAGAATCACACAAAATATTTATTTCATTCTGAATTGTTACTTTTCTTTCTAGATTATTTTCATCAGATTGAATATTTTTCTTGAGAGTAGTAATATATTGTTTTAAAATATTTACTTCTTCTTTTAATTCTTTAAGATCAATCTTACTCTCTTCATTTACATCTTTTGCAAGAACTAGTTTATTATCAACTAATCTGATCTTAGAACAACATGAAGGGCAAGAGTATAATCCTTTTTGAGAATAAAGTTTATCATATAAATGTTGTTTGTTTTCTAGTTCTACTTCTTTTGTTATTAATTCTTTCTTGTTCTTTTCAAGATCTTTACTATTACCAATTTTTTTTAATTCATCGGATAGAGAATCAATACGAACTAGATCAGAAAGGCATTTTTTAAGATCATCCATTGTGCTTAATAATTCGTCTTTACTATATTCTTTCCATAAGACATTTTTATATTCTTGCAAAGTATTGTTCATTACAGATTCTTCTTCTAAACGCATTTCTTCTAATTGAGATTTATCTAAAGAAATTTGCGTTTGAACAGCGTATAGTTCACGAAGTGCTAAAACAATAATCAAAGATTTTTCTAAAGACTCTAAAACATCGTCACCATCATATTTTAAACTATGAATTTCTTTATTATTTTCTGATAAAGTATTATCAAGATTTAAAAGTGTTTCTTTTCTGCTTGCAAGAGTCGCTTCCAGAACCCTAACGTCTGCTAATTCTTCAGATATTTTTTTAAGATCTTTTTCGGTTCTAGAGATCAAGACTTTACAGTTTTTTAAACGAATAATTTCGTTTTTTTGCACTTTATCTCTATCTGATTTTTTGCACTTTAAAGGAAATTTTTTTTCTACTGGTTTTTCTATCTCTTCTAAAACGTTTTTAGCCATTCCTAATTGAGATACGATTCCTACTAAAGAGTCTGACGTTTGTAAAATGTATGATTTGCATTTTGCTTTGATTTTTCCTAAATCTACATCTCGAAAAGCAAATTTTTCTAGAAAAGCTAGCTTTTCAAGAGGAGACATAAGTATAAAACTATTTAAATTATTTTGTTGAATATAACCAGTCACTTTGAATGTGTCCCCAAACGTTTTGTTAATAATTTCTTGTGCAGATTCGTCTTCGTACACATCGTTTACAACAAGTCTGTTAGGCCTTTTTGTTCTTATGATTTTTAAATCATCAAAATCAAGTTCAACTCTACAAGAAGTTGCCCCGTTTGCCTGTAATTTATTTCCTTCTCCAAACAGAGCAAAAAAAATACCTCTTAAAATAGATGTTTTTCCTACACCTGAAGGACCTGATAGGAGAGCAACACCGCTATTACCAAAATCAAAAGTAGAATCTGTATAACACAAAAAATCTTTCATTCGAATTTTCATTCTATTCTTTCTTAGAGTAATTGAAAGTTTTAACTAATTATCATTTTGATTTTATAGAATAACAGCAATTTTTTGAATGAAATTTTTAGTAAAAACCACTTAAGAGAAAGAGACTTTTTACATAAATGTCTGATAAACTAACCTTTGAAATATATAATAAAAATCGTCTTGCTGTAAGAGGAGACAAAAAACTTTATAACGATCTTGTTAAAAGTATTGGAGGTCGTTGGAATTCTCGTATGCATGGTGGAGAAGGGTGGATATTACCTATTGAACAAAAAAGTATTCTTGAAGATTTAATCAATGCTTTAGGAAACGATGACAAACAAAAAGATAATGATGATCCTGAAGAGGAACCGGAAGAGGAACCGGAAGAGGAACCAGAGGAAGAGGAACATGACGAAGAACCAGAAGACTGTTCTTCAAGTGATAATGATCAAAAAAAGAAAATAAAAGGATGTTCAGACTTTGAAAATCGTAAATTAAAAGAAGAGGAGTTTAAAAAGATACAAAAGGAAAGAGAAAAACAAATGATTAAAGAAGAAGAACTAAAAAAGATAGAAAAGGATAAAAAGAAAAGACTAAAACAAATGATTAAAGAAGAAGAAGAGCTAAAAAAGATAGAAAACGAAAGAAGAAAAGAAAAACAGCGTAAAAAAGATGAAATAAAAAGGCTTGAACAAGAAAAAGCAGAACGCAAATCAAAAAAAGGTACAGACTTGGTAAGTATTAAAAAAGAAGATCCTGTTGAATATTACCGTTCTTTTTCTAAAAAGCCATCTGAATTTCGCAAATTGTACGAAAATTCTGATTCTGATAATTCATCATATTCATCTTCCGCTTCTAGATCTGAAAGTTCAGATGATTTTCCAAGCCCTAGCACACCAGCTAAAAACCGACATAAGAAAAAGAGTGATCAAGAAAATAACCACGAAGATTTATTTGAAAAAGTAAAAGATCTTCAGAGAAGGTTGTATGAAATAGAAAACCAAAATAGAAAAATAAAGGCTTATATATACAGATGATTTTTATAAGAATAAAACATAATATAAATTATGTTTTATAATAAAAAAATTACTAAATAACTTTACCACCCATAATTTTTACTATCGTTTTTACTAAATGGGTATAATATCCACTACAAGCTGGTATAAAATATTTAGAGTTAGACATAAAAATAAAGTCCTCATCTGGATTTTTTCCAAGTCTTAATTCTACAATATATCCTTTTTTTTCTAAATACCTTTTCATTACATTAATGTACTTAGAGCTTTTAGGTGTTGGTATATCTAGATGACTTGCTGAAACGAGTATAATTTTTTGAATGTTATAATGTTTTAATTTATTTATTTTTTCTTGAATATTTCTGATTGGACATGTGTAATTTGAAGAAGTCCTAAAACTCTGCATATATGTATAACTTGTTAAAATTTGAATTAAATTATGCGGATTCTTTTCAATAGTATCTCCTAGTCTAAGGTGTATTACCAAATCGTTATTTTTTGGTAAGTCATTTGTAAATTTACTTCTTTCTCGGATAATATTTGCTAAAACATTATAATTTTTTTGAGTTTTTGATTTTTTCATATATTCTGTTGCAATAGAGTCTGGAAATGCATTAAAGTGATATTTCTCTCCTTCCTCTGACCATCTAATTTTATGGCAAATCATATCACCCAATCTATACAATTTATTATTAGAATATAATTCATACAAATCTTCATCTAATTCTTCTTTAAATATTGGTTCTAATATGTTTTCCCATTTTTTTATAATTATAAGTTCTTCAAACCAAGTTATAATTGTAAATAACAAAATTAAAACTCCTAATAATGCTAGAAAAGTATTTTTTGTAGCAAAACCGTATATAATAACAAACAACATCATTGATATTACCAAATATCTCGAATTATATAAAAACTTTAAAGAAAAAGGATTAAATTCTTTTACATATTCGATAACATAATAAAAAATCTTTTTCAATAATTCTTTTATATTTTTTTTGTTATTAACGTTCTGAGACATTTTATTATAACATAACTTTATAATTTATTACTAATTTATGTTATAATAAAATGTAAATACAAGTATAAAAATATATCTAGCCTTTTACTATTCGATAATTAATATAACCATTCGATTGAGTGATACGAATTACATCACCACGAACATAATCATAAAAACGTGCAATTGGACGATCGACACGTAAAACTCCAAATTTTAATCCATATAATTTTTTAAATTCATTCGATTCTTCATCGTTTAGTTTTTCAAATTTTGGTTGAAGACGATGTTTTGTAATGTTGATTTGCAAATCTTCTTCTGCAAAGAGCTCTACTTTCATATCTTCTGTTTGTTCTAAAGTGCTTTTAGTAGCTGGTGTGACTTTGTCTCTATATACTACAATTGAATGATCAACACCTCTTTCGCTCATAATAGAAAAAATTTCTTTCATACTCTTTGTATCAAAACTTGAAGCTTCGTTAAAAAATACTATAACTTGCTTACCATTTGGTTTTATAGCTATAATATCTTCGGTGTCAACAATTGTATACCCTCGTTGAGATAACATCTCTAAACAAATTTCTTTAGCTTTTTCTTTAGCTTTTTCTTTTGACATTTTTATTTTTTGTTAAACTTACTTACAATTTTCAATTTTAAAATATTAAAACTATGAGTTTTTAATGTTTAAACTAATTTTTTAAATTTAGAAAATATTGAGTAATAATAAAAAATGACGATTGCATATTCTCCAAAAAAGAAATGCAAACCTAGTCAATCACGTAGCCGAAAATCCGGTCGTTGTCGAAAGAAGCCTTGTAGTCCGGGAAAAACCCGAGATCTAATAAGTGGTCGTTGTCGAAAGAAGAAGTGTAGTACAGGAAAAACCCGAGATGTTTTTAGTCGTCGTTGCCGAAAGAAGAGGAGTCGTTCTCCTAAAAAATCATCTCGAAAGTCTCCTAAGAGACAGTCGTCTAAGAGACAGTCGTCTAAGAGACAGTCGCCAAAGAGAAAGTCGCCAACCACAAAGAGTCGTTCTAGGAAACCATGCAATAAAGTAGGACAGACTCGAAGCCAAAAATCTGGACGTTGTCGTGTTCTACCGTGCAAAGATGGTATGATTCGAAACAAAAAATCAGGAAATTGCCGAAAGAAGTGTCTTCCTGGACAATATCGTAGTAAGAGATCAGGTCGTTGCAGAAAAATTGGTTCCGCTAGGAGAAAGTCACCGTCGACAAAGAGTCGTTCGACAAAGAGTCGTTCGACAAAGAGTCGTTCGACAAAGAGTCGTTCGACAAAGAGTCGTTCGACAAAGAGTCGTTCGACAAAGAGTCGTTCGACAAAGAGTCGTTCGACAAAGAGTCGTTCTAGAAAATCACCCTGTAAAAAACCAGGGCAAAGACGAAGCCGAACATCTCATCGCTGTCGTGTTCCACCATGCAAGGATGGTATGATTCGTAATAAAAAATCAGGAAACTGTCGGAAAAAGTGCCTTCCTGGTCAATATCGTAGTAGAACATCCGGACGTTGTAAACCAATTGGTTCGGGTGGTTCGGGATCGGGTGGTTCGGGTTCGGGTGGTTCGGGTTCGGGTGGTTCGGGTTCGGGTGGTTCGGGTTCCGGTGGTTCGGGTTCCGGTGGTTCGGGTTCCGGTGGTTCCGGTGGTTCGGGTGGTTCGGGTTCGGGTTCGGGTTCCGGTGGTTCAAGATCAAGTTCCAGAAATGCATTAGATAATGTGTTAGCAAGACTTGGCGCAAATATGCCAGACCCTTTTTCAATGTTTGGTGGTCTACAACCAGCAGATAGTAGAAGAATTCATTCACGAAAAATGAAAAGTAAACCAGCAGATGTAGGTTATCCTATACCAGAACCAGATGGTTCTGGACGCGCTTCTGTTATGCCTGTACCCAAGTATAAAACTGTCAACGGTGTGACATTACGCAACCCTGATTACAAACCAGTCAATGTACCAAAGTATAAAACTGTCAACGGTGTAACATTACTCAACCCTGATTACAAACCAGTCAATGTACCAAAGTATAAAACGGTCAACGGTTTGACCGTACTCAACCCTGAATACGGAAAAACAAGTAGTAAGCCATTAGTTGCTTCACTTGTCCCTGTTGAAGACAATTCTCATTGGTCATTAACACATTTACCACAACCAGATCATTCTCCACCTAAAAAACCTTCAGCCAATGTACTGGATGCGCTTCGTAAACACGATGATTTCAGACGGTTACACGATCCTTCTCATCCTGAATATAGGAAATAGATAATTTGTATGATAGTAATAAATCATTAATGATTTATAACAAAAACAATTTTCTTTAAACTTTTTTTTACACTCTTTAAATAAATATGACAACAAACTTAGAAGACTATACTGTTAAGGAATTAAATGTGTTTGCAAAAAAATTAGGGTTAACTGGATATTCAAAATTAGCTAAAAAAGAATTAATCCGTTTTATTAAAAATAATATGTCTAATGGAATTGATAAATGTAAAACTAAAAAATGTGTATCAAAAGATATTTGCAATCCAGAAAGTGGCAGATGTGTTTCAAAAGAAGGAAAAATTGGTAAAAATCTATTACAAAATGTAAAAGAAGACGAATGGATTATTTTTACACTTAATAGTTGTTCATCGTGCATAAAAGCAAAAGAACTTTTTAATTTACTTGGGATCAAATATAATCAAATAGAAGTAAAAGAATCGGAAAGAAAGAACGTTTTATCTAATTTAAAAGAAATTACAAGTGATTATAAATATTTTCCTATTATTTTTAAGAATAAACAATTTATTGGTGGATATGATAAATTAAACGAGATGTTTACTCCCAGACCTAATATTTCAAAAATTCATATGATGAATCCAATACATATGTCAAAAATTAATTTTGCAGGATACCCCTGGGAAGATCTAGTATCAATGCTTTATATAATGCATCGACATCCAAAAGAATGCGTTGCCATACCAATTGGTCTTTTAACTAGCTCCGGAAAATTAACAAGCAAAGCACAAAAAGTAAAACAATTTTTTGATACTTCTTTGGAATGGTCGGAAAAAAAAAATAATTTTGTTGTACCAGTAGGATTGTGGAATTCTGTAAAATCTTGTTTGGCAAAAGGATCAAAATTTATAGTTATGCCTTTTGGTTTTAACTGTATTAATGGTCTCGCACATGCTAATTTTTTGGTTTATAATTCAGAAACAAAAGAACTTGAACGATTTGATCCACATGGTGTTATACAAAATGGGTGTTTAAATCCTCCAAGATTTGCCGAAAAATTGGGAAAATTATTTAACGATAATGTAAAAAGAGGAATGGTTAAAAAAGTGTATGATCCATTAGATTATTGCCCAGTTATAAGTTTTCAATATATTCAAGAAGGAGAAATAAAAGAAAAGAAACCAGATGATCCTAGAGGTTTTTGTCTAGCTTGGTCAGCATGGTATGCGGATACTCGTTTATCAAATCCAAATAAATCACGAGAAGATGTCGTTAAGATGTCTTTAAAAGAATTGAAAGATAGACCTACCTCATTTACAGAATTTATCCGTTATTATGCTGGATTTTTAGAAAAAGTAGGTAAAGAATTAAAAAGAGGTAAAAGTCCTGGAGATGTTTTTGCCAAATATATTCAAAAATACACTTAAAAGGAAATAATAATTAAGTAAAAATGGGTAAAAAAAACCAACTTGATAAATCAGAATCTTTAGCTGATCTTTTTGACAATCCTATGACAAGGTCAGCAATGGCTGCTTTATCTGAAGAAGATAAGGCAAAATATAAGATGATTGGAGATCATTTATACGGACGTGTTAATTTTGAAGATGGACAAACTTTAAATAATATGCCTCCACCTATGGCAGAAGCTGTAGCTTATATAGAAACATCATTAATGTCTGGAATGCATCCATCTATGTTAGAAGACAATGAGAAAGCTTTATTGAAAGATAATTACGGAGATGAATGGTATAAGAGATGGGGATATATAGAAGCCGATTTAAATGATATAGTAACACTTACCTTTGATATTTATAAAAATTCTTAAGATAAAAAATTGATTTAAATTTAAAACATAAATATAAGTATAAAATATGATTAGAAGTGTACCAAAAGTTTCTTTACAAATAAAAATTGCATTTGGATATAAAATGGGAGTTGGTAAAGATGAAGCATGTTCATATCTTTCTAGTAAATATGGCGGTGAAAAAATTTCCTTTGCGTCTCCGATATATGATATACAACGGTATGCTCAATCGCGGTGCGGATTTTCAAATGAAAAAGACAGACAATTTTTACAATATATTGGTACTGAATGGGCGAGAAAGAAAGATCCATATGTTTGGATTAATTTAGCTATAAAAGATTCTCCAAAAGAAGGAAATGTTTTTTTATCTGATTTACGATTTCAAAACGAATTTCAGGCTTTAAAAAAAGAAGGATGGTGTTGCGTAAAAATTGATCGTTCATTTTCTGATATTGAAGAAAGAAAGGGATCTGGATCTGTTTTTCATGAGAGCGAAACATCTCTTGATTCTCTAGACGAAACTGAGTGGAATTATGTAATTAAAAATAATGACACAATCGAAAATTTTTACAAATCATTAGATAAATTATATCTTAATATTTGGCGTAATAATGTAAAAGAACTTTAAAAAATAAAGAATTGTTTTTAAAAATAAATTTAGATTTTTAAAACGATGTTATTATATAAAAATGGTCGCTGTAGCAAATAGTTGGAATAGATATCACGAACAGCTATTAAAAAAATGGTCACAAATTAGCAAAACATATAGTATAATGCACAGTTTGTGTGCAACTTATTATTCAAATTGGCACAAACGTTTAGGAATTCCGGTTGTTATTATAGGAGGTGTAACTGCATCTTCTATTTTTTCAAGTAATAAGAACGATTCTGAAGCTTGGACTTATATAAATGGTGGGCTTGCTTTATTTGTCGCAGCATTGTCAGGTATAAGTAGTTTTATTGGAACTGCCGAAAAAACAAACAAACACCAAAACGCTTCTTTTAAATATACTAAAATAGCTATGGATATTGATACTATGCTCTCTTTTGGACGTCACGAAAGAACACAAACTCCACAAGAATTTATTCAAGAAAAAAAATCTGCAATGCTTGATATTAGAGAAAATGTACCCGAAGTTCTTACTTGGGTGATGAATGATTATTTGAAAAAATTTGACAAAACGTTGACAGATACAAAATCAAAAGTAAACACGACAATTGGAACTTATATTGAACCAAAACTCGGTTTGGTTTATGATGAAGAAAATTCTAACTCTGATACCAGAGGGCCTAGTACTGAAAGTTCAGGTTCAAGTGTTAAACAGGAAGAAATACATACTGGTGAAATGTTGTCTGATTTTGGAGATAAATCGTCAACTCAAATGTTTAGTGCGAGTGAAAAAATGAAAGTTGCAAGTGAGTCTGATTCAGAACAAGAAGATCATGAACAGATAAATCATCATATTATAAATTGTTAAATTTATATTAAATTGTTAAATTTATATTAAATTGTTAAATTTATATTAAATTTAACAAATACAGCCTATATATTTTCTAAAAATGTGTAAATATAATCTTGTGATTTTATTGATTTTTTAATTTTATCTTTTAGTTCAAAACAAGAGTTTTCTTCATCTTCACATAAAGGAAGTTGAAGAGCTGAAATAGTAGATTCTTGAAATGCCGAAATTATAATCAATAACATCACAACAGGAAATGCTGAATTAAAATCAAAGTATTCGTAAAAAAATACGCTAAATAATATCATCAATGTTTGTAAATATTTAAGATGATTTTTAGCTTTGTTTGTGTAATTTTTAACATTTGAACGAGTAATATTTATTATTTTTGATTTATTTTCACATATTTTCTTACGTGCTGATTCTATATCTTCAAATATTTTTATTAATTTTTTCATATTATTTGATAGTTCAGTTGTCCTACTCAATTGTTCTTCCGTATCTTTTATTTTAATAATGAACTGCTTATTTCTTTCTTGTAAAGCATTGTTCATAAGAATTATGTAACTTTCAGACATTGAAATATCAGATGATAATCGAGTTTCGGATTCAACATTTTCAATTTGCATTTTATTTTAGAGTTTAGAGTTTAAATTTATTATTTTATATCTATAGTTCAATTTACGTAAACGTATTATTTATACTTTCTTTCGAACTAAAATTAAAAAGTCGGAGGAGGAAGGAGCAAAATAAAAAAGATAATCCAAAGGAAATTTTCTACGAATTTTTCAAATTATTTAGAAAACAAAAGGAAAAGGAAAAGGATTTTTTTCCTCCTCCAAACTTTTTAAAATCCGGAGGGAGGAAAAAAGATTTTTTTGGAGAAATGTATTTTTAAAAAGAGTCTTACACACACACATTTCAATTTTTTTTGAAAAAGTGACTTTAATCAGAGAATTGTGACTATTTTCATTTTTTTTATCCGAAAAAACCCCATTTTTACCCATTTTTACCCATTTTTAATTTACTAAAGAAATGTGATATTTATCTAAATAAAAACCTTATATTTAACACTTATCTAAAGATAGGGTATCAAAAATAGAATAATATGGAACAATGTAATTTTTGTTCTAACATGTTTGGTGACAAAAAAATGTTACGTCGTCACCAAAAAAATACACAGTATTGTTTAAAAATACAAGAAGCAAAAAAAAAGGAACAGGCTGAATCTGAAGCTAAATTGCTTGAAGAATCTAAACTCAAAGAAATAGAAGAGCTCGAACTCAAAAAGACAAAAGAAGCAGAGGAACTCATTTTAAAAGAGAAGGCTACCGAATTAACTTGTCAATTTTGCGGTAAACAATTCAAAACTAAATATTTGTTAAATATTCACCAAACACAAACAAAATATTGTCTTAAAATACAAGAATCTCAAAATTTTCAAAATATTATAGAATCTTTATTTACTTGTAACTTTTGTGAAAAAAAATTTTCAACGAAGCATTTTAATAGACACGATTCCACATGCAAGAAAAAAATACAATTTCTTCTTAATCAAAAAGATGAAGAAAATATAAGATTAAAAGCTGAAAAAATTGAGAAAGCAGAAGAAATTGCCAAAATGAAGACTGAAAAAGCAGAAGAGATTGGTTCAATATATAAAGCAGCAGCGGAACGTGCTCAGGCTACTATTGATGAGATAGCTAAACAACCGACTTATCAAAAAAACAGCACTCGAAACATTCAAAATAATCTTATGATATCAAGTCTTACTCCTCTTGATTTAGCTCAAGCTCGTGTTGACAGTATAATAGATGAAAAATATACAAAAAATGATTTTTATGAAGGTCAAAAGGGTGCCGCACATATTATACACAAGCATATTCTCACAGACAATAACGGTAAATCTCAAATAGTTTGTACTGATACAGAAAGAGGTACATTCCATCATATAGACATTAATGGTGAACACGTTATTGATTATAAGAACGTTCATTTGATCAACAGAGTCCATTTACCTCTTAAGAGAAAAGCTGGAAAATTTGCGGCGGAAGAGTATGTAAAAAATCCATCCGCTTCAAAGGAAATTATAATGAATGAGACTTCTATAAGAGAACTAGAATCTAAACCTGGATTGTTTAATAGGACATTAGCTCAACTCACAAGAAAAAATTGTGCAAGGCCACTATCTGTCGAATCATCATCGTCAAACATTATTTTATCAATCACGGAAGGCTGGTTATTGGAAAATACAAAGTTCTTAACAATTGAACATATATTAAGGGGGGCTGAGGGATACGCTGATTATGCACTTTCTTATCCTTTATGTGATAGGCTTTTAACAGATGAAGATTATTACAACTCTGTTTCAAAAACTAGTATATTGAGATATATAGGTGATAATGGTATTATAATAACAGATTACGGTGGAAAGATATTGACTGCTATGATAATGAATTCTCTTAGAGAAAGAAATAAAATCTTAAAAGAAGAGAATACAAATGAAGATATTATTTTTCCTGATCTAGATGATTTGTCATTTCAAGAAGAATTTATAGACCTCATAATGAGTAATATATAATGAATGTCTTTTTTCTTTCTTGTAAAGAATTGTTTCATAAGAATATGTAAATTGTTATTTAATTGTCTGCATTTTTATCTAATATTTTTATTTTACAAAACAATTTTTTACATTTATTATTCGTATATAATAAATGAAAAGATCTCTGTGTAAAAAAAGTCAGACTCGTGATCGCATAACGAAACGTTGCCGTAAAAAAAAATCTCCTGGACCAAAACGTAAGTCTACAAAACGTAAGTCAAGAAAGCCAAGTAAGGTTTTTAATCGTTCGACGAAACGTAAGTCTCCGAAACGTAAGTCTCCGAAACGTAAGTCACCGAAACGTAAGTCTCCGAAACGTAAGTCTCCGAAACGTAAGTCTCCGAAACGTAAGTCACGTTATCTAACCTTACACCAAAAATGGCAAATTGATTCCGATATAATTCATCGTTCGACAAGACGTAAGTCTCGTTATCCAACCTTACATGATAAATGGCAAAATGATTCCGACATAATTCATCGTCGTTCGGCAAGAAGTAAGTCCCTAAAACGTAAGTAAGTCCCTAAAACGCAAGTCACGTTATCAAACCTTACACGAGAAATGGAACATTTATTCTGAAATAATGTAAATTCTTATATACTCTCGTAAAGCTATTTAATGAATTAAAATAAAATATAAAATGGATTATATGAGATTATATAAAGATTTTAATCATTTATGGAGTCCTATGAAGCATCCAGACAATACTATTGGCAAAGAAATGTTGATAAAAGATGAGTATTATATTTGGAATCCATCCACGACTATTATATTATTCCGTTTTGAAGGACATCACTCTGAATATGCTATACTAGCAAAAATTATTATTTATAATGGAGTTATGCAATCAGAAGATAATATACCTCAAGTTTTGGGTACATCTGGTGATATTTTTTATAAACTAAATAATTTTTAATTAATTTATTATATGTTTGGTTTAAAAACATATAATTATGATTAAATAAAAAATGATAGCTTTTATCACAGGATGTACAGGACAAGATGGTTCTTATTTATGTGAGTTATTACTTGAAAAAGGATATGAAGTTCATGGTCTTATTAGAAGATCAAGTAATATAAATACAATTCGAATTGATCATTTGTATAAAGATCCACATGAAAAGGGAATCAAATTCTTTTTGCATTACGGAGATATGAGTGATACATCTTGTTTAGAACGTCTAATAAAAGAAATTCAACCTGACGAAGTATACAATTTAGCTGCAATGTCACATGTACGTGTATCTTTTGATTGTGCTGAATACACAGGAAATATTGATGCACTTGGCACGTTGCGTCTTCTTGAAGCTTGCAAAAATCAAAAAAAGAATATAAAGTTTTATCAAGCTGGTACGTCTGAAATGTATGGTGGTGTGTATGATAAACCACAAAACGAATTAACTCCATTTAATCCACGATCTCCTTACGCAATTGCCAAGTTATATTCACATTGGATTGTTAAGAATTATCGCGAATCGTATTCTATGTTTGCAGTGAATGGAGTCTTGTTTAATCATACTTCTCCACGACGAGGAGACACTTTCGTAGAACAAAAAATTGTAAAAGCGGCTGTTGCAATTTCACAAGGTAAACAAAAATGCCTTTACCTTGGAAATATTTACTCTTACAGAGATTTTGGACACTCCAAAGATTTTGTAAAAGCTATGTGGTTGATGTTACAACAAGAAAAGCCAGATGATTATGTCATTGCATCTGGACAAAAATATTTAATAAAAGATATTGTTAATAAAGTTTTCAAAATGGTTGGTATGGAAATTCAGTGGCATGGAAGTGGAGATACAGAATACGCTTGTGTTGATGATAATGTTGTAATACGCATAGATCCAAAATATTATCGCCCAAGCGAAGTTGAGTCGTTACATGGTGATTCAACAATAGCAAAAACGAAATTAGGTTGGGAACCAGAATATGAGTTAGATACTATTTTAGATGAAATGATAAAAGCAGTTATAGTGTAAACTTAAAAACAAAATTGTATAATAAAAATGACAGAAAAACTTACAAATTTAAAAACCATTCTCAAAAATAAAATAAGCGATAAAAAAATGGACAGATCTGGTAAAAAACAAAAAGAAATTATCTTGGGTCAAACATTCGAAAAATTTGGAATAGATATTAATAAATTTAAAGATGATCTTAAAGCAGTACAAAAACAAGGAGGTCTTGAAATCAATCTTAAAAAATAAATAATTTTTAATTAATTCTTACTTATTAATTAAAAATGTCAAGTTCTTATTTAAAAAATGATTCAGAAAATGTTTACGATTTAAATACTGAAAGGAAATTACGACAGTATATTTTAGATACTATAAAATCTTTTAGAAAAAATCGAGAATTAAGGAATGTAAGCAGAGGATACAACCCTCGAACAGAACCTGATGATAGTAGTAGCGATGAGGAAGAGGAAGAGGAAGAGGAAGAGGAAGAGGAAGAGGATAGTGATGATTATAGTGATCTTTGGGTTAATACTAATCATATTGGTGAGGATGTTAGTGATGAGGATGTTAGTGATGAGGATGTTGGTGATGAGGATGTTGGTGATGAGGATGTTAGTGATGAGGATGTTAGTGATAACTCTCGTATAGCAAGAGAAGAAGCAGACAGAGCTCTTTTGGATTATGAGTTATACTTCTGGGAAACGGATGAGTTTAAAAACTGGCTACTCGAACACAACCGTTTGTTAAAACATTATATGTCAGAAGGGTCACTATATCGTGCAATATATAGTGCAGCTGATCCTCGAGAATTTCAAGATATAGATATTTGGGAAGACTTATTAGACGAAAATTTTATGGCTAATTTAGATTTAGATTATTCAGAAAATAGTTTCAATAGATTATACTTCCGTTATGCCGATAACAAGAGGATAACTCGTCCTGGTTATAATGAATCGGGTGAAAAAAAATTATTGTTTATACATATGTATCTAAAAGAAGCATTTTTCGCACGATATGCTTTAAGAAATATTGATTTCAGAAAAAAACTATGCCTATTAGGAGACGTAAGTAGACTTGAGGCACTTTATTTCGAGAGTGATAAGGAATCCTATATTAAGATACCTAAATTTTATAAAGAAGTAGATTCAGATGATGACGATTCTGACGATGAAGATTATAGTATATTCGATACACCTCAAAATCCAGAACTTTTAAGAAAAGAATTAAATATAGCTACTGGATACGATCAAATATTACAAGAAGTGATGGAAATGATTTTGCTTGCACATGCACGTAACATTAGTAGTCCTCTTACAACTACAGAATTTGCTTCTCAATTGCTTACATTGAATTCTGACCATCTAAAGAGGATACATAAAAAACTACAAACGATATTGATCGACGAATAAAATTTTCAACTATTACATTTCTTTTACCAATTTTTTGTAACATATTTATAATACTATCTTAAAAATAAATAATGTTTTTGATTATTTATTCTTACCTATTAATTAAAAATGGCAAGTTCTTATTTAAAAAATGATTCAGAAAATGTTTACGATTTAAATACTGAAAGGAAATTACGACAGTATATTTTAGATACTATAAAATCTTTTAGAAAAAATCGAGAATTAAGGAATGTAAGCAGAGGATACAACCCTCGATCAGAATCTAGTGAAGAGGAAGAGGGTAGTGATGATGATAGCGATCTTTGGGTTAATACTAATCATAATCTTAAGTATGATGATGTTAGTGATGAGTCAAAAGAATCTGAAAAAGATCGTTTAGAAAGAGATCGTTTAGAAAGAGATCGTTTAGAAAGAGATCGTTTAGAACAAAGAGATCGTTTAGAAAAAGTTCGTTTAGAAAAAGTTCGTTTAGAAAAAGTTCGTTTAGAAAAAGTTCGTTTAGTTAGCGAGGATCGCTCTGAAAATGGCATAAACTTCTGGAAAACGAATGCGTTTAAAAAATGGTTAATTAGACACAACCGTCTATTAAAACATTATATGTCAGAAGGAACACTACATAATGAGGCAAAAAGGTGGAATCCTCATGCAATGCACTACGATATAGGTATCTGGAAATACTTAATAGACGAAAATTATATGGCTAATTTACATTTAGATTATTCAAAAGATAATTTCACTAAATTATACAGACTTTATCAGAAAAATAAGGAAAGTACTAGGTATAATCAATCAAATGAAAAAATATTATTATTTATACATATGTATCTAAGAGAAGCATTTCTTGCACGACATGAGTTAAGAAATATTGATTTCAGAAAAAAACTATGCCTATTAGCAGACGAAAGAAAACTTGTTTATTTGTCGGGAGATAAAGATAAAAAACGCTATATTAGAACACCAGAATTTTATTATCAAGTTCCGTATAACTATTATCCATCATCGTATCAGACATATGAGGAAAAGTGTGTTATATTTGACATACCTCAAAATCCAGAGCTTTTAAGAAAAGAATACACTATAGCTACTGGATACGATAACATATTAGAAGAAGTGATGGACATGATTTTGCTTGCACGAGAACGTAACATTAGTACTCCTCTTACAACTACAGAATTTGCTTCTCAATTGCTTACTTTGAAACCTGATCAAATACATACTATACATAAAAAACTACAAAAGATATTGTTAGAATAAAATTTTTTTGTACAATTTTTTGTAATAATACTCAAAAGTATATATATATATATATATATATATATATATATATATTATTTGTAACTTGGTAAAATAAAAATCATTATAATTAATCTTTTACTAAAAGAAATGAATTACAAAAGAACAAACTATGTAACTTTTAAAAATTATTGGCAACCACCTGATGTAAAAGAAAATTTTTTTGTAAAGTATGCTATAAGAGGACCGATTACAATTCCTAATGATAATTATGATTATGAAAATTTGAAAAAGTGCGGAATTTGTTAATTTCAATTATTTTTGAATAAATATGTTAACTTTTTCCCATGGAATCGCCGGATTACTGTGAGAACCTTCAATCAGAATGTGTTGAGAGCATAATTTAATTAAAGGTTTAACACTTTCGTAAGGAATTATTTCATCGGATGTGCTATGCAAAATAAGGCTTTTTCCTTTGTATCCATCCAAATAAGATGCTGTATCAAATTCTGGAAATAAAAAAGAGAAAAAAGATAGTACAGGATAATTATTCTTGATAATTTCTTTTATACTTGGAATAGATGATTCAATAATCAAAGTAGGAATTGAATATCTTCTAGCAACATAGGTTGCTATAGGTGCACCAATCGATTCTCCGTATAATATTATTTGTTCTGGATTGTACGTTTGGCGAAGCATAGCGACCATAGCTGATGCGTCATCATATAATTGTTGTTCGCTTGGAACTCCAGTGCTTTTACCATATCCAGAATAATCAAAGGCTAAAATCGAGTACCCCATTGATTTCATTGCTAATATTTTTTCTTGCTTGTATGAAATATTACCATAATTATCATGACAAAACAAAATAATTTTATTTGAGTTTCCGGAAAAAAGCCAACCGTTTAAATGTCCGTGATTAATTTCTTTATAATTTTGGTTATATTTTTCGTTTAATTCAAGAAACGTAGAAGAAGGACGAAAATAAATAAATCTTTTAGTGATAAGCACGCATATAAATATAGCGGCAACAACGATTATTCCTGCCTTAATAAAAACCTCAAGCAATTGATTATTCATCTTAATTAATAAATAGATATATTTACTTTAAGTAAAATCTAATTTAAAAACTTTTTTCTTAATATAAACTATAAATGAAACACTTAAACGTAATCCATACAAATTCAATTATATTTCCTCAATTAATTACTCAGTTAATTCCTCAATTAATGCCTCAGTTAATGCCTCAATTAATTAAAGAACCTCCTAAAATATATATTGTTGATTTCAAAAAATTAGATGAATTAAAAAAAAATAAAAATGTAATAAAAAAATAATTTAGAGTATAATGTGTAACTGAATTTAATCAATTTGAGGGTTAGAAGCTCAAAGAGTTTGATTCGTATAAATTTGTAGATTATAAATTAAATAAAATTGTCGTTAATTTTATTTAATATTACATTATTAATCACAAGTAAAAAATCTTTATGATTTAGAATTAAGCTTGATCTACCAAGATAGGTTCCACGATAGGTTCCACGATAGGTTCCACGATAGGTTCCACGATAGGTTCCACGATAGGTGGTTTTGGTTGCCCGTATTTTTTTTGTAATATGAATTCTCTTAAAAAGTGTTCTGTTTCTTCTACACACGTATATCCATATCCTTTTCTTCTAAAACAGTCTTTCTCTTCATCGGTTAATTCATCTTTAGACATTTGTTCTATTTTTAGTTCTATTTTTTCTAACATAGTTTTTACGATAGGTTCTACAATAGGCTCTACGATAGGCTCTACGATAGGCTCTACGATAGGCTCTACGATAGGCTCTACTATAGGCTCTACAATAGGTTCAACTACGTTAGGTTCCACGATAGGATTTTGAGAAACATTTTTTGGTATAAATACTATATTCTTATCGTCAAATACATCTAACTTTACATAACCAAGATTATATACCATATCAAAAAACTCTACTATCGATGCTAATCCAGAATCTTCAACTGTTTTATCATACACTTGAATCATAATAACTGGTTTATCTCTTGTAATAACCGAAATAGCACCTTTTAAAATAAAATATTCCCATCCTTCCGCGTCACATTTCAAAAAATCAACTTTTTTATCAAAATATAGATTATCAATAGTGTTTGTAGAAATTTGAATATTTTCATACACATTTAAGTTATTTGGAATACTCATTGTAAAAATGCTAGATTCGGTATTAGATATAGCTATATTATAAGGAAATACTTTATGTGATACAGTGTTTATTGAAATATTATCAACAAGGCATTTGTAAGGCATTGGAAAAGGTTCATAAGAATCTACACTTATTCCTTCAAAAAATTTGGCATATAGTGAATATAATCCGTTCTGCGAGCCTATATCTACTAATTTTGCACTACCATTGCGACTAACTGCTTTCAAAAGCTCTTCATAAACATACTCAATAGAGTCATACTCTAAAACAATACTATTGTGTGTACTCTTTAATGTAAATGTATTATTAGCGAGAGTTTCTTCTGTTAACCATACACAGTGTCCATTTGGATAAGTAAATTCAATCATTTACACAAACGCAACATTATTTTAGATAATTTTTATAAAAATTACCATAGACTACTGTATAAAACATATGTACCATTTGTGTTGAGATGTGTACCATCTGAATTGACAAATGACACTAAATTGGTTTGGGTCAGAGGAGAATGCAATGGAAATTGACCAACAGTAATATCATTCAAGTTCATTGACGCCTTTAGATAATGCTCAACTGGGGTACCTTTAATCTCGCTTTCGGGCAAAGTTGGTGTTAAGTCTATAGACATTCGTGCAAGAGTAACATCTCCAGTACTAGCAAAATTACCAAATCTAACGTGCGAACATGTAATAGAATCAGCTAAATCAATCATAATTGATCCTCCTGGTTGAATTGTTACTATAGTAGTATCTGTAACTGACGGTGCTAACATTCCAGTCTGACTGAGAACAGCTGTTATTCCATCTGCACCAACTGTCGCAGATGAAATAGTACAGGATACTCGGACTGATGGATTTCCTCCTGCACCTGGAATAGCAACAGTTTCAGTGAATCCTTTCATAATGTTTCTATAGCATCCCATTTTTTGATCTATAGTATTACCTGCCGTATCCGAAAGAGCCTCTGAATGACATCCGTAAAATCCTAATCTATTAAATCGGAAATCAACTGTTCCTGTATTTCTGATAGTAACCCACCGATAAGCCATTACAATTCCCCATTTCTTTGAGAGAGCAGCAATATGTGTAGCAATTTCAGCTGATGAATAAAATACATCAGGAGTAGCTCTACATAAATTAGAAGTTTCAGCGATAATCTGTCGATTTCTTCCTATCCAACCAGTTCTGCTTATTCCGGCAGCACCTTCCTGATATGTGTTTGCAGCACCAATGAAAGTGCTTCTTCCAACCATTGTAGTCAGACTTCGTGCATTTCTAGCACAGAGCATACCATACTTTATGTACCTTGTAGCGACTGAATCTGCAGCGTCACTAATTTGTGTTATTCCATATGTAAGAGGAGACGAATTGTAAAAATAGGTAGGATAAGTTGTTGAGGTTGTTGATACACTAGTAATAACTGTTACATAGCTTCCACTAGCAACTCTTCTATTAGCAGTATTAATTTGTTTTCCATTGAGGTAAACTTTAATATAATTTTCCATAGTCGCATCTGAGTTGAAAAATCCTCCATTTGACTGTGTATTCACAACAACAGTTAAAAGGTACATTCTTTCACCGCTTAACATGTTTGGAAAATTGACACCATCATCTCGCTGTGTACCTCCAACACCAGATCCAGCATTTGTACATGAGCGAAACATAGCATAAGTAGGTGGAGTAAATGGGGCTAGATTCATTGAATTGTTTGATGCACCTAAGTTTATTACATTTAACCCAATCGTTTTATGAATAATTTGAGTACATACACTATTGCTAACAGTCACTGTAATTCCACCACACATACTACTATAAGCTGATTGATGATTCTGTGTTGCAGCAGTCACATTATATAATGCATCTTGTTTAAGAGTTCCCATTCCAGCATAGCTGTAAAGGTGTCTGTAAAATAAAGACAAGTGATTTCCTACCATTGAGCTGATAGTAAACATTTTTTGCAAATCAAGAGTATCTACTAATCTCCCTACATTAGGGTCATGAGCTGGATAATTGAACAATGATCGTGTACCTTTATTAGTAACAGCGTAAGGAAATCCACCATAATAGGGATGTGCATAAAATTGTTGATTATCAAATGGATCTGTCATTGCACCACTATCAGGAAATATTAGCGGAATATCAACATACCAACTTCCTGTAGTAATGCTTTGTCTGAGTCTAGTAGCGAGTGGCATTCGACCAGCTTCGTTCCGCAAAGATACTCCGAAAGGAGTATGAAATGTATTAGGATCCATAAACCCAAGGTTTAACAAATCATAATCTGTACCATTTTGTCCTGCCGCGTTACATGATTGCTTAAAAATTAAACCATACACTGATAAGACTTCTTTGGGAATATAATCTTGTCTAGTCATCATAAACCTTGTTGAAGTAGTAGCATCAGTAATTATATATCTGCCATCAATTGAACTATATTTGTCTATGTTTGCTTGTGTACTAGATCCTAGATAAAATTGATCTGGTGTTTGAGTAGAAGTTAGGTAAGGAGGTGCATTCCACGGGCTATCTGCTACAAATTGCTTAAAATTAATTTGTTGATTTGTTGTAAACGTATTGGTTGCTCCATTACGCTGATAACTTAGGTAGTGATTAATGGCTCTATTACAGTCCCAAGTCTTAGCCATCAAGTTACATGACCATTGGTTGAGTTGATTTGTAGATGATTCAAGTGTTGCTTGATATCTTGGTAAGTTGTATGGCGAAATTGCCACAGTAGTACCGTATTTTTGTTTCCATGGCATGAACATATTATTGAGAGCATATGTGTTTACATTTGTACCATTTAACTGTGCACAATCGATTGTTGTACACTGAACCGCTGAACCATTAAGATGATACCATAAGTTATATTTTTCCCAATCAGTGACAGTTGCATTACACTGAATATCAAACCTTAATTTTGCGGATCTTGTTGTACTTATTTTTCCTAACCTAATAAATCCGCAGTTACTCACAACAGATGAAAGTGTGAACTGAATATATCCTCCTGCTGGAATTTGTTGAAATGGAGCAGTGCTCATAAGTGTAGCTGACCAGGCAGCCGAAACACTTCCCGACGAAACAGCTATTCCACCGGTAGCTGCATAAATAGTGTTCACATTAATTAAATTGGTAGATAATGTATCTAAGTTGAAAGGATTGTTGTATATTCCTACCCATCCAATGCTTATGGAAGTCGATCCAACGTTGACAATTCGGAATTTTTTGATTGATGGGCCAGCGTATGGAACACACCATTTATTTGCAATGTCAGAACCTAAACTTATAAGTTCTTCTGCTGATATAGAAGAGGGAACAACAGTAAATTCTCCGAACCTCGCTGCACTAGTCTTATTTGTGGCGGTATTGGAGAAAGATGGAACATTTGCTCCTAAGTTTTCTCCTATAACATTCCAGGTATTATTGTTTATAGAACTAAATTCAATGAAAGTTGGCGTATTGAACTGGTGAATAGTAATAAAGTCTTGCAGAAGTGTATCGCCTGCCGCACCTAAACTTGGTGATTGTGTATCAATTGCTGTAAATAAACTTGTATTAGTATTAGAAAAACCGTTATACCATCTTCCAGTTTCACCTGATATAATAGCTTGACTAAACTGCACAGATGGTTGATATGTGCACGATTCCATACAATCTGATGAACTTGTATATCCGGGAAGTACAGTCATTACAGATGCCGGTGCTGAAGGAGGCTGTACGTATGAATTTCCACCAGGAGTCATCTGAGTTCTTGTTCCTCCGCTTGGTGTTGCATGCCATAGAACAGATGGATTATTGTTTCTCCAAGTATGGCATTGAACAATTATCGCTGCGTGTCCTGTTGCAGCTATATTAATTGCTACTGATGACCCACTATTATAGTTGCATCTGACCATAGTCTTAGTCATTTTTGTTCCGCTCGGAGCCCATTCACCTGTAACGTCTCTGTAATATGATCTAAGTGTACCGATGTTGGTAGTTCCACCTACTGTTGTAAAACCTGGATAAGTAAAGGAACCTGCAAAAGTATCTGTAGCAGTTCCAGACAATCCAAAAGACGTAGCATCTATTGTTCTCAAAGCCGGGGTAATAGTTATAGTACCTCCTGAAGCTAGCAAAGTAGAACTAGTAATTCCTTTTGGTGAAGTAACAGATGCATATGCATAATAAACGCCAGATGGTGAAATTATACATGGTACAATAGCAGAACCGGATGAATCTACTATTCCAGTACCGCATTGTGTAAGACCTGTACCTCCTGTAGATGCAGAGAAGTAAACAGTTGCTATCCCGGAAGAGATAGTATCAGATGGGGAAAAGGTTAAATTAATATTAAAAGATTCTGAAGAGGATATAGAATTAACTGATATACATGAAACACTAGTTGGAGTAGTATAAGCTCTGGTTGTAAATTGTTGAGGAGCAAGAATATTTGAACCTGTTATTCCTAAAGGACTTATAGTACGTGCGTAAAGATAGTACGTTCCAGCTACAGAAGGGGCCGAACCAGATACTGTAACAACACCAATTTCTGGGGTTGTCGCAACACCTATTTGTGTCAAATTTAAATAGTCATTAGTAAGAGAATAAGATACTATTGATGTTCCAGGTGCTGTCGTAATAGTTTCATATCCAGAAAGGGTTACAGCAAAAGTTGTTATAGCACTTTCTACGCATGTCGCAGGTGAATAAGTTATAATAGATGTTGCTTGGGTATAACTTCTAGATGTGAATTGTTGTCCTAATATAGCAGAACCTTGTACAGATAGTGGGCTAATAGTACGAGCGTATAAATAGTATGTTCCAACCGGGATAGTCCCAGATACTGTCACAACACCGTTTATAAGAGATGATATTGTTCCTATTTGTGTTAAACCAAAGTAGTTATTTGTGGATGAGTAATAAACGGCAGCTGTGCCATTAATAACAGAATCATATGTTCCAAATGTAACAGTGAATGTAGTTTCAACGCTATCTACACATATAGATGGTGTATAAGTTATAGAAGATCCTTGTGTATAAAGTCGTGATACTATAGGTGTATTTGATACGACTAGTGGTCCTAAAACACCTAAAGGTGAACGTATCCGTATATAAGGATACCATGTACCTGATGGTAATTTTACTATTAAAGAACATGATCCGGAGTCTCCACCATGTGCAGAGTATGTTATAGCTGATCCAGCCGATGACGCTCCAGTTATACCTGCTGCGCCAAAGTAAGTAGCATTTGTATTATTGCTATAGTACAAAAAGAGATTTAAATATGATATTGCAGTACTACCTGAAAGTGTTATTGTCATATTAGTTTCTGTATTTTCTATAAAATTACTAGTAGGTGTATAAGTAAAACTTGTAGGCATTGTATAAATTGTACCGGGTGCATCTACAAAATATCCTTGTTTATTTGAACCTGAATAAGACAAAGTTATTTCAGATGATGTTAATGGAATCCTGTATATAACATACAGAGTATTCATACCAGTTACTGATGGAGTACATGAAACTGACAAAACACCTGTTCCTTGAATATATCCAGATATTGTGCAATTAGAAACTTGAGTATTTGTTGTATTTAAGTATACTGAAAAGTTTGCGCCAGTTGCACTTGATGTGTTAGGTCCCAAAATTGTTGCTGTAAAAGTAGTGGCTGTACCTGATTTTAAAGATGAGTTCAGAGATGACGTTGATATAGATGGTACTTGCACTGTTAGTGTTCCTGTAGTTCTTAACAAAGAACTAGAAGAAACTCCTTTTGGTTCAGTAACTTTGCAATAGAGATAAAAAGTTCCTGTTTGCAAAAATACGCAAGATACAGTCGACGCACCACTTGAACTTACTGTTCCTGTACCGCACTGTGTAGGTAATAAATCATTTGCAGATTCAGAATAGTAAACAATTACAGTACCTGTAGCCAGTGTATCAGAAGGAGAAAATGTAAAATTAATATTAACACCAGATGAACTAGAAAAATAAGTACCAGAAAGAGAACCTGCAACACTTGTTGGTAATGTGTAAGCACGTGATGTTAGTGTTGAAGAATTAGCTAATAAAATAGATCCCGATGCTCCTAATGGACTTATAGTTTGTGCGTAAAGATAGTAAGTTCCTGCCGCAGGAACTATTCCGGAAACTGTTACAATACCACTTACAGGCCCAGTTGCATTTCCTATTTGCGTCAAATTTGCACCGGTATTTAAAGGCGAGTAATATACTTTTGCTGTACCAGGGACTACAGATTCGTACCCCCCAAGGGATACCGTAAAGGTTGTTGTATTACTCTCAACACCAGTTGCTGGTGAAAAAGATATGACAGAAGTTGCTTGAGTATAAGATCTGGATGAAAAAGACACGTTTGAGCCCATTAATGGTCCGGTAATTCCAAGAGGAGAAGTTATCCTGATATAAGGAAACCATGTACCTCCATTTGCTATTACTGATAACGAAGAAGTATTTGATGCGAGCGCACCTGTAGCTCCTTGTATAAGACTAGTAATTGTTGTCGCACCTGCCGAATTACCATAATAAAACACCAAAGGAGCTGATGCGCCGGCCGCTCCTGTTGATGATATTGTCATAGTAGTTCCAGTCATTTCATTGTAACCAATTGTTGGTGTATATGTAAAAGAAGTAGGCATTTTGAAAGTAGAAGTTGTTGCATCTACAAAATATCCCAAATTATTTGATCCCGAATATGAAAAAGTATACACAGGGCCAGATGGATCAGTAAATCTTACATAAAGTAAATTAATACCTGTTACGTTTGGTGTTGCTGTAAAAGTTATTGTTGTTGAAGGAGATGAAAATGAATATCCGGTAACTGTACAATTAGAAACTTGAGTACTTGAAGTATTTATGTATGGTACAAAATTTGATGATGATACACCAGTTGCACCTATACCTGTGATAGTTAGAGTTACTCCTGTTGTAGCGGTTCCTGACACTAAAGATGATGAAAGTGTTGATTGTGTAATTGCGCCTAATATCACGGTGGTTGGTGTAGCATAAGGTATAAAATTGCTTCCGGTTGTTCCCCACATACTTGTAGGTTTTATATAAAAGTATATATTTCCTTGAGAAGGAGGATTTACAGTAAAACTGGCTACACCTGCATTATTAAGTGTTGCCGGAGTACTTATAAATGTGGTTGGTCCTGTTGCTCCTGTATAAGAATAACCAATTTGCACTGTATTTATTAGAGGTATCATACAAAATATTGTCATTTGCATTGCATTTGACGAATTTGTGAATATAGTACTAGGAGTTACCGAAGTAATACGCATACCTAGGAAAGGATCAAAAGAGCTTCCACCTGCTGAACCTGTTGAACCAGTTGCAGCCTGAACTATTTCTCCAGATGTTGAATTATATGCTAAATATCTAAATCCATATGACAATGCATCGGCAAAATCTCTAATTGGTTTGATATAGGTCGCACTAGAATTAGGATAAGTATCTGTAGTATTAAATGAACCAATAACATTTGTATTGTTTGGTTGTCCCGTATATCCAGCATTTAAACCAATAGCAATAGATCCTGTACCTTGATTAGTATAACCAGCAAAATTACCAATTGCAACTGAATTACTATTTTGATTAGTAGTACCTGCATTACTACCAATTGCAACTGAATTTGTATTTTGATTAGTCTTACCTGCATCTTTACCAATTGCAACTGAACCTGTACCCTGAATAGTAAACCCAGCACTTGTACCAATAGATATTGAATCAGTTAATTGTCCAGTATAACCTGCATTTAAACCAATAGCGATTTTATCTGTAAAAGTAACACTACCAGTAGGTCCAGTATTACCTGTAAATCCTTGAGCACCTTGAGCACCTTGAGCACCTTGAGCACCTTGAGCACCTTGAGCACCTTGAGCACCTTGAGCACCTTGAGCACCTTGAGCACCTTGATTACCTTGATTACCTTGAGTTCCTTGATTACCTTGATTACCTTGATTACCTTGAGCACCTGTAAATCCTTGAGCACCTTGATTACCTTGAGTTCCTTGAGCACCTGTAAATCCTTGATTACCTTGATTACCTTGATTTCCTTGAGCACCTGTAAATCCTTGATCACCTTGATTTCCTTGAGCACCTGTAAATCCTTGATTACCTTGGGTTCCTTGAGCACCTGTAAATCCTTGATCACCTTGATTTCCTTGAGCACCCGTAAATCCTTGAGCACCTGTAAATCCTTGATTACCTTGGGTTCCTTGAGCACCTGTAAATCCTTGACCACCTTGATTTCCTTGGGAACCTGTAAATCCTTGATTACCTTGGGTTCCTTGAGCACCTGTAAATCCTTGATCACCTTGATTTCCTTGAGCACCTGTAAATCCTTGATCACCTTGGGTTCCTTGATTTCCTTGGGCGCCTGTAAATCCTTGATTTCCTTGTGCTCCTGTAAATCCTTGATCACCTTGATTTCCTTGGGAACCTGTAAATCCTTGATTACCTTGGGTTCCTTGAGAACCTGTAAATCCTTGATCACCTTGATTTCCTTGGGAACCTGTAAATCCTTGATTACCTTGGGTTCCTTGAGCACCTGTAAATCCTTGATTACCTTGAGTTCCTTGACCACCTGTAAATCCTTGATCACCTTGATTTCCTTGGGAACCTGTAAATCCTTGATTACCTTGGGTTCCTTGAGAACCTGTAAATCCTTGATCACCTTGATTTCCTTGGGAACCTGTAAATCCTTGATTACCTTGGGTTCCTTGAGCACCTGTAAATCCTTGATCACCTTGATTCCCTTGAGCACCCGTAAATCCTTGATCACCTTGATTTCCTTGAGCACCCGTAAATCCTTGATCACCTTGATTTCCTTGGGCACCTGTAAATCCTTGATTACCTTGAGTTCCTTGACCACCTGTAAATCCTTGATCACCTTGATTTCCTTGAGCACCCGTAAATCCTTGATCACCTTGATTTCCTTGACCACCTGTAAATCCTTGATTACCTTGATTACCTTGATTACCTTGATTTCCTTGATTTCCTTGAGCACCTGTAAATCCTTGATCACCTTGATTTCCTTGAGCACCTGTAAATCCTTGATCACCTTGATTTCCTTGAGCACCTGTAAATCCTTTATCACCTTGATTTCCTTGGGAACCTGTAAATCCTTGATCACCTTGATTTCCTTGGGAACCTGTAAAACCTTGATTACCTTGAGCACCTGTAAATCCTTGATTACCTTGATTTCCTTGGGAACCTGTAAAACCTTGATCACCTTGATTTCCTTGGGAACCTGTAAATCCTTGATTACCTTGGGTTCCTTGAGCACCTGTAAATCCTTGATTACCTTGAGTTCCTTGACCACCTGTAAATCCTTGATCACCTTGATTTCCTTGGGAACCTGTAAATCCTTGATTACCTTGGGTTCCTTGAGCACCTGTAAATCCTTGATTACCTTGAGTTCCTTGACCACCTGTAAATCCTTGATCACCTTGATTTCCTTGGGAACCTGTAAATCCTTGATTACCTTGGGTTCCTTGAGAACCTGTAAATCCTTGATTACCTTGAGTTCCTTGAACACCCGTAAATCCTTGATCACCTTGATTTCCTTGGGCACCTGTAAATCCTTGATTTCCTTGGGCACCTGTAAATCCTTGATTTCCTTGACCACCTGTAAATCCTTGATTTCCTTGGGTTCCTTGAGCACCTGTAAAGCCCTGATTTCCTTGGGCACCTGTCGAACCTATTTGATCAACAATCTTGATTGTACCAATCATTCCAGAGTGAAATTTACATTGATAAAATATTTCCGAAGGTGCGTCAAAAGGAACTCTATATGTTATAGTAGTTAATATTGTGCCATTTCCATAAACACCGTCAACTGAATTATTTCCAGTAGTTCCAGCTACTGCAGAAGTATTTTGATCATTTAACCTTAACGCTAAAGGATGACTGCTAGTTATATTAGTTAAATCAAAGTAGTATAATTGTCCTCTAACTACAGTTAATGTTGGATAAGAACCAACAAATCCATTAACTGAATAAACAGAACTTGTATTTTCAAAAACAAAGTTTGTTCCACCAACAATACCAGCAACACCTGTAAATCCTTGACTTCCTTGATCACCTGTAAATCCTTGATTTCCTTGAGGACCAGTAGCACCTGTAAATCCTTGACTTCCTTGATCACCTGTAAATCCTTGATTTCCTTGAGGACCAGTAGCACCTTTTTCGCCAGTAGCACCTTGTTCACCAGTAGCACCACCTTTATCTCCTTGAATACCTTTATATCCAGTCAATCCTTGAGGACCTTGGTTTCCTTCAGCACCCGTATTTCCTTGAACACCCTTTTCACCCTTTTCACCCGTTTCACCTTGAGCACCGGTAGATCCACCTGAATCTCCTTTTGAACCTTGATTTCCTTGATGACCAGTAACACCTTGATCGCCAGTAGCACCTTGATCGCCAGTAGCACCTTGCTCACCCGTAGCACCACCTTTATCTCCTTGAATACCTTTATATCCAGTCAATCCTTGAGGGCCTTGGTTTCCTTCAGCACCGGTATTTCCTTGAACACCCTTTTCACCCGTTTCACCTTGAGCACCGGTAGATCCACCTGAATCTCCTTTTGAACCTTGATTTCCTTGAGGACCAGTATTACCTTGATCGCCAGTAGCACCTTGTTCACCAGTAGCACCTTGATAGCCAGTAGCACCTTGTTCGCCAGTAGAACCTTGTTCGCCAGTAGCACCACCTTTATCTCCTTGAATACCTTTATACCCAGTCAATCCTTGAGGGCCTTGGTTTCCTTCAGCACCCGTATTTCCTTGAACACCCTTTTCACCCATTTCACCTTGAGCACCGGTAGATCCACCTGAATCTCCTTTTGAACCTTGAGGACCAGTAACACCTTGATCGCCAGTAGCACCTTGATCGCCAGTAGCACCTTGCTCACCCGTAGATCCACCTTTATCTCCTTGAATACCTTTATATCCAGTCAATCCTTGAGGGCCTTGGTTTCCTTCAGCACCGGTATTTCCTTGAACACCCTTTTCACCCGTTTCACCTTGAGCACCGGTAGATC